CCCTCCGCGCCGCGCCGCGCGGGCCCCTTGCAACCCCGGGGGGGTGTTTTTGGGGGGGGCGGAAATTTCGGCGCGGCGGGCCCGGACCCGCTCTGGGCTCCGCCCCTGGGTCCGGCGCCCCGCGCCCCGGCCCCGCCCACGGGCCTCGCGCCCCGGCCCCCCGGCCGGGGTTTTGCGTTTTGGCCCCCGCCCCCGCCCCCGGCGCCCGGGGGCCCGAGCCCGGGCCTCGCGCCCCGACCCCCGGCGCCCAGGGGCCCGAGCCCGGGGGCCGGCGAGCCCCGCGCGGGCGCTGTCCCCGCGCCCCGCCGGAGCTTCGCGCTCCACGCCCGCGTCCCTCCCGGGCTTCGCGCCCCGGGGCCTGCCCCGCGCGCCGCGCGCCGGACCGCGCTCCGACCGAGACCGAGGGCCCGGGGCGGGCGGGCGGCGGCGGCGGCGGCGGCGGGGCGGCCGCGGGGCGGGCGGGCGGCGGCGGCGGCGGCGGCGGGGCGGCCGCGCGCCAACCCCCTTGTCCGCGGAGGGCAAGTGCCCGACGCGGGGAACGTGGCGGCGGACGCCAGCGCCGCGTCTCCGGCGCCGGGTCCTGGCCCTCCGCGGCCGCTCCGCAGCGGCGCGCGGCCCGCGCCTCCCCCCGCCCCCGAGGCCCGACAATGAAGAAAGAGCCGCACTCGGACCGCGTGTGTTCGCACAGACTCGTCTTTATTGCCGCCGTCGCGCCCCCTCCCTCCCTTCCCGCGGGCCCCCCTAGGGCGAGGCCGGCCCGCCGCCGGCGGCGCCGGCCTCGTCGTCGTCCGACGAGGCGGGGGGCGACGCCGCGGGCGAGGAGGCGGAGGAGGAGGAGGAGGAGGAGGAGAGCACCTCCACGCGCGGCGGCGGCCCGTGCCGGGGCCGCCGCGGCCGCCGGCCGCCGCCCGCCGGCGCCGGGAAGCCCGAGCCCGCGCCCGGGGACGACTGCGCCGGCACCCGGGCCGGCGGGGCTTCCGCCGCCGGCGGCGGCACGCGCTCCACCAGGCCGCCGCCCGCGGCGCGCCGCAGCAGCACGAGCGTCTCCCGCGGGCCCTGGTCCGCGTCCCAGTCCACGCCGGGCGCCGCGGCCGCGGGCGGCGCCGCCGCGGCCTCCAGCACCAGCGGCGGCGCCTCGGCGCGCGGCTCCGGCAGCGCGGCCGCGCAGAAGGCCACCGCCGCGGCCGGCAGCTCGTCGGGCGCCAGCTCCAGCGCGCGCCGCCCGCAGGCCAGGTACACCGGCCGCAGCGGCGCGCCGAGCCCCCAGCGGTTGGCGGCGCGGTGGCTGGCCGCCTCGCCCTCCACGAAGTCCGGCTCCCCGAGCCCCAGCGCCGCGCCCTGCGCGGCCATGTCCTTGCGCCCGTCGAGCGCCGGCAGCACGCGCTGCCGGTACTCGCGCGGCGGCACGGGCACCGCGGTGCGCGGGCCCAGGCGCGTGGCCACCGTGTAGCGCACGTTGCCGCCGCGGCAGAGCCGCAGCGGCGGCGCCTCGGGGTAGAGCCGCGCGTAGGCGGCCTCGGCGCGCGCGAAGGCGCCCGGGCCGAAGACGCGCCGCGAGGCCAGCACGGCGCGCGCCAGCGCGCGCCGCTCGGGCCAGCGCGCGGCGCACTGCGCCGCGGGCAGCACCGCGGCGCGCAGGTACACGTGCGCCTGCCCGACGGCCGGGCCGTCGCGCGGCCAGTTCTCGGGGTCCACGGCGTCGAGCACGATCAGCCGCCGCCGCGCCGCGGCCAGCCGCGCGCAGAGGTACTCCACCGCGCCGCGGAAGGCCAGGTCCCGCGTCGAGAGCAGCAGCACGCCCTGCGCGCCGAGCGCGCTCACGTCCGGCGCGCCCGTCCAGCGCCCGGCCCAGGCGTGCGAGTCGGCGCTCAGCAGCAGCCGGTTGCCCAGCGCCGCGAGCGCGTGCGAGAGCCCGCCGCGGCGCGGCGGCCACTCGGGCCGCCGGCGCTCGTCCTCGCCGGGCGGCGCCGCCAGCGCCTCCCCGGGCAGCGGGTCGTAGAGCACCACCACGCGCACGTCCTCGGGGTCCGCGATCTGCGACATCCAGGCCACGCGCCGCCGCAGCGGCGCGCTGGCGGCGAGCGCGCCCGCGGGGCCCGCGCGGCGGCGGGCCGCGATCTCGGCCAGCGCCTCGGGGTCGAAGGCGAGCGCCGGGCGCCAGGGCTCGGGGAAGAGCGGGTGGTCCGCGAGCCGCGCCGCGACCTCGGGGCGGCAGTAGGCCGCCAGCGCCGCGGCGCTGGGCGCGGGCGTGTGGTAGTCCCCGGGCGGCACGCGGCGGAAGCCGCCGTCGGCGGCGGGGCCGCCGGGCGGCATGGGCCCCAGCACGCGGGCGGGCAGCGGCGGCTCCCGCCGCGCCGGCCCGGCCGCGTCGGCGCGGCGGCTTTTCGCCGGCGCCTCGGGCCCAGAGTCCTCCCCCGAGGGCCCCCCGGCGGCGGCCCTGCCGGCCGCCGCCTCGCCGTCCCCGTCCCCGTCCCCGTCCCCTTCTTCCTCCTCCTCCTCCTCGGCTCTTCTTCCTTCCCTCGGACCCGGCGGCGGGAGCGCCGCCGGGCCGGGGCGGCCCTTTTCCTCCTCTTCCTCCTCTTCCGCCTCTTCGTCCTCCCCGTCCTCCTCAGCCTCCTCATCCTCCTCTTCGTCCTCCCCGTCCTCCTCAGCCTCCTCATCCTCCGCCTCGGACCCGTCCTCCGGGTCCGCCCGCGGCGCCCCGGCCCTCATGTCCTCCACCTCCACTTCCACCGGCCCCCGGCCCGGCGCGGCCGCGCCGGCGCCAGCGCCTCCGCCGGCGGCCTCCAGGGCCGCGAGCGCGGCCGCCAGCCGCGCCGGTACCTCCGCCGGCGGGCTGAACAGCGCGCGCGCCAGCGCCCAGGCCGACGCGCGGGCTGCCGCGCCGCGCGTTGAGTACCGCGCGAGCGGGGCCACGGTCCGCGCCGCCAGCGCGGCCGCCTCCAGCGCGGCAGCCGCCTCGGCGCGCAGCGCCGCCGGGGCCGCGCGCTGGAGCCGCGCGCGCTCCACCGCGTCGCGGGCCGCGCCGAGCAGCTCGGCGGCCCGGAGCACGCGCTCCGGGTGCGCCGCCAGCGCGTCCGGCGCGCAGGCCGCGGCCGGCAGGCCGCGGCCCGCCGCGGCCGAGAGCACCGGGAGCCCGGCGGCGGCGGCGGCGCGGCGGGCCGCCTCCAGCGCCTCGCGGCAGGCGACGGCGCAGCGGTCCGCCAGCTCGCGCAGCCGCTCGCGCGCCGCCCGCGCCGTGCTCGCCGGCGGCAGCGGCGCCGGCGCCGCGCGGCCGGCGAGCACGGCGCGCAGCTCGGCGAGCGCGGCGCGGGCGCCGCTGCCGCCGGCGCCGGCCTCCGGGTAGGCCATGGGCGCGTACGCGCGCCGCAGGCTCTGCAGGAGGAACAGCTTCTGGTCGCAGTCGTAGCGGCGGCTCATGGCCACGCAGGCCGCCACGTGCGGCAGCGCCCACAGCGCGTTCTGCGCGGCCATGGCGTCCCCGACCGGCGGCAGCGGCGCCGTCACGCTCCCGGTGATGAACGAGCTGTGGCCCCGGCAGCCCTGCACGCGCCGCTGCAGCAGGCGCGCCAGCTGCAGGTCCGGGCCCGCGAGCTTCGCGCTCTGCAGCCAGGCCATGGCGTCGCGGCGCGCGTACACCAGGTCCACCAGCGCCGCGTACTGCTTCCCCGCGTCCCCCATCTCCGGCACGAACACGGCCGCGGGGCCCGCGGCCGCCGCGTAGCGCGCGGCCGCCTCGCGGATCTCGGGGCAGTCCCAGAGGCCCTCGCGAGTGTCGCCCGCGCCGCCGAAGCGCACGCGGCCGGGCGGCGGCGGCGCGCTGCCGGGCCACGCCTCGCCAGAAGGCGTCAGCAGCGGGCCCTCCAGCGGCGGCGGCCCGTCGCGCGGCGCCGCGGCGTAGCCAGCGCGGGCGCCGGTTGCGCGCCCGCGCTGGCGCCGCGGCGGGGGGGGCGCCGTCTCCGGCGGCGAGGGCGCCGGGGGCCCGGGCGCGCGGCCCCGCGGGGCGCCGGGCCCGGCGCCCGCCTTTCGCGGGGCCGCTTTGGTTCTGGTCCCGGCCCCAGTCCCGGCCTCGGCCTCAGCGTCGGCGTCGGCGTCGGCGTCGGTGCTCCCCTCCCGGGCCTCGCCCCCATCGTCCTCGGGCCCGGCATCGCTGCTGTCCTCGGGCCCGCTGTCCTCGGACCCGGCATCGCTGCAGTCCTCGGGCCCAACATCGCCGGCCTCGGTCCTGGCCCCGACGGCACCGCCGCCCCCCGCCTCGGTCCCCGCTTCGGCCTTGAGGGGCGCCGCCCCCGCCTCGGCTTCGATGGCGGCGGCTATGACGGCCGCTTCGGCCGCGGCCGCCTCCGCCCCGGCCGCGGCTGCCTCCACCGCGACCGCGAGCGCGCGCGCCGCGGCCCAGGCGCTGTCCGCGTCCTCCGCGCCCTCCGCCCCCTCGGCCTCGGCGCACTCCGCGACGTCCGCGTCCTCGGCGCCCCCCGCGTCTCCGGCGCCGGCGTCCTCGCCGATCTCCGCGTCCTCGGCCTCGGCGCCCTCGGTGGCCCCCGCGTCTCCGGCGCCGTCGTCCTCGCTGCTCTCCGCGTCCTCCCCGCCCACCATCCGCCACAGCTCGGCCAGCTCGGCGCGGGCGGCCCGCCGGCGCTCGCGCGCCTCAGCCCGACGCGCCGCGTCGAGCAGGGCCGGGTCCTCCTCCGAGCCCCCCGTCGGGCCGAGGTCCGCGGACTCGATGAGGTCGTACAGGTCGAGCGTGGCCAGCTCGAGCCTGCCGGGCGACGACATGACCGGCCGTGGGTGCGTGCGGTGGCCTGGGGGAGACGGGGTAGGGGGGCGGGTGGGTCGGCTGGCCGTCAAAACGCAAGGGGGGGGGGCGGCGGGCAGCGGCAGGGCCCCCGCGCCGCTGCGAACGACACCGACCGCGGCCGCGGCGGCAACAGCGCCCCCCCGAGCAACCTCGCTATCGCGCGCGCCGGGGGGGCAGCTGGGGCTGCGGCGACCGCGGCAAAGCCGCCGGCGGCGGCGGCGCGGAGGGGAAGCTCGGGCGACCGGCGGCGGCTCCGACGGGACGGACGGCGGGCCGGGAGCGGGCGGCAGTGCGGCGCCTTCTCCTTCCCCTTCCCCTCCTTCTCTTTCCCTTCCCTCCCTTCCCCCCCACCCCCCCACCCCCGCGCGTGCCCTTTTTTTTTTGTTTTACCGCGGCGCGGGAGAAGCCCTCGCCGGCTCTCTCGCCGCGGCGGCTGGCGGGGCGCGCGCGGCAAAGGGTTTGCTTGCTGCTCACCTTTAGATCCGGAGACCCGGGGACGGGGGTACGGCGAGCGCGACGGCGAGGGTCCTGGCAGAAGGCCGGCCGGTCGGAGCTAGCTAGCCGGCCGCGGCTGGATGTCTGTCTCTCTGGCTGGCCGGCTTTCTGCTCCTTCGTCCCCGCTGGCTCTTCCTTTTCTCGCTCGCTCCCCCTGCGTGTTGCCCGACGGCGGTCGCGGCCGCGTCTCTCTCCTTTCCCCGCGCCTCTTTCTTGTTCCGCGAGCTTCTTTCTTGGCCGTCTCCTCCTTCCTCGCACCGGCGGCGGCAGCAGCGGCGGCAGCGGCAGGTGTTGCAGTACGGGTGTCAAAAAGCGCGCAGCGGCGGAGGTACAGTCGGTGGCGACGGTGCTAGCCTTATAAACCCTTTGAAGGCCCGCCCAGGCGCGAAGGTGGGCCGGCCGGGGCCGCCCAGACCCGGCAGTTCAGGTGCGCCTGGGAGGGCCTACCTGCCCGCGGGGCGGTTCGCCGCCAAGCTCATTATAATAGGAGCGGCTGTCGGGGCTCATTTGCATGAAAGCATGGCCGAACGCCCCCGGCCCCGCGCCCGGCAGGCCCGCCTTGCACCAGGCCCGCCCCTACCAGTTCCCCCCCCCATTCCCGCCCCTGCCTCGCGCGCGTTGGTCTGGCCAGCCCGCTAGGCGGGATGGGGCCGGCCGGACCGACGCGCGTCCCGCCCGCTGCTTCTAGCCTCCCCTCCTTCCCCCTTCCCCCTTCTTCCCCGCTTGCTCACGGCCGCCCCCCACCCTTCTCCCTTTCGCGATTGGCGGGAGGACCCCGGCGGTGAGCGAGCAGGGAGGCGCGGCAATTGTGTCCAGGCTCATTTGCCTACCCCCTCCCCATTGGGACTCCCCGCTTCCTGCCCAGGACCCCGGCGGTGAGCGAGCAGGGAGGCGCGGCAATTGTGTCCAGGCTCATTTGCCTACCCCCTCCCCATTGGGACTCCCCGCTTCCTGCCCAGCGCCACTGCTCCCTCCGCCCCCAGCATTGCCTTCGAGCCCGCCTTTTCCTTTTGCCTATTTGCGCGGCATTTAGTTTTGGTGGTTGGCCCTTTTTGTGCGCGCCTGCGCCCGCCCCCCCCCCCCCGCCCTGGTCTGACCGCCCGCTGCCCCCTTTGGCCCTAGCCGCTCCATTCTCTCCACGGCCACCACCCCCCCTCCCCCTCGCACCCCGCACCCCGCTCCTCCTCCCTTGCTGCATTTGCGAGATCGCCACACAGTGTACCAGTTGCCTCCGGGCGTGTGTCCCAAGGGGAAAAGCCTGAGCCACAGCCGCCGGTGCGAGGGCGCGACCTGTTCTAACCGCAAATTACTCGCCGCGGCCCTGCTTCCCCACTTTTGCCTGTGTGAAGGGCCCAGCCGCGGCGCCTTATGCGAGGAACACAGTGTTCCCTCAAGCCTGTGCTAGCGGGGGGGGGGGGGGGAAGGAGGAGGAAAATGGGGAGGAGGAAAAAGGAGCAGCAGAGGCGAAAAGAAAATGGCGGGGGGGGAAACTAACCGTAACCTGACAACCCCCCTTTTTTTAAAAAAAAACCAAAAAAAGGGAGAGCAAGCAGGCGCGGCGATAACAAAAGCGGGGAGTTGGGGGGTGGCGCTTGCTTTGGCCCGCCTTGCGCTTTTGCATTTGGCTCGCCCCTGCCCGGTTTAATTTGCATAGCCCCCTGGCCCGCAGTGCTTCCGCGGTCCCCCTCCGCCCCGCCGCCGCCCCCTGCCATCAGCTTGCCGGCGTGGGTAGTTTGTATATGCACACCCGCGCCCCTGTGGACGACCACCGCAGCTTCCCACCCCGCTGCTGACCCCCTTGCCGGGCATACCCCCAGCCCACTATCCCGTGTCCTTGCATGCAAGCCGCAGCCCACCTTGCCGGTCTTGCCCCCCCCTTTGGGCGTGTCGTGCTCGCTCGCCCGGGCGGTTCATCCGCTTCGGCTCCAGGCAGCCGCGGCCGCCGCCCGCTCTCTTCTCTCTGCGCTCGCTTGCTCGCTCAGCTTGCCCCTGCCCCCCCCCATCGTTCCTTGCTCCGCCTTGCGGTTTAGCTGTGTAAGTGCACGGAGAGGCGGGGCGAAACAAAAAAAAAAGATCTGTATTGATGGCTCTGTTGCTGCGCCACCTGCTGGGCAAGCCGCCGCAGCTGCTGTACCTTTATGGGGGGGGGCGTACTTGCAGCGACCCGCACCCTTTTTGGGTGCCGTTATTTTGCGCGTCGCCACCAGATGGCGCCATCCCCTCCCACTCGGGTCGTAGCCCCCCCTGAGTTTCTATTCGTCCTTTTATGCCCCCCTCCCCTCCCCCCTGTTACTCGGGCGCGGCTGGATTGATGCGGGGTGGGGGGTGGAGGGACCACAGAGAGGGATATCGACACACAGTTTCGGTCAATAGATGATCAATAGCTGAAACTTTAAAGTCCAATCGGCGAAAATAAATATCGGCGAGGGTCGATCGATTAACGGGGCGCATATGCGGCCGGTTGTACAATTGGCAATCGATCTAACCGATATTGATAGATTGGTATCGGGCCATCAGATTAAATCAATACGATTGATCTGTAAGCGCGATCGATGTATCGGGCCGTTTGGGCCGCCAGACCCAAATCGATTGGCGGATTGATTATGAAGAGAGGAAGACCCTCCCGCGCGCGCCGCGCCGGACTTCGCGCCATGCGGGTTTTTAGGGCCCTGCTCGGGCCCCCCTCCACCTGGACAGCGCCCCCGCGCGGGCAAAAAATCCAATGGCGGATAATCGAGAGCTATTGTATTTTTGCGCCAGCGGGGGGGCCTGTCCACCACGGCGAGGCGCCGACCCACGTGACCCCTACAACCGCGGGGCGGGCGGGCCGACGAGCCTCGCGGGGCTGCTTGGCTGGCCTCCAGCGTTCGCACAAAGCTCAATAAGTTTATATATATATTATTGGCCCGAGTGCGAGCCCTGGGACCCGCGCCAGCTCTCACGACCGTGCCCGTGAGAACGCTGGCAGAATGCCAGCGTTCGCACAAAACTCAATAAGTATATATATATTATTAGCCCGAGTGCGAATTCTGGGACTGGCGCCAAGCCTGCCCATGGCAACCACCAACGCCGGGTTTCGATGGGGCTGCCGGGATAGTGGGAGGGCATATGCAAATCATGTCGGGTCGGAGGCGGCGCCGGGTCGGAGGCGGCGCCGGGCCGGGGGCGGCGCTCGGCCGGGGGCGGGGCCCCTTACGTGCGAACACTGGCATTCTGCCAGTGTTCTCACGTGGGGTCCCGAGAGGGCTACCGGGACGGTGGGAGGGCACAGGCAAATCAGGCCGGGCCAGGGGCGGCGCTCGGCCGGGGGCGGGGGGAGGAGCGCCCTACTCAAAGACATATAAGCGCGCGACATCGCGCCCCAAGCCCACACACGGGGAGCTAGAGGAGCGCGGCGCACTGCAGAACCTTCACCGATCCCCAGCCCCGGCAAAGGCAAGGTAAGCGCATCCGCCCCCCCCCTTTTTTTTTTTTTTTTTTTTCTCGCTCACCCCCACCCCCACCCGAGCTCGAGCGAACCGCTTCCTCGAGCTCAGGTGGGTTGCTTCCATAGGAACTCGCCGACGACCCCGGACGCCCCGCCGACGACCCCGGACGCCCCGCCGACGACCCCGCCAAGTGAGCTCCGCCCACCCAGCCCCCACCCTCATCTCGGGCCCGGGGGCGGGCAGACGGGGGTGGGGGCTGGGTGGGCGGAGCTCACTCGGGACCCCACCCGAGCTCCTGTGCTCCGCCCCCACCCCCCCGTGCAGCGCTCCATCGCAGCCGGCTTGACGAGCACCTCCAGGAACCGCACCTCGACTGCACCTAGGGACCTGCCGCAAGGTCAGCCCAGCCCACCCCAGCCCAGCCCACCCCAGCCCAGCCCACCCCACCCCACCCCAGCCCACCCCACCCCACCCCAGCCCACCCCAGCCCAGCCCACCCCAGCCCAGCCCACCCCAGCCCAGCCCACCCCAGCCCACCCCAGCCCAGCCCAGCCCAGCCCAGCCCAGCCCACCCCAGCCCAGCCCAGCCCAGCCCAGCCCAGCCATGCTCTTGCAGAACCCCGGCGGCGACCCCCCAGAGCTGAAACCCAGGACCGCGCCGGTGGACCAGGGCGACATTGCGAGGTAAGCCAGGTTCCCCTCGCCCCCCATCCCCATCCCCCCGATCCCTCGCCCCCATCCCCCCGATCCCTCGCCCCCATCCCCCCGATCCCTCGCCCCCATCCCCCCGATCCCTCGCCCCCATCCTCCCGATCCCTCGCCCCCATCCCCCCGATCCCTCGCCCGCCCGGGGCAAGCCCGCCCTCCCCGGACGCGCCCTGCGCGGCCACTCGCTTGCCACGCGACCGGGCGGGCCCTGCCCCGGGGCGCCCGCTTACCGCTCCTCCTCTTCTCTGTCCCGCCCCCTTTGTCCCGGCAGACCGGCCCGGCCCGCCGCCGCCATGAGCCACGGCCAGCCTTGCCCCACCTGCGACGGCTCCTGCCGCCTCTGCCGCTCGCCCGACCGCGTGGTCTCGGGCCCCGCCCCCGCGGACGAGCACGCTCGCCGCGGCCCGGGCGCCTTCTGCCCCGAGGACTGGCGCCCCGAGGCGCTGCGCCTCGCCATCGACGTCAACACCCTCTTCCGCTGCATCGCCACCGGCTCCGCGTTCGTCACGGCCGACACGCGCGCGCTGCGCCGCGCGCTCGTCGGCTTCTTCCTGCTCGGCTACACGGGCGCCACGCCCACGGACGCGTGCTGGGAGGCGCTGCTGCAGCTCTCGCCCGAGCAGGCCGGCCCGCTGCGCCGGCTTTTGCGCGCCGCCGCCGCCGCCGGGCCCAGGGCGCGCCCGCTGTCGCCCCCGGCGCGCCTGCCGGGCCCGCTTTTCGGAGCCGAGTGCGACGTGAGCGGCAGCGACTCCAGCAGCGAAGACTACGAGGAGGACGAGGAGGCGGACGAGGAGGGGGAGGAGAACGGCGGCGAGGGGGCCGCCGCCGAAATCGCCCCCCGGTGCCGCGCGCGAGCCGCGGTCCTCTCCTCCGCCTCGCCCGCGGCCTCGGCCGTCTCCTTCGTCTCGTCGCCCACCGCGTCCTCTTCCACCTCCTCGTCGTCGCTGTCCTCGTTCTCCGCCTCGGACGGCGACGACGACGTGTTCTTCCCCGGGCCCGGGGACCCGCGCCCGGCCGGCGCCGGGCCCGGCGCCGGCGGCCCCCCCGCGCGCGCGGGCCGGCGCCGGCCCGCGCCCTGCTGGCGCTGGTCCTCCGGCTCCTCGCCGGGCTCCTCGCCATACCCGTCGCCGGGGGGCTCGCCCTCCGGTCGCGCCCGGGCGCGGCCCGCGCCGGCCAAGCGCCGCCAGCGAGTTTAGGGGGGCGGGGCCCCGCGGCCCCCTCTCCCGCCCTCTCCCCGGCCCTTGTCATATTTTTTTAAATAAAACGCCGCGCGCAGGCGCGCCTTGCCTCTCTATATCTTGTGGTTCTAGTTGTTTTATTCGCCCGCGGGGCGGGAGGGGGAAGGGGGAGCCGGAGCTTTGGCCCGCTCGCTCGGCCGGCCCGAATCCTCGGCCGGCCCGAATCCCCTCCTTCCCCTCCCTCCCCTCCTTCCCCTCCCTAAGAAGACAGGCGCGGGTGTGCGGAAAAAATTAGACAGCCTTTACTCGCGGGCGGACGGGGGGGAGGGGGGAAGGGGACAGTCGGGCCCCGCCCCAGGGCCTCAGGGCCGGGGGTCTCGGGGCCTCAGGGCCGGGGCACTACCTCCAACGCCAGGACGGCGCCTGCCGCTGCCGCCGCCGCGCAGGCCCCGAGGCCAATGCAAGTCAGGGCCGCTGCTATCATGCAGCGCCGCCGCCGATGCCGCCGCCGCTGCTGCCGCCCCATGCGTATCAAAAACTCGCCTGCCGTCTCGCTGTCGCTTTCGCTATAATAGCAGTCCACATCCGCCGCGGGAACTGGCACGTAGCCGCCGGGTGCTGCGTTCGCGTCTGGAGTGCGCCCAGCGGGTGCGGCTGCCGCGGTGCCGGTTGCTTCTGCGCTGGCCGGCGCGTCCTCGATGGTGAGCTCGAGGATGGGGATGGACACGATGGAGCCTTCCGGCGGCGGTGAAGGGGGCGCTGCATCGGCCTCATCAGCGCCTCGATAGTTTTCGTTGACGACGCTGCGTGGACTCTCCATGCCTTCGAAGCAGCCGCACGAGGCTTTGTGTGAGCGCTCCATTTATATGCAGCCCTACACGCGGGTGCTTTCCGTCAGACGGCACAGCGCGCGGGGGGGGGGCGCCTAGCGGAGGATGGACTTGAGTCGCGCTGCTACCACGGTGTAATCTGGTGCGGCCGGGGTCCGCGCTGGCGCGGCATCGTCTTCAAGCGGGTCCCTAAACCAAACTTTGAACCCAGAGCGACTCGAGCGCGTGCCGTTGGCGGGGGCTCGCGCAAACCCGCTAGTTGGCTCTGGGGCGCCGGCGAGGTCGTAGGCATCCGCAGGGGGGTTGCTAGCGGGCCCGTCATCGTCGCTGTCGTCATCCGCAAAAGAGTCTTCGTCGAGGGAAAATTCGTCGTCGCTAACTGGCACCACCACGTCGAGCGGCTCGTTGGTCGGCAAGCTGGTGTATACGGGCCCGAAGGGGTTGAGGATGTCGTAGGTGCGCTTCTGGCTTGCGCGGCGCGCGCACACCCGAACGGCGAGGGCTGCGATGCCCACCAGTCCCGCGAGTCCAAGCGCGCCCACCAGCACCACAAGCCAGGGCGCGGGCCCGGTGGGCGCGCCCGCCGGCTCGCTGGTGAGCGGTGGGCCTGGCTCGGGAGCGTCGGCGGCTGCGGCCTCGGGGCGCGTGTGGTCGGTGACCGCGCGCACCAAACGGTCCGAAGTAACGACTAGGCTGTAGTCCCAAGCTTCCACGTGGCCGTTGTACTGCAGCACAAAGACGTAAAGCCCGGAGGCCGCAGCCGGCGCGTCGTCAAAGACCAGGTCTACGCTGTTATTGGCGGGACGCAGGTGCGCAACGGGCGCCGCGTACGCGGCGCCCTCGCACTCGTGCGGCCAGCGACCGGCAGGGTCCGGGCGGCACTGCTCGTACAGCCGGCTGTACACGGTCTCGGAGCGGTACGGCGACGCGAAGCTGCACTGCGCGTCGGCGGGGTGCAGGCAGGCCGGTGCCTCGGGGTGGAAGATGCACGTCTCGTATATGCGGATGAGCGCGCAGTCGCCGGCCGTCCGCAGGAAGTACCAGTCGATGCTGGCCGAGAAGGGAGCCTCGTCGAAAAACTCAGACTGCAGACGCACCGATAGCAGAAAGGAATCGCCCGGGGTGTATACGTGGGAGTGGTACGGCAGCACGCGGAAGCGCGCGCCGTGCCGCCGCGGGGGCGCGCGTGTCGTCGTGCGGTGGGGCGGCGGGCCGGGGGTGGGCCCGGTCGCTGGTTCCCTCTCCTCGTCCCGCGCGGCGCCCTGCGCGCCGGCCGTCGCGACCTGCAGCGTCAGCGCCAACTGCGTCTCCTCGTCGCCGGCGTCGCCGATGAGCCGGTCGTACAGGAAGTACACGCCGCCGTCCTCCTCGGCTGCGGCCGCGATCAGCACCCCGGTCGCGTTGCGACCCAGCTGCGCCGAGACGTGCGGGTCGGCGAGAACAAACTCTTTGTCGCCCGTTGAGTCGGGCCGCTCGGCGAGCTCCGCGATGGCCAGCGGGGCCACGCGGGCGGTTCGCAGGCAGGCCGCGTCCAGGGCCACGTCGGTGAAGCACTCGCGGTCGTCGAGGCAGACGGGCTCCGGCACGGGCGGCGAGCAGGCGCCCGCGAGGACGCTCCAGCCGCGAACGGCGCGCACGTCCGGGCGCGCCGCGGGCCCTGGGAGAAAGACGGGCGCGCCAGCGCGCGCCGTGAAGACCGTGTCGACCGAAGCCGAGCCCGGGGTTTCGGTCGCGGGCTTGGCCTCGGCCATCAGCCCGAAAAGCAATAACTGCGGCAGCAGCAGCGGCAGCAACCGCCGCCGGGGCGGCGCGGTGGGTTGCATTGCCAAATGCCCTTTTCGAACCCTCTCGCGTGCGCCGTTCCCCGGAACGCAGCTCGCGGGACACACGCAGCGAAGCTCGCGCTGGTTCTCCGGCGCGGTGTGGAACCACGAGCCGCGCGAGACCCATTTAACAACCCGGCGGCGGTCGGGCCGCTCAACGGCTCCGCCCTCCACGCAGCTCCTGCCCCCGGTCTTCCTCCGCCTTGCCCGCTCCCCACCCCGCCCGCCGCGCAGAAACCAAGACACACGCGAGCGAGATCGTTTGCCGCGCGCGGCGTTTATTCTTCGCTGATGGTGGCGAGGGGGGGCGCCTTTGGCCGGGAGCCCAGTGCCACGACGGTGGCTGGGGCGCTCGGTGCCGCGCCGCGGCAGGGGGGCCGCCCCGCGCAAGTGCCGCTCCCGCATGTCGCGCACGTCCGCGGCTTGTAAACGCGCCGAGAGCACGGCAGCAGGCGGCGGCGCAGCGCGCAGTTTACCGTCGCGGCGCAGAGCGCAAGCAGCAGCAGCACCAGCACGCACAGAGGCACTAGGATCGACGCCAGTTGGCGCCGGAAGCGAGCGGGCGTGTCTCCGGCCGGCTGCGCAGCGGCGGCCGGGGCGGCCGCGCTAAAGGCACGGGAGGGGCTGGCGGCGGGGCTGGCGGTCAGGCCGGCCGGGGGCGTGGTGAGGGCAAACGCCGAGCCCGCTCTCGTCGCGGCCTTGACTTCCGTCGTCTCGTCGACCCTCTCCGGCGTCGCGGCCCCGCTCCCGCTGCTCGCGGTGGGGCCGGGCGTGGTGGCGGCGCCTGCGGGGAACGCCGCCAGCGCGCGGTCGTAGAGGCTCGCCGAGCTGGCGTCGAGGCCCCGCTCGCAGCGGGTCGCGACTGCCTCGACGGCGCCGGGGTGCGCGGCCGCGGCCTCTGGGTCTCCGGGCTCACCGAAGCTGTGTACAAACGCGGCCAAGGGAAAGACGTCTCGGCGGCGCTCGCTGCCCGCGGTGCCGCCGTAGATGCCGACGCGCAGAAAGTAGAGCCCTGAGTCTATTGGGCGCGGATGGGCGATGGAGAAGAGCACGTGGTTTTCGACCGCGGCGCTCGCGCGCCGCTCGCTGCGAGCGGGGCGCGTGTCGGCGTGCAGGCAGGAGCGAAAGGCGTCGTTCGCGACGCGCGGGCAGGAGGCGAACGCGGTCGTCTGCAGCATAACGAAGCAGTCGCCCGCGGCGTGGTAGCGCAGCAGCTCGACGGTCCCGTTGTAGCGCCGCCCGGCCGGGAGCTGGTGTTCCAGGAAAATCAGCCGGCCCCGCAGCGCGAGCGTTGCGTCGGTCGGGTGGACAGCGAACGCTACGGGGCCGTCCGCGCGCAGGCCGACTGCCTCGCCGCGATACACAAGGCTGCGAGCGGGCGCCGCTCGCGCGGCCAGCACCACCATCCAGAGCAACAGGCACCGCATCGCGAGCGCGCCGGAGGACAAGGTCGCGGCAATGGCTTGAGTCGCCGACGCGCGGGCGCTTTATCTCCCGCCCCGCGCGGCTCGGCAGGAGCCGGGGCTAGGAGCAAAGGGGGCGGTCGGGGGAGGGCCTAGGCCGCTCACCCGGGCAGCGCGCTGTAGTTGACGTTGCCAAAGGCCGGCAGCTTTTTTGGCTTTCTGGGCAGCGGACCCGCACCGCGCCGGCGCGTATAGACGAAGTACGCGCCGGCGGCGGCGGCGGCCACGCACGCGATCGCCGCAGCCGCAATGCCGATCCCGACGCTGACCGGCACGGCGTCGGGGGCCGCGGGCGTAGCGGGGGCGGGCGGGGGGTGCGTGATGGCTTCGAGGCTCGGCCAGCCTTCGGGGCGGTCGGCGTCGGGGCTGGGGCCGGGTTTCGGCTCGCCCTCGGCGCCTCCGTTGGCTTCGGGGGTCTGACTCTCGCCGTCGCCTTCGGGTCCTGGGGGGCCGCCGTTGCCCTCCCGCCCGGCTGCCCCGTCCTCGGTCTCCCCTTCATCCTCGCGGGCCTCGTCGTCGCCGGGTGGCGCGGGGGAACCCCCATCGGCGGCAGGCGGCGGCTCGTAGCCCTTCGACTCCTCAAAATACGGCGGAACGACGCCCCCGTGGCGCATGAACCAGTAGTCGACTATGGCCTTGTGTGCCTCCTGCGGGTAGTACTGCGTGAGATACGTCAGGCGCAGAACCTTCTTTTGCTCGTAATCCCGGGCCGGGAAGCACGCGCCAAAGGTGTACCCGCGAGCCGCGCCGAGTTTCGAGAACCAGCAGTCCCCGGCCGGCAGCGAAACCATGAAATCTGTATAGGCGACCGTGCCGTCGATGTACAGCGCGCGTCGGTACTGGCCCTCGACGAGCCGCGCGGGCGCCGCCATAATCAGTCCCAGCTCGTCGTCCGTGGGGTAGGCGAAGCCCGCCAGGAAGCTGTCCCAAAACGGGGGTGTGCGGTAGCGGCAGTACCCAAAGTGCTTCCTGGGCTCGCACTCGGTGTACTCCATGTAGTACAGCGGCCGGGCGCACCCGCTCTCGATCTTGTACCATATGACCGTGGCGTTGTACGCGCGCGCGTGCCGGCGTACCGCTTCCCACAGCGTGCGCCCCACCTGCGGGTCTGCGATCAGCGCCAGCATGTCGCACGCCGCCGCGCTCGTCGCGTAGCGCACCTCGACGGGCTGCTCGCGGCCGTCTGCGAAGGGCGACGGTATGGGCCCGGTAGTGTGCCAGCGTTCAGTGTAGTTGTATCGCGGCATCGGGTACGCCGGCGGGTCGACGTATACCGTCACCCGCGGCGCGGGTGTAGGCAAGCTCACCGCAACGGCGAGCAGCGCGCCCAGCACGGCCAATGTCGGCCCTTGCATGTTCGCCCGCTCGCAGCAGCCGCGCGGGGCGAGTGTATCTCTAGTCGCCCGTCGGGGATATATACCCAGCCGGGGCTGCGGCCCGGCCCAACCCCCGCCCTGCCTGGGTGGGGCACTCGGTTTAACTCGCAATAGACACGCGACAGGCGCACCAACGTTGGTAAGAATAACTGTTTATTGTAAACGCGGGACAGCGGGGTCGGGGCGGCGTGGGGTGCCGGCGATCAGACGCTGAGCATCGGCTCGTACGCGGGGTTGCTCTTGGCGAACGTGGCGGCGCGGGCGCGTCGCGCAGCCTTGGCTGCGCGGGCGAGCCGGCAGGCGCAGACGAGCACGATCACCAGCGAAAACAGCAGCACCAGCAGAGCGATCGCGAGGCCGATGAGAATGCCGCGCCGCACGGCGGGGTCATCGGGCAGGCCAAAGAGCCCAAACTCCGGATCGGTGGCGCGGGCATCGGGGCGGCGCTCGAGGCGAGCGGGCTCCTGGAGAGACATCACCACCACCGCTGCGTCGCCGGTCTCGCGCGGGCGGGAGTTGCACTCCAGCGATGCGTTTCGCAGGGCCTCGTAAGAGCGGCCGGGCGGCAGATTGAGGGGCACCGTCAGGACGTCCTTGGCAACGGCGCCGATCAGCAGCGATTCGGGCCCGCTGGCGGTCCGGAACATGTCGCTTTCGCTAAAGAGCCCGACGGTCCGGCAATCTGCGAGGTCGGGGTCGGGGTCGTCCTGCGGCAGGTTTCCGCTGGCGCTCCCGGCTTCGTCCTCGAGCACTTCGACCTCACCCCCTTCGTCGGCGTAGTCGATCGGGTCGGCCAGGCCCAGCTCTGCGGCGCTTACGTTGCCCCACACCGCGTCAACCTCAACAAGGGCGGGGAAGCAGCCGCAGGCCCAGTCGCCGGTGGCGTCGTCCTCTGTCAGAGGTCGGGCCGGTCCGCTCTTGTGGTGCAGGGCCACACCGAGCCCTCGGTCCAGCCCGCAGGGGTATTTGTGGATGTCGGCGCCCACCATGAGCGTGACGCTGCCCACGTAGATGTCGTCTGGGCCGTATCCAAGGAAGTAGATGTAGGTCCCGCGGTCGTACAGGCCGGGGCGCAGTACTAGCGACGTCCCGTAGAGCGCGTAGTCGGAGGTTCCAAAGCCACCGCGGATGCGGGTCTCAGAGAGCCCGGCGCAGACGTTTTGGCCGGGCAGCGCGCCCCCCGTGCAGTTAAAGTACTGGCGATATGCCAGAGGCACCATGCAGTCCCCGTCTTGGTAAGCCCAGCCGACGTCGACGACGTCGGCGGCTCGCGGTCCGCCGGGCACCACCGTCTCCGCCATGTCCAAGAGGGCCAGGGCGCAGCCGCGCGAAGCGTCCACCGCGCGCACCGAAACCCGCGAGGTCAAATCCGAGGCCGCTAGGTTCAGGACGGGCCCCAGCGGGCGGGAGGGCGCCATGCCAGTGCGGCGCACGTCGGCGAAACAGAGGTCGTCGGGCGCGGGGCGCCCCAAAACGGCGGCCCCGCAGAGCAGGATTAGGGCGACGGCGGCCAAGGTGCCGGTCCGGGCGGCAGGCATGATCGCAGTCGTGTGCTCGCGCTTGCGCTCGCGTTCGCTCGCGTTCGCTCTCGTGTCCACAGCGCGAAGTGTGGATGCCAAACTTGCCGGTGCCCGCGCCTTATATGCCTCAGTTTTGCGGGAAACCCCCGGGGCTACCCCGAGGCCGCACCGAAGACGGGGTGCTCCAGCAGCTCCGCGGCGGTGGGGCGCGCGCGAAAGTCAAAGGTCAGCATCTGGTGTAGGAGGCGGTCGGCGTCGCAGGGCAGCCGGAGCACCGCCAGGCAGCGGTACGGGCTGTGCGGCTCTCGGCGCGTGCTCGCGTGGCGCTTGAAGTTGCGGGTCAGCCGGTCAGTGGGGCTGGGTGGAAACTCTTCGGCGTGCACGGCCAGCCGGCGAATCACGCGGAGCAGCTGCCGGGCGCAGTCGCGGTCGCCCAAGATCGTCGGCGGGCCCGATGCCTCGGCGTCCTCGCCCTGCGGGCCCGCGGGGCTGTCGAACAGCGCGCGCGGGTATGCCAGCATCTCGTACGCGACGACGCCCGCGCTCCACACGTCCGTGCGGCAGTCGTAGCGCGCGCGCGCCAGCAGCTCTGGCGAGTTCGTCTCCAGGGTGCCGGCCAGGCCGTAGTAGCGGGGCTCGGTGACCGGCCCGTGTGCCGCGCCAAAGTCGCCCAGGCACACGTCGCCTGGGCCGTTGAGGAAGACGTTTTCCGTTTTGACGTCCCGGTGAGCGATCCGGCGGGAGTGCAGGTACGCGAGGCCCCGCAGCACGGCCCGCGTCACCGCCAGCGCCGCGGGGAGCGCCAGCGGGCGGTTGATTCTCCAGAGGTGCGTGTGCAGGTCCTCGCGGTAGCGCGCCAGCACCACGCACACCAGCTCCCCGTGGAAGAGCACGGCCTTCAGCTTGACCACGTTGGCGTGGTCCAAGGTTCGCAGTAGCATAGCCTCGGCCAGCGTAGAGGCCGAGGCCCCGATCTTGAGCACCACGTGCTCCTGCGCGGGAGCAGGCCCCGTTGCCTCAAACACGCGTCCCTCCGAGCCGGGGGTCAACCGCCGGATAATGCGAAAGTTTAGCGCACGGGCGGCGCCCTCGGCCTCTTCGCGCGTGACCCCGCCGGCAGGCCCGGCGTCGTCATCGTCGTCCCAGTCGCCGTCGTCGGCCCCGCTTTCGCTCCCGCTTTCGCTCTCGCTTTCGCTCTCGCTTTCGCTCTCATTCTCGCCCCCGGAGGCGCTTTTTTTTTTGTCCCCGATGGCAGCTCTTCTCTCGTTTCCAGCGGCGACCCCTCCCTGCTCGTTCCCGACGGCAGCCCCCCCTTCGATCCCGTCCGCGTCCGGCGGACCGGTTCTGGCCGGCGGCGCGACCTCCGGTCCCTCGTTGTTGACGGCCAAGTATAAATCCGCAGAGCCCGCCGCAGCGCAGCGCGCGGAGCCGCAGCGGCTCCGCGAACGCTCTGGCCGAGCCGGCTCCCCGCTCGGCTCCGCGGCGACGCAGCAGGCAAAGCGGGAGCGCCAAAGGCCGCGCGCCCGCTGCCGGGCCAGCCGCTCCGCCGCGCGCTCCATGGGTGCCCAAGAACGTCGGGTCGTGTCGCGGGATCGCGCTTGCGGCAGAAACGGCAGCCGGACTCCAAGCCGCACGCGATCGACGCCCGCGATCGCCGCGGCCCGTACTTAAGCGTTGCCGTGGCGGTCGCCATGGTGACTATAGTCACGTGTGCGGATAGGCGCGGCGCCCTTCCAGGGGCAAGCCCAGACGTGCCCGCGCGGGTGTGGCGTTTCCTTGCCGAGCAGAGCCGGGCGCTGACGGCAAGCCGGCTGGGGACGACGGTCGTTGTCTTCGATCACGCCCTAGTAAAAACGGCGAAGGGCTGCACGTCGACGTCAACGTCAACGCCAGCGGCGCGGGTGGCTTTTGTCGACACAGCGCCCTTGGCCCGCGCCCGGGGGCGCCGGCTTAGCCCGCCACCGCCAACCGGCGGAGTGGGTCAGCGTGGTCGACGGCTACAACTTGCTGAACTCGGGCCGCGCGAGGGCTCGGCCCTTCCACATGTGGGTTTTTGGCGCCGCCGATTTGTACGCGCCTATTTTTGCGCACATTGCCGCCACGACGCGCTTGGTTTACGCGCAGCTGGACTGTACGTTTGCGGGAGCGGCGTGGCGGCTCCCGCGGCGCGGCCCGGCCATCGCTAGCCCGTGGCCGCCCTACGATACCCCGACACTCCCTGAGCTGGTGGCCGGTGGTGTCCTTTTCCGGCTGGTCTACGAAGTCGTAGACCGCGGGGCGGCGCCCCGCCCCGCCAAACGCGAGCCCCCGTGCCCCAGGGGCTCGCCCCCGCGCGCGCCATGTGCTATCCTTTAAAGGCCGCACCCAGCGCCGGCGTTTGGTCATTTGCTTTGTGACCGCGCCGAGGGACCATGTACCGCCAGGGCACCCCCAACCGCGTGGTGATCAGCACAGTGCCGTTGAGCAGAGAGGCGACCGCGACCGCGACCGCCGGCACCGGTCCCGGATGCGAGGGGGGGCTTGGTGGCTGGCGACTCTTTAAGGCGTGCCGCCACGAGCAAGAAGACGGCCTGTATGCTATGCTCCCGCCGGACTATTTTCCGGTGGTGCCCTCGTCCAAGCCCCTGCTGGTGAAAGTTCCCGCTCCCGGCGCGAGTCCCGACCGAACTGGGGGCGCAGTTCACTTTGAATGTGTTCCCGCGCCGCGCCGACCGCTGCAGTTCTTTCGTCAGCTTTACGACGGAACATTCGTTAAGCTTCCGCACAACTTCCCAGACGAGTGCTACGAGGACGAGGCCCCGCTGGCGGACCGCTTCTACCTCAACGCCGACGTGGATCCGCAATCCCTGCCCGTGGGAAACATGAGCCAGTACTTTACTCGGCTCCCCGACGCTTTCCAGCGCGAGCTCAGAGCGAAAGTCCCTGGCCCGGCAAGAACGCCCCTGCCACATCGTCGATATGTACTTCGGCTGGGCAGCGAGCGCGTCGCGGGCGAGCGCTACACGGAGGACTGTTTTGAGCTGATTGACACGCGGATGCTGCGTTTGGAGCGAGCGCCCAGTGAGCGCGCGCCGCTGCATGCTGGTGCGAACTCACGCCGAGCGCGCGTGCGAGCAAGCTTGCCCCGAGACCCCCGGCCCTGAGGCCCTGGGGCGGGGCCCGACTGTCCCCTTCCCCCCTCCCCCCCGTCCGCCCGCGAGTAAAGGCTGTCTAATTTTTTCCGCACACCCGCGCCTGTCTTCTTAGGGAGGGGAAGGAGGGGAGGGAGGGGAAGGAGGGGATTCGGGCCGGCCGAGGATTCGGGCCGGCCGAGCGAGCGGGCCAAAGCTCCGGCTCCCCCTTCCCCCTCCCGCCCCGCGGGCGAATAAAACAACTAGAACCACAAGATATAGAGAGGCAAGGCGCGCCTGCGCGCGGCGTTTTATTTAAAAAAATATGACAAGGGCCGGGGAGAGGGCGGGAGAGGGGGCCGCGGGGCCCCGCCCCCCTAAACTCGCTGGCGGCGCTTGGCCGGCGCGGGCCGCGCCCGGGCGCGACCGGAGGGCGAGCCCCCCGGCGACGGGTATGGCGAGGAGCCCGGCGAGGAGCCGGAGGACCAGCGCCAGCAGGGCGCGGGCCGGCGCCGGCCCGCGCGCGCGGGGGGGCCGCCGGCGCCGGGCCCGGCGCCGGCCGGGCGCGGGTCCCCGGGCCCGGGGAAGAACACGTCGTCGTCGCCGTCCGAGGCGGAGAACGAGGACAGCGACGACGAGGAGGTGGAAGAGGACGCGGTGGGCGACGAGACGAAGGAGACGGCCGAGGCCGCGGGCGAGGCGGAGGAGAGGACCGCGGCTCGCGCGCGGCACCGGGGGGCGATTTCGGCGGCGGCCCCCTCGCCGCCGTTCTCCTCCCCCTCCTCGTCCGCCTCCTCGTCCTCCTCGTAGTCTTCGCTGCTGGAGTCGCTGCCGCTCACGTCGCACTCGGCTCCGAAAAGCGGGCCCGGCAGGCGCGCCGGGGGCGACAGCGGGCGCGCCCTGGGCCCGGCGGCGGCGGCGGCGCGCAAAAGCCGGCGCAGCGGGCCGGCCTGCTCGGGCGAGAGCTGCAGCAGCGCCTCCCAGCACGCGTCCGTGGGCGTGGCGCCCGTGTAGCCGAGCAGGAAGAAGCCGACGAGCGCGCGGCGCAGCGCGCGCGTGTCGGCCGTGACGAACGCGGAGCCGGTGGCGATGCAGCGGAAGAGGGTGTTGACGTCGATGGCGAGGCGCAGCGCCTCGGGGCGCCAGTCCTCGGGGCAGAAGGCGCCCGGGCCGCGGCGAGCGTGCTCGTCCGCGGGGGCGGGGCCCGAGACCACGCGGTCGGGCGAGCGGCAGAGGCGGCAGGAGCCGTCGCAGGTGGGGCAAGGCTGGCCGTGGCTCATGGCGGCGGCGGGCCGGGCCGGTCTGCCGGGACAAAGGGGGCGGGACAGAGAAGAGGAGGAGCGGTAAGCGGGCGCCCCGGGGCAGGGCCCGCCCGGTCGCGTGGCAAGCGAGTGGCCGCGCAGGGCGCGTCCGGGGAGGGCGGGCTTGCCCCGGGCGGGCGAGGGATCGGGGGGATGGGGGCGAGGGATCGGGAGGATGGGGGCGAGGGATCGGGGGGATGGGGGCGAGGGATCGGGGGGATGGGGGCGAGGGATCGGGGGGATGGGGGCGAGGGATCGGGGGGATGGGGATGGGGGGCGAGGGGAACCTGGCTTACCTCGCAATGTCGCCCTGGTCCACCGGCGCGGTCCTGGGTTTCAGCTCTGGGGGGTCGCCGCCGGGGTTCTGCAAGAGCATGGCTGGGCTGGGCTGGGCTGGGCTGGGCTGGGGTGGGCTGGGCTGGGCTGGGCTGGGCTGGGCTGGGGTGGGCTGGGGTGGGCTGGGCTGGGGTGGGCTGGGCTGGGGTGGGCTGGGCTGGGGTGGGCTGGGGTGGGGTGGGGTGGGCTGGGGTGGGGTGGGGTGGGCTGGGCTGGGGTGGGCTGGGCTGGGGTGGGCTGGGCTGACCTTGCGGCAGGTCCCTAGGTGCAGTCGAGGTGCGGTTCCTGGAGGTGCTCGTCAAGCCGGCTGCGATGGAGCGCTGCACGGGGGGGTGGGGGCGGAGCACAGGAGCTCGGGTGGGGTCCCGAGTGAGCTCCGCCCACCCAGCCCCCACCCCCGTCTGCCCGCCCCCGGGCCCGAGATGAGGGTGGGGGCTGGGTGGGCGGAGCTCACTTGGCGGGGTCGTCGGCGGGGCGTCCGGGGTCGTCGGCGGGGCGTCCGGGGTCGTCGGCGAGTTCCTATGGAAGCAACCCACCTGAGCTCGAGGAAGCGGTTCGCTCGAGCTCGGGTGGGGGTGGGGGTGAGCGAGAAAAAAAAAAAAAAAAAAAAGGGGGGGGGCGGATGCGCTTACCTTGCCTTTGCCGGGGCTGGGGATCGGTGAAGGTTCTGCAGTGCGCCGCGCTCCTCTAGCTCCCCGTGTGTGGGCTTGGGGCGCGATGTCGCGCGCTTATATGTCTTTGAGTAGGGCGCTCCTCCCCCCGCCCCCGGCCGAGCGCCGCCCCTGGCCCGGCCTGATTTGCCTGTGCCCTCCCACCGTCCCGGTAGCCCTCTCGGGACCCCACGTGAGAACACTGGCAGAATGCCAGTGTTCGCACGTAAGGGGCCCCGCCCCCGGCCGAGCGCCGCCCCCGGCCCGGCGCCGCCTCCGACCCGGCGCCGCCTCCGACCCGACATGATTTGCATATGCCCTCCCACTATCCCGGCAGCCCCATCGAAACCCGGCGTTGGTGGTTGCCATGGGCAGGCTTGGCGCCAGTCCCAGAATTCGCACTCGGGCTAATAATATATATATACTTATTGAGTTTTGTGCGAACGCTGGCATTCTGCCAGCGTTCTCACGGGCACGGTCGTGAGAGCTGGCGCGGGTCCCAGGGCTCGCACTCGGGCCAATAATATATATATAAACTTATTGAGCTTTGTGCGAACGCTGGAGGCCAGCCAAGCAGCCCCGCGAGGCTCGTCGGCCCGCCCGCCCCGCGGTTGTAGGGGTCACGTGGGTCGGCGCCTCGCCGTGGTGGACAGGCCCCCCCGCTGGCGCAAAAATACAATAGCTCTCGATTATCCGCCATTGGATTTTTTGCCCGCGCGGGGGCGCTGTCCAGGTGGAGGGGGGCCCGAGCAGGGCCCTAAAAACCCGCATGGCGCGAAGTCCGGCGCGGCGCGCGCGGGAGGGTCTTCCTCTCTTCATAATCAATCCGCCAATCGATTTGGGTCTGGCGGCCCAAACGGCCCGATACATCGATCGCGCTTACAGATCAATCGTATTGATTTAATCTGATGGCCCGATACCAATCTATCAATATCGGTTAGATCGATTGCCAATTGTACAACCGGCCGCATATGCGCCCCGTTAATCGATCGACCCTCGCCGATATTTATTTTCGCCGATTGGACTTTAAAGTTTCAGCTATTGATCATCTATTGACCGAAACTGTGTGTCGATATCCCTCTCTGTGGTCCCTCCACCCCCCACCCCGCATCAATCCAGCCGCGCCCGAGTAACAGGGGGGAGGGGAGGGGGGCATAAAAGGACGAATAGAAACTCAGGGGGGGCTACGACCCGAGTGGGAGGGGATGGCGCCATCTGGTGGCGACGCGCAAAATAACGGCACCCAAAAAGGGTGCGGGTCGCTGCAAGTACGCCCCCCCCCATAAAGGTACAGCAGCTGCGGCGGCTTGCCCAGCAGGTGGCGCAGCAACAGAGCCATCAATACAGATCTTTTTTTTTTGTTTCGCCCCGCCTCTCCGTGCACTTACACAGCTAAACCGCAAGGCGGAGCAAGGAACGATGGGGGGGGGCAGGGGCAAGCTGAGCGAGCAAGCGAGCGCAGAGAGAAGAGAGCGGGCGGCGGCCGCGGCTGCCTGGAGCCGAAGCGGATGAACCGCCCGGGCGAGCGAGCACGACACGCCCAAAGGGGGGGGCAAGACCGGCAAGGTGGGCTGCGGCTTGCATGCAAGGACACGGGATAGTGGGCTGGGGGTATGCCCGGCAAGGGGGTCAGCAGCGGGGTGGGAAGCTGCGGTGGTCGTCCACAGGGGCGCGGGTGTGCATATACAAACTACCCACGCCGGCAAGCTGATGGCAGGGGGCGGCGGCGGGGCGGAGGGGGACCGCGGAAGCACTGCGGGCCAGGGGGCTATGCAAATTAAACCGGGCAGGGGCGAGCCAAATGCAAAAGCGCAAGGCGGGCCAAAGCAAGCGCCACCCCCCAACTCCCCGCTTTTGTTATCGCCGCGCCTGCTTGCTCTCCCTTTTTTTGGTTTTTTTTTAAAAAAAGGGGGGTTGTCAGGTTACGGTTAGTTTCCCCCCCCGCCATTTTCTTTTCGCCTCTGCTGCTCCTTTTTCCTCCTCCCCATTTTCCTCCTCCTTCCCCCCCCCCCCCCCGCTAGCACAGGCTTGAGGGAACACTGTGTTCCTCGCATAAGGCGCCGCGGCTGGGCCCTTCACACAGGCAAAAGTGGGGAAGCAGGGCCGCGGCGAGTAATTTGCGGTTAGAACAGGTCGCGCCCTCGCACCGGCGGCTGTGGCTCAGGCTTTTCCCCTTGGGACACACGCCCGGAGGCAACTGGTACACTGTGTGGCGATCTCGCAAATGCAGCAAGGGAGGAGGAGCGGGGTGCGGGGTGCGAGGGGGAGGGGGGGTGGTGGCCGTGGAGAGAATGGAGCGGCTAGGGCCAAAGGGGGCAGCGGGCGGTCAGACCAGGGCGGGGGGGGGGGGGCGGGCGCAGGCGCGCACAAAAAGGGCCAACCACCAAAACTAAATGCCGCGCAAATAGGCAAAAGGAAAAGGCGGGCTCGAAGGCAATGCTGGGGGCGGAGGGAGCAGTGGCGCTGGGCAGGAAGCGGGGAGTCCCAATGGGGAGGGGGTAGGCAAATGAGCCTGGACACAATTGCCGCGCCTCCCTGCTCGCTCACCGCCGGGGTCCTGGGCAGGAAGCGGGGAGTCCCAATGGGGAGGGGGTAGGCAAATGAGCCTGGACACAATTGCCGCGCCTCCCTGCTCGCTCACCGCCGGGGTCCTCCCGCCAATCGCGAAAGGGAGAAGGGTGGGGGGCGGCCGTGAGCAAGCGGGGAAGAAGGGGGAAGGGGGAAGGAGGGGAGGCTAGAAGCAGCGGGCGGGACGCGCGTCGGTCCGGCCGGCCCCATCCCGCCTAGCGGGCTGGCCAGACCAACGCGCGCGAGGCAGGGGCGGGAATGGGGGGGGGAACTGGTAGGGGCGGGCCTGGTGCAAGGCGGGCCTGCCGGGCGCGGGGCCGGGGGCGTTCGGCCATGCTTTCATGCAAATGAGCCCCGACAGCCGCTCCTATTATAATGAGCTTGGCGGCGAACCGCCCCGCGGGCAGGTAGGCCCTCCCAGGCGCACCTGAACTGCCGGGTCTGGGCGGCCCCGGCCGGCCCACCTTCGCGCCTGGGCGGGCCTTCAAAGGGTTTATAAGGCTAGCACCGTCGCCACCGACTGTACCTCCGCCGCTGCGCGCTTTTTGACACCCGTACTGCAACACCTGCCGCTGCCGCCGCTGCTGCCGCCGCCGGTGCGAGGAAGGAGGAGACGGCCAAGAAAGAAGCTCGCGGAACAAGAAAGAGGCGCGGGGAAAGGAGAGAGACGCGGCCGCGACCGCCGTCGGGCAACACGCAGGGGGAGCGAGCGAGAAAAGGAAGAGCCAGCGGGGACGAAGGAGCAGAAAGCCGGCCAGCCAGAGAGACAGACATCCAGCCGCGGCCGGCTAGCTAGCTCCGACCGGCCGGCCTTCTGCCAGGACCCTCGCCGTCGCGCTCGCCGTACCCCCGTCCCCGGGTCTCCGGATCTAAAGGTGAGCAGCAAGCAAACCCTTTGCCGCGCGCGCCCCGCCAGCCGCCGCGGCGAGAGAGCCGGCGAGGGCTTCTCCCGCGCCGCGGTAAAACAAAAAAAAAAGGGCACGCGCGGGGGTGGGGGGGTGGGGGGGAAGGGAGGGAAGGGAAAGAGAAGGAGGGGAAGGGGAAGGAGAAGGCGCCGCACTGCCGCCCGCTCCCGGCCCGCCGTCCGTCCCGTCGGAGCCGCCGCCGGTCGCCCGAGCTTCCCCTCCGCGCCGCCGCCGCCGGCGGCTTTGCCGCGGTCGCCGCAGCCCCAGCTGCCCCCCCGGCGCGCGCGATAGCGAGGTTGCTCGGGGGGGCGCTGTTGCCGCCGCGGCCGCGGTCGGTGTCGTTCGCAGCGGCGCGGGGGCCCTGCCGCTGCCCGCCGCCCCCCCCCCTTGCGTTTTGACGGCCAGCCGACCCACCCGCCCCCCTACCCCGTCTCCCCCAGGCCACCGCACGCACCCACGGCCGGTCATGTCGTCGCCCGGCAGGCTCGAGCTGGCCACGCTCGACCTGTACGACCTCATCGAGTCCGCGGACCTCGGCCCGACGGGGGGCTCGGAGGAGGACCCGGCCCTGCTCGACGCGGCGCGTCGGGCTGAGGCGCGCGAGCGCCGGCGGGCCGCCCGCGCCGAGCTGGCCGAGCTGTGGCGGATGGTGGGCGGGGAGGACGCGGAGAGCAGCGAGGACGACGGCGCCGGAGACGCGGGGGCCACCGAGGGCGCCGAGGCCGAGGACGCGGAGATCGGCGAGGACGCCGGCGCCGGAGACGCGGGGGGCGCCGAGGACGCGGACGTCGCGGAGTGCGCCGAGGCCGAGGGGGCGGAGGGCGCGGAGGACGCGGACAGCGCCTGGGCCGCGGCGCGCGCGCTCGCGGTCGCGGTGGAGGCAGCCGCGGCCGGGGCGGAGGCGGCCGCGGCCGAAGCGGCCGTCATAGCCGCCGCCATCGAAGCCGAGGCGGGGGCGGCGCCCCTCAAGGCCGAAGCGGGGACCGAGGCGGGGGGCGGCGGTGCCGTCGGGGCCAGGACCGAGGCCGGCGATGTTGGGCCCGAGGACTGCAGCGATGCCGGGTCCGAGGACAGCGGGCCCGAGGACAGCAGCGATGCCGGGCCCGAGGACGATGGGGGCGAGGCCCGGGAGGGGAGCACCGACGCCGACGCCGACGCCGACGCTGAGGCCGAGGCCGGGACTGGGGCCGGGACCAGAACCAAAGCGGCCCCGCGAAAGGCGGGCGCCGGGCCCGGCGCCCCGCGGGGCCGCGCGCCCGGGCCCCCGGCGCCCTCGCCGCCGGAGACGGCGCCCCCCCCGCCGCGGCGCCAGCGCGGGCGCGCAACCGGCGCCCGCGCTGGCTACGCCGCGGCGCCGCGCGACGGGCCGCCGCCGCTGGAGGGCCCGCTGCTGACGCCTTCTGGCGAGGCGTGGCCCGGCAGCGCGCCGCCGCCGCCCGGCCGCGTGCGCTTCGGCGGCGCGGGCGACACTCGCGAGGGCCTCTGGGACTGCCCCGAGATCCGCGAGGCGGCCGCGCGCTACGCGGCGGCCGCGGGCCCCGCGGCCGTGTTCGTGCCGGAGATGGGGGACGCGGGGAAGCAGTACGCGGCGCTGGTGGACCTGGTGTACGCGCGCCGCGACGCCATGGCCTGGCTGCAGAGCGCGAAGCTCGCGGGCCCGGACCTGCAGCTGGCGCGCCTGCTGCAGCGGCGCGTGCAGGGCTGCCGGGGCCACAGCTCGTTCATCACCGGGAGCGTGACGGCGCCGCTGCCGCCGGTCGGGGACGCCATGGCCGCGCAGAACGCGCTGTGGGCGCTGCCGCACGTGGCGGCCTGCGTGGCCATGAGCCGCCGCTACGACTGCGACCAGAAGCTGTTCCTCCTGCAGAGCCTGCGGCGCGCGTACGCGCCCATGGCCTACCCGGAGGCCGGCGCCGGCGGCAGCGGCGCCCGCGCCGCGCTCGCCGAGCTGCGCGCCGTGCTCGCCGGCCGCGCGGCGCCGGCGCCGCTGCCGCCGGCGAGCACGGCGCGGGCGGCGCGCGAGCGGCTGCGCGAGCTGGCGGACCGCTGCGCCGTCGCCTGCCGCGAGGCGCTGGAGGCGGCCCGCCGCGCCGCCGCCGCCGCCGGGCTCCCGGTGCTCTCGGCCGCGGCGGGCCGCGGCCTGCCGGCCGCGGCCTGCGCGCCGGACGCGCTGGCGGCGCACCCGGAGCGCGTGCTCCGGGCCGCCGAGCTGCTCGGCGCGGCCCGCGACGCGGTGGAGCGCGCGCGGCTCCAGCGCGCGGCCCCGGCGGCGCTGCGCGCCGAGGCGGCTGCCGCGCTGGAGGCGGCCGCGCTGGCGGCGCGGACCGTGGCCCCGCTCGCGCGGTACTCAACGCGCGGCGCGGCAGCCCGCGCGTCGGCCTGGGCGCTGGCGCGCGCGCTGTTCAGCCCGCCGGCGGAGGTACCGGCGCGGCTGGCGGCCGCGCTCGCGGCCCTGGAGGCCGCCGGCGGAGGCGCTGGCGCCGGCGCGGCCGCGCCGGGCCGGGGGCCGGTGGAAGTGGAGGTGGAGGACATGAGGGCCGGGGCGCCGCGGGCGGACCCGGAGGACGGGTCCGAGGCGGAGGATGAGGAGGCTGAGGAGGACGGGGAGGACGAAGAGGAGGATGAGGAGGCTGAGGAGGACGGGGAGGACGAAGAGGCGGAAGAGGAGGAAGAGGAGGAAAAGGGCCGCCCCGGCCCGGCGGCGCTCCCGCCGCCGGGTCCGAGGGAAGGAAGAAGAGCCGAGGAGGAGGAGGAGGAAGAAGGGGACGGGGACGGGGACGGGGACGGCGAGGCGGCGGCCGGCAGGGCCGCCGCCGGGGGGCCCTCGGGGGAGGACTCTGGGCCCGAGGCGCCGGCGAAAAGCCGCCGCGCCGACGCGGCCGGGCCGGCGCGGCGGGAGCCGCCGCTGCCCGCCCGCGTGCTGGGGCCCATGCCGCCCGGCGGCCCCGCCGCCGACGGCGGCTTCCGCCGCGTGCCGCCCGGGGACTACCACACGCCCGCGCCCAGCGCCGCGGCGCTGGCGGCCTACTGCCGCCCCGAGGTCGCGGCGCGGCTCGCGGACCACCCGCTCTTCCCCGAGCCCTGGCGCCCGGCGCTCGCCTTCGACCCCGAGGCGCTGGCCGAGATCGCGGCCCGCCGCCGCGCGGGCCCCGCGGGCGCGCTCGCCGCCAGCGCGCCGCTGCGGCGGCGCGTGGCCTGGATGTCGCAGATCGCGGACCCCGAGGACGTGCGCGTGGTGGTGCTCTACGACCCGCTGCCCGGGGAGGCGCTGGCGGCGCCGCCCGGCGAGGACGAGCGCCGGCGGCCCGAGTGGCCGCCGCGCCGCGGCGGGCTCTCGCACGCGCTCGCGGCGCTGGGCAACCGGCTGCTGCTGAGCGCCGACTCGCACGCCTGGGCCGGGCGCTGGACGGGCGCGCCGGACGTGAGCGCGCTCGGCGCGCAGGGCGTGCTGCTGCTCTCGACGCGGGACCTGGCCTTCCGCGGCGCGGTGGAGTACCTCTGCGCGCGGCTGGCCGCGGCGCGGCGGCGGCTGATCGTGCTCGACGCCGTGGACCCCGAGAACTGGCCGCGCGACGGCCCGGCCGTCGGGCAGGCGCACGTGTACCTGCGCGCCGCGGTGCTGCCCGCGGCGCAGTGCGCCGCGCGCTGGCCCGAGCGGCGCGCGCTGGCGCGCGCCGTGCTGGCCTCGCGGCGCGTCTTCGGCCCGGGCGCCTTCGCGCGCGCCGAGGCCGCCTACGCGCGGCTCTACCCCGAGGCGCCGCCGCTGCGGCTCTGCCGCGGCGGCAACGTGCGCTACACGGTGGCCACGCGCCTGGGCCCGCGCACCGCGGTGCCCGTGCCGCCGCGCGAGTACCGGCAGCGCGTGCTGCCGGCGCTCGACGGGCGCAAGGACATGGCCGCGCAGGGCGCGGCGCTGGGGCTCGGGGAGCCGGACTTCGTGGAGGGCGAGGCGGCCAGCCACCGCGCCGCCAACCGCTGGGGGCTCGGCGCGCCGCTGCGGCCGGTGTACCTGGCCTGCGGGCGGCGCGCGCTGGAGCTGGCGCCCGACGAGCTGCCGGCCGCGGCGGTGGCCTTCTGCGCGGCCGCGCTGCCGGAGCCGCGCGCCGAGGCGCCGCCGCTGGTGCTGGAGGCCGCGGCGGCGCCGCCCGCGGCCGCGGCGCCCGGCGTGGACTGGGACGCGGACCAGGGCCCGCGGGAGACGCTCGTGCTGCTGCGGCGCGCCGCGGGCGGCGGCCTGGTGGAGCGCGTGCCGCCGCCGGCGGCGGAAGCCCCGCCGGCCCGGGTGCCGGCGCAGTCGTCCCCGGGCGCGGGCTCGGGCTTCCCGGCGCCGGCGGGCGGCGGCCGGCGGCCGCGGCGGCCCCGGCACGGGCCGCCGCCGCGCGTGGAGGTGCTCTCCTCCTCCTCCTCCTCCTCCTCCGCCTCCTCGCCCGCGGCGTCGCCCCCCGCCTCGTCGGACGACGACGAGGCCGGCGCCGCCGGCGGCGGGCCGGCCTCGCCCTAGGGGGGCCCGCGGGAAGGGAGGGAGGGGGCGCGACGGCGGCAATAAAGACGAGTCTGTGCGAACACACGCGGTCCGAGTGCGGCTCTTTCTTCATTGTCGGGCCTCGGGGGCGGGGGGAGGCGCGGGCCGCGCGCCGCTGCGGAGCGGCCGCGGAGGGCCAGGACCCGGCGCCGGAGACGCGGCGCTGGCGTCCGCCGCCACGTTCCCCGCGTCGGGCACTTGCCCTCCGCGGACAAGGGGGTTGGCGCGCGGCCGCCCCGCCGCCGCCGCCGCCGCCGCCCGCCCGCCCCGCGGCCGCCCCGCCGCCGCCGCCGCCGCCGCCCGCCCGCCCCGGGCCCTCGGTCTCGGTCGGAGCGCGGTCCGGCGCGCGGCGCGCGGGGCAGGCCCCGGGGCGCGAAGCCCGGGAGGGACGCGGGCGTGGAGCGCGAAGCTCCGGCGGGGCGCGGGGACAGCGCCCGCGCGGGGCTCGCCGGCCCCCGGGCTCGGGCCCCTGGGCGCCGGGGGTCGGGGCGCGAGGCCCGGGCTCGGGCCCCCGGGCGCCGGGGGCGGGGGCGGGGGCCAAAACGCAAAACCCCGGCCGGGGGGCCGGGGCGCGAGGCCCGTGGGCGGGGCCGGGGCGCGGGGCGCCGGACCCAGGGGCGGAGCCCAGAGCGGGTCCGGGCCCGCCGCGCCGAAATTTCCGCCCCCCCCAAAAACACCCCCCCGGGGTTGCAAGGGGCCCGCGCGGCGCGGCGCGGAGGGGGCCCAGCCCCCGCGCGGGGGGGCGCGGGCGTCGCGGGCGTCGCGCCTTGCGTGGGGGGTTTCGCCTTGGGGCAGCCGGGGGGTGCGGGCCTTTCGCCGCCCGCCCGGCGCCCTGCCCCCGCCCCGCCCCCCCGCCCTCGCGGCCGCTCCCGGCGCGTCACCCCGAGACGCGCGTATATAGCGGCGCCCGGTCTGTTGTTTGTGTCGCCCAGCAGGATGGCGCCGCCCGCCGCTGCCCCAGAGCTGGGATCGTGCTGCATCTGCCTGGACGCGATCACCGGCGCGGCGCGCGCTCTGCCCTGCCTGCACGCCTTCTGCCTGGCCTGCATCCGCCGGTGGCTGGAGGGGCGCCCGACCTGCCCGCTGTGCAAGGCGCCCGTGCAGTCTCTCATCCACAGCGTCGCCTCGGATGAGTGCTTCGAGGAGATCCCTGTGGGGGGAGGGCCGGGGGCGGACGGCGCGTTGGAGCCGGACGCGGCCGTCATCTGGGGCGAGGACTACGACGCCGGGCCCATCGACCTCACGGCGGCCGACGGCGAGGCCTCGGGGGCCGGCGGGGAAGCCGGGGCCGCGGACGGGAGCGAGGCCGGCGGCGGGGCCGGGGGGGCGGAGGAGGCTGGGGAGGCCAGAGGCGCCGGGGCGGGCAGGGCGGCCGGAGCGGCCGGGGGGCGCGCGGGGCGAGGCGCGGACGCGGCGCAGGAGTTTATTGACCGGGTCGCGCGCGGCCCGCGCCTGCCCTTGCTGCCGAACACGCCGGAGCATGGGCCGGGCGCCCCGTACCTGCGGCGGGTGGTGGAGTGGGTCGAGGGCGCTCTGGTGGGCACCTTTGCCGTGACGGCCCGCGAGCTCGCGGCCATGACGGACTACGTGATGGCGATGCTGGCCGAGTGCGGCTTCGACGACGACGGGCTGGCCGACGCGATGGAGCCCCTGATTGGCGAGGACGACGCCCCCGCGTTTGTGCGCAGCCTGTTGTTCGTGGCGGCGCGCTGCGTGACGGTGGGCCCCTCGCACCTCATCCCTCAGCAGTCTGCGCCTCCTGGCGGCCGTGGGGTGGTGTTTCTCGACACCTCGGACTCGGACTCGGAGGGCTCGGAGGACGACTCTTGGTCGGAGTCAGAAGAGTCGTCGTCGGGGCTCAGCACCTCCGACCTGACCGCCATTGACGACACGGAAACGGAGCCGGAGACGGACGCGGAGGTTGAGTCGAGGCGCACGCGGGGGGCGTCTGGCGCGGCCCGGGCTCGGCGGCCTGCGGAAAGACAGTATGTCAGCACTAGAGGTCGACAAACACCCGCGGTGCAGCCGGCGCCTCGGTCGCTAGCGCGCCGCCCTTGCGGCCGCGCGGCGGCAGTTTCCGCGCCCCCCAGCTCTCGGAGCCGCGGCGGGAGACGAGACCCCCGATTGCCGGCGGCGCCGCGGGCAGCCCCCGCGGCGCAAGCGCGCGCATGCAGCCCCGAGCCCAGAGAAGAGGGGAGGGGAGCGGGCTTGGGAGTCGCGGCGGGAGAGACCGCGGGCTGGGGGGCGGGCAGTGAGGAGGGACGAGGGGAGCGCCGGGCCAGGCTGCTCGGGGAGGCTGGGCCTCCCCGTGTGCAGGCCCGCCGGAGAAGAAGGACAGAGTTAGACCGCGCCCCGACCCCGGCCCCGGCCCCGGCCCCAGCCCCCGCGCCCATCTCCACAGTGATAGACCTGACGGCGAACGCGCCCGCCCGCCCCGCCGACCCGGCCCCCGCGGCGGCCCCGGGGCCGGCCTCGGCGGGGGCGCAAATTGGGACCCCGGCCGCGGCGGCGGCAGTAACTGCCGCCGCGGCGGCAGTAACTGCCGCCGCGGCGGCACCTTCCGTCGCTCGGAGCTCGGCGCCGAGCCCCGCTGTTACCGCGGCGGCTACCAGCACCGCCGCGGCTATTTCCACCCGAGCCCCGACCCCGTCTCCCGCCGGCCGCGCCCCTGCCGCCGACCCCCGGCGGGCCGGCGCTCCGGCCCTGGCCGGAGCCGCCCGGGCCGAGGTCGGCCGCAATGGCAACCCCGGCCGGGAGAGAAGGCCAGCGAGCGCCATGGCGCGGGGCGACCTGGACCCCGGCCCCGAGAGCTCGGCGCAGAAGAGGCGGCGCACCGAAATGGAAGTGGCCGCCTGGGTGCGAGAAAGCCTCCTGGGGACCCCCCGCCGCAGCAGCGCGGCCCTGGCGCCGCAGCCAGGCGGTCGCCAGGGCCCGAGCCTGGCCGGGCTGCTCGGCCGCTGCAGCGGCGGCAGCGCCTGGCGGCAATAATCGCCGCGGCCGGCTCCCCGCCCACCCACTCCGCGACCCGCAGCCCACCACACCGCACCGCCGTGTATTTGCGACCCCCAGCCTGCATACTTAACTTTCGAGCCGCAGTCGCCGCTGTCATCCCCAAACCGAAAGTAACTGCTCGCGCATGCGCGGGGCTTTTATGGCCCAGGTCGCGCATGCGCAATCAATAAAAACAAATACTTTGTAATTATCTGGCTTTTTGTCTGTCTGTAATATTAAACTCTGAAATATTAATGCCAAAGGCAAGTGCAGGCGCGGTCAGACCCGGAAATATGCCACAATTGGCGCTTTGGGGTCTCGCCAGCGAGCAGAGCTGCTGCGGGGGGTTTGGTCTGGCCTATACTTTAGCCGGCCGGCCAGGCGGCCAGGGGCAAGGGCAGGGGTGGGAAAAACACAAAGCCCCGTCTAGACAAACAGGGGCCAAATGCTTGTTTGGCCTCATTCCACGCAAACGGGGCAAGCAGCCAGGCAATCACTCGAGAGCTAAGTGCCGAGCGTCTGGGTGTGTTTTATTACCCTCTCAGACACATCGATTATGGCCGGAGATACTTTTAGCTAATGGACAAAAATTTGGCGATTGTGCGAAGTGGGATGGACTGGGCGGGGTCCGTTGCGCCTGCCTCGAGGGAGGAGGGTAGAGCGTTCGCGCCGGGGTGCAAACGCTGGCATAAGAACGGTGCGTGGGCGGGGGCGGGCAACGCAAAGCACTAAGCGGCCCCCGGCCGCTCCGACCCCGCACCACAGGCCGCTGCCCCCCGCCCAAAGCCGCGGCGGCTCACTGCCGGGCCGGCCAACGCACCCGCGCAGCGGCTTGCGCATCGCGCTGACTTTACGGCGGCCCGCGCCGCGCGCCGCAAAGCCAGCCTTTGGGGTCCGGCGCGCGTTATGCTCGGCGTGCGCGCCGGGGCTTGTATTTTTCCGCCGGACTGCAGCCCCGCGCCAAGCTTGGCGTGCGCGCTTTGGAGCGGCGCCGGCGCAAGGCTGCGGTACATCGCAAACGAAAGCGCGCGGCGCGGGGCTCGGCGCAAACTCCAGGCTAATTTCCGCGGATCGCGCTGATCTTGGCCCCGAGCGGCGCGCTGCGCAACTCCCACGCTGGCGCAGCGTATGCGGCTACCGCGTACCCTGCGGCTTCTCCCCTACACACACGCAGTGTGTGCTAGGCTGGGTCGCAGGGGCCAAGATCCGCCCGGCCGCCCACCCTTTAGCTTCGGCCCCCGGCGGGCGGCGATGGGCGTGCATATATACATCGCATGTGGGCCGGCGCAAATATACTCCCGCGCCGGCTGCGACAACGAGCGGCATGGCACCGGCGGTCGCGCGCGCTTGCGCCTGGGCGCTGCTGGCGGCGCTGCTGTGGCTCCCGCCGGCTGGCGCCACAAGGCGCGCGGATAGCGCAGAATCCATCTTGGCTGAGCGGTGCCGCGGCAACTTATTGCTCGCAGACAGGCCCCAGCACGAAGAGGCGGCCCCGGGCCTGGCGGGCATTTTTATCCGCGGGCGGTGCTCGCCGCCCGAGGCAGCGCTGTGGTACGAGGACACCGGCGAGACGTACTGGGCCAACCCCTACGCCGTGGCGCGTGGGCTCGCTGAAGATATAAGGCGGGTGCTTGCCGACACTCCAGTGTATCGAGACTTGGCCATCCAAGTCCTCAATAGCGCCTTCGGCTTGCCGCACGAAGTTCGCGCGCCGCTGCCACCGCCGCCGCGAGGGTGCGTCCTGCCGCCCCGATACCACACGACTGGTCCCTGCGGCCCTGGCGACGGCATCTACCGCTAGCGATGCCCCGGCCCCGGCCCCGGCCCCGGCTTCGGCCCCGGCTTCGGCCCCGGCTTCGGCCCCGGCTTCGGCCCCGGCTTCGGCCCCGGCTTCGGCCCCGGCTTCGGCCCAAACGCGCCGAAAGTCTTTGTCCCCGCTTGCGGGTGCCGCGCCGCCCAAGCGCCGGCGCCCCAATGGACTTCCCGCGTGCGTAACAGCGCTAGAAGACCAGCGTGCCATTACTTGGGGGGCATTCGCCGCTGAATTTGGCGTCCACGAAGCCTGGCGGCGCGTGCTGGAACCCGAGCTGGCCATGCCCTACACGCGACACGCGCTGCGCGAATACGAGCGCCGGAGCCGCGTCGAGCAAGTGCTGCCTCCGAAAGCGGACATCTTCGCGTGGACGCGTTACGCGGCACCCGAGGACATCAAGGTTGTCATTCTGGGCCAGGACCCCTATCACAGCCGCGGGCAAGCCCACGGCTTGGCTTTTAGCGTGAACCGCGGCGTTCCGGTCCCACCCAGCCTCCAGAACATCTACGCTGCCGTGCAGAAGAACTTTCCCGGAGCTCCGCGGCCGTCGCACGGCTGCCTAGAGGACTGGGCGCGCCGCGGCGTGCTGCTGCTTAACACCTCGCTCACCGTGCGGAGCGGGGCGCCGGGCTCGCACTCTAGCCTGGGCTGGGGGCGGCTGGTGCACGCGGTACTGGCCCGCCTGAGCGCGGAGAGCGGCCCGCTGGTGTTCATGCTCTGGGGCGCGCACGCCCAGCGGGCCTTTGGGGCGGCCGGGAAGCGGCACCTCGTGCTGACGTACAGCCACCCCTCGCCGCTGTCACGAGCGCCCTTCGTTCACTGCACGCACTTTGCCGAGGCCAACGCGTTCCTGGAGCAGCACGGCCGGGGCGGCGTCGACTGGAGCATTGTATAAGGCGCGCGCAGCCCGCGCGCGCCGAGCACAGCGCTGGCGTGCGGTCATGCGGCGGGTCGAGCCGGTCCTCTCTCTGCTGGCGGCCGGCGGCTGGCAAGTATCTGCCGCCGCCGCCGCTTCCGCTTCTGCCCCCGCCGACGACGGCGAGCGCAGCAGCGGGCCTGCGTTGGCCGGGCCCGGCCTGGCAGCGGCGGGTCTGGGCCCAAACCCCGACTGCGTGGCCTTTGACACCTTGTTTATGGTCTCCTCTATCGACGAGCTCGGGCGGCGCCAGCTCACGGACACGATCCGGAAGGACCTCAAGCGCACGCTGGCCAAGTACACCATAGCGTGCACAAAGACGTCGTCTTTTTCCGGCGCGCAAGCCCGCGGGCTTAGCGCGCGGGCCGCGCGCGCTGCGGCGCGCGGGCTGCGCAGCAACAAGAGCCTGCAGATGTTCCTGCTGTGCCAGCGTGCCCATGCGCAGCGCGTTCGCGATCAGCTCCACTCGGTGATCCAGTCGCGGAAACCGCGAAAGTACTACACTCGCTCCTCGGACGGAGGCACGCGCCCCGCGGTCCCGGTGTACGTGTACGAGTTTTCTGCCGCCGGCCCGGTGTATATACACCGCGACAACACGCTTGGTCCCGACTCGCGCCCCGGCGAGCAACCGCACCGGTAGCCATGGCCCGCGTGCGCGCCGGCAGTGTCTTTGGGGAGGCCCGGGTGGCCACGGTGGCGGACTACACGCAGTTTCTCGCGGCCAACCGCGCCGCCGCGGCTAAGCTGCGCGCGGCGGCCGCCGCGGTCGGGGAAAGCAGCCCGGACGCCGCTGCCCGGCGGGTGCGCCGGGCACCGAGTCTTCGCGCGGCGCGCCGCCCCGAGGGACCGGAAGCGGCCGTACCCGCGAACGAAGAGCGCCTGCCGCCCGCGGAGGCCCGGGCCGCGCGCCTCTACGCGGCCGCCAGTCCCGCGCGAGCACGGCGGTCCCTCCCCAGCGCGGACCGCCGCCCACCGCCGCCCCCGACGCGCCCTTTCCCCCCCAATTACCGCACGTTCCAATAAGACGTAACCATATACTACACATTCCAATAAAGCGTAACTGTGAGTTTATTAACTGCCTCGGTCTCATTCTTCGCCGCAGGGGCGGGAGCCCGAGGGGCGGGCATCGCAGTCGCGAATCTCCGACTCCTGCAGGATAGCCTCGAGGACGTCGCCGGGGGGCGGCGCGGTCGCCGGCGCTGTGCTCTGGCCGTACACCGTAATGGTGACGTGGATGTCTCGCCGGGCGCCCAGGCACACGGCCAGCAGACCGCGCGCGCGGCTGCACAGCCGGCGCGCGCGGTCCGTTGCCGCCCACTCGTCGAACGGGACAACGAACACGGAGCCCTCGCGCAAGCTCAGCGAGTTGCGCACGCCGCTGGCGTGCGTGAAGGCATACGAGCAGTATTCGGACCCGCAGTCGACTGCGACCAGCGTGGCGGCGGGCCCGTGCTGGAGCACGAGCGTCCCTGCCGGCAGCGCGTCGCACGCCAGCCCGCCGCCCACCGACACCGAGCGATCCCCCGCGGCGCACTCACACACCACCTGCTCGCAGTGGGGCAAGGCCCACAAGGGGGCCATCTTTATTTCGTATAGGGAGTACGCGATGAGCGTCGTCGTCCCGGGCCCGGGGGCCGCGAGCGCCATGGCGGCGGCCGCGGCGGGGCTTAGTAGACGATGTGGACGTTCTCGTCGCGGAGTGCGGCTAATATATGCTCGCTGATCATCGTGTCCCGCTCGTGGGGCTCGCGCAGCGGGTTGAGGTTCATTCGGAGAAATCGGGACGACACGCTGCGCGACAGGGCTACGTACACGGCGTTGAGCCGCAGGTTTCCGCGCGCGAAGCATACGGCGACCTTGTCGAGGCTCAGGCCCTGGGAGCGGGCGATGGTCATGGCCAGCTTCGAGCTGATGCCGTAGTCGACGCTGACAGCCATCTCGAGCTCCTTGTCGTCCAGCGCCTCCACGAACTCGCTGACGTTCGTGTGCAGCACGGACACGAAGCCGCGCTGGTCGCGGACCACGATGTTGGGCACGTCCAGCGTCGACAGCAGCTCCGCGACGCCGTCGGGGAGCCGGCGCCGGCCGGGCTCCTCCGAAAGCAGCGAGGGGGGCGCGTGGGCGTAGCCCATCAGCGTGTATGTGTCGGTCTGCAGTGCCATGGAGACCAGCCCGCCGCGCAGGCTCCCGGTGAACACCTCGCAGCCTTTGAAGCTAAGGTTGTCCACGTAAGCCTCGAAGGGCGCGTCCGCGAAGGCCGCCCCGAACAGGGTTCGACAGACGTCAAAGCGCGCAGCGAACAAGTTCTTCAGTAGCAGAAACTGTGCGTAGATTTCGTGGGCGGACGTAGGGCGCTGGAACTCGTAGTTGCAGTAGAGCAAGTCGAGGGTCCCCTCGTCCAGGGCCGCGAAGACGAGGTCGTCGTCGTTGTCCCCGGCGCCGGCCTCAGAGCCGGCGGCGCGGTCCGCCGCCAGCCCCCGCCAGTCGACCGCGTCGTCCGCGGCGGGCCCGAGCGCTTCCTGCGTGGCGCGCGCCAGCCGCCGGTAGGCTTCGTCCACGCGGCCCGGGTCCAGGCCGGGCGTGCGCAAAAAGTTGTAAAAGGCGATCATGCCCCCAAAGAGCAGCGCGGCCAGAAACTGATACGCGTACTCCACCGAGGTCTCGCTCTGCGCCCTGACGAACCCGTCGTCGCGCAGCACGGCGATAAAGTCGGCGAAGGTGCCGCTGAATCCGAAAACCAGCTTCTTGAGCCTCGTGGTGACCGTCACCTGGCTGTTGAGCACGTAAGTTACGTCCGAGCGCGCCACGACGAGTCCCTTGGCCGAGCACACTTCGCAGTGCGGTGGACTGGCGTCCTGGTCGCGGCTCTGCGAGTAGTTGGTAATGCGGCCCGAGTTGGCCTGCAGCCATTTTTCCACCCCCAGCCCCGGCTGGCCCGTGGCGGTGCGGTAGTCCTCGAAGGTGCGGATGTTGACAAAGGTGTACACGGGTAGCGTAAAGACCACAAAGCGGCTGCGGCCCTCGGCGACCTTGAGGTGCGCGTGGAGGCGGCTCATGTAGGCGCTCACCTCGCGGTGCGAAGAGTAGAGCCGCGTCCAGCCCTGCAGGTTCGCGGGGTTGTTAATGAAGGCGTCTGGCACGACAAACTTGTCCACGAGCGCGAGGTGCTCTTCCGTCACGGGCAGGCCGTACTCGAGTGTTTTGAGCAGCTCGCCGAACTCGTACTCCTGGCAGCGCTTGTTGTTAATGAAAATGGTCCAATTGTGCGGGATCGCGGCGTACTCGCGCAGCGTGGGGTTGGTGATAAGGCAGGTGAGGACATTCTCGCTGGAGCGCACGCGGCACTTTAGCTTGTGGTGCTCGAAGGTGGACTCGAGAGAGTCGGTCTGCGTGGGCGAACCCACGCAGACCACGACGGGCATGGCCCCGTCGCGGTACTGCGCCGAATCGTGCGCCGCATTGATGAGCCACCAGCAGTAAACGACCGCGGTGAGGATGTGCCGGCCCAGCAGCCCGGCCTCGTCGATGACAATCACGTTGCTACGCGCGAACGCCGGAAGTGAGCCGTGGACGCAGGGCGCGAGCCGCTCCACGGCGCCGCGCGGGCGCCCCGCCGCGAGCTCCGCCGCGCGCAGCGCCTCGAACTGCCCGCGCGAGGCGGCCGCGCCCAGCAGCCGCCGCGAGATGTCGCCCAGCACCTCCCAGTAGTACACGAGGTCGCGGAACTGCACGTCCTGGATGCTGGGCGGGCTGGCCGCGCAAACGTACTGGTGCCGGCCCAGCTGCGCCTGCACGTGGTTGGCGCGGAAGCCAAACTCTTGGAAGATGGTGTTGATGTGACGGCTGTGGTAGGCGGCGGCTAGCTTTAGGTAGACGTTTTGCGCGGCGACGCGCGTCGCGCCCGTGATCACGCAGTCGAGCGTCTCGCTGAGGGTTTGGATGCAGGTGCTTTTGCCCGAGCCCGCGTTCCCCGTGATAAGGTACGCGGCAAAAGGCAGCTCGCGCGGCGCAAAGTCCAGCGGGGACTCGGCCGCCGCGGCCGCGCGGAACCAGCCAAGCGGCGGCCGGGCCGCCGCCGGCAGCCGCGCGGCCGCCAGCTGCCGGATCCGCTTGACGATTGGCTGTATCTCGTGCATGGAAGTGAAATTCAGGAAGACCTCGGCTGAAAAGGCCTCGCGCTCCATGACCGAGCGTGCAGACGTCCGCGGCCGCGCCGGCCGGAGCACCTGGGCGATGGCAGAGTGCGAGCGCGTCGTGTCCGAGCGCGCCTTAAACTTGGCCGGCTCGGCACGTGACCCGGGCGCTCCGGGGCCGCCGGGCGAGTGGGTGCGGATCCACCCGACGCCGCGCACGCGGCTCTTCAAGGAGATCCTGCTGGGGGAGCTGGGCTACACCGAGGGCCAGGGCGTGTACAGCGCCGTGCGCTGCACGGAGACCGTGATCCGGCAAGTGCAAGCCACCATCCTAAGCACAACGCTAAACGCCGCGCGCTACGAGGACGTGGCGCGGGATTGGCGCGCCTACACACGCGCGCGCGGCCTGCGCGCCGCCGACATCGCGGCGCGATACGGCGCCGCCGGCGAGGCAGAGGTGGTGCGGCTCGCGGAGCACGTGTTCGATACCTGGAGGCGCACGCTGCAGATGTCGCTCGTTGAGTGCGTTCGGGGCGTCGCGGCCGCCTTTCCCGCGGGGGGCGCCGGCAGCCCGGCCAGCTTCGCCCGGTACGTAGACTGGCTCGTGTGCCTGGGGCTGGTGCCGCTGCGGCGGCATCGGCCTCGCGGTGCCGGCACCGTCCAGGCGCCGGGGGCCGCTTCCGCCGTTGGCGGAGAGCTGGCCCGGCGCCTGGACGTTGCCGGGCGGGTGCTGGCGGAATGCGAGGCCTTCGCAGCGGACCTCCTGCGATGCGCCGGCGCCGTGACGGTCCTCGACTACGACCGCACCGAGATTCTCTACAATTTTCGCAAAAAGCAATTTGCCGTGCGCGACGCCGTCACCGGCGAAGAGGGCGAGTGTTTCGTGCTGTGGGCGCCCGTGTGGCGCGGCGGCGACGTACTCTTCGAGTCGCCCATGCAGCGGCTGCACGGCGAGGTCCTGGCCTGCCACGCGCTGCGCGAGCACGCGAGGCTCTGCCAGCTGCTTAACACCGTCCCCCTGAAGGTGCTGGTGGGGCGGCGCGCCGAAGGCGCTGCGGGCGAAAGCGCGCCGGGCGCGCCGTCCGTGGAAAAGCTGCTCGGTGAGGGCGAGGACGCGGCCGCGTCCTCCTCGGCGGCGCGGTTGATCAAGCTCATCGTCAACATGAAGGGCATGCGGCACATCGGCGACATCTCGGAGACCGTGCGTTCGTACCTAGACGACACGGCCGCCGGGCTCTTTGACGTCTCAGACGTGGACACCTCCCAGCCCGGATTTGGCGCGGCGGGCGGCCGCCGCGCGGCGGCCGCGGGCGGACAGCAGATCCAGGACGCCTTCCGAGCGTCTGTGGTGCACAGCATTAACGGGATGTTGGAAGGCTACGTCAGCAACCTCTTCAAAACCATCGAATCGCTAAAGGGCGCCAACCGCGACCTGGCCGACAAGCTCCGCGCCAGCGAGCGCGAGCTGCAGGCGGCTCGAGAGCGCGCGCTGCTGGCCGCCCAGCGCGCGGCCGACGCCGCGCGCGGGGGGGGCGGGGCCGCCGGCCGGCCCGGGTCGCTGTCGGCGGGCCCCGCGGACGGCGGATTGGGGCACGAAGTCATCGACATATCTGGGCTGATGGGCCCGGACTCTTACGTCGCCAACAGCTTTCAGTCGCGGTACATCCCCACGTACGCCGATGACGTGGAGCGGCTCTCGCGGCTGTGGGAGCAGGAACTGCTCCGCTGCTTCAAGCTTGCCCGGACGGCTAACAACCAGGGCCAGGAGGTGTCGGTCGTGTACTCGAACAGCTCCATCTCCTTGATCCTGGCGCCGTATTTTTTCTCTGTGCTGCGCGTCCGGCGCTTCGGCTTCCTGATCGCGCACCAGGAGGCGTGCAGGTCGGAGGAGGAGCTATGCGGGGCGGTGTTTAAAAAAACGCGCCTGGAGACGTACCTCGCGGAGCTCGCTGCGATCTTCACGGCCGACGCGCGCAGGGCGCTGCAGCTGGGCCTCGCGTCGCGCGGTGCCCGAGAGCGAAGCGGGAGCCGCAGCCGCAGCCGCAGCCGCAGCCGCGAGAGAGGGCGAAGCAAGAGCCGCAGCCGCAGCCGCAGCCGCAGCCGCGAGGAGAAGCGCCGCCGCGAGCGCCGCGAGGATGGCCGAGGCGTACGACGGACTTACGCTGGGCGTGCCCCTTGAGGGCTCGACGCTGGAGAGCCTGCTGCAGGACGCGCGCGAGGGCTCGGGTGGCCCGCCGCAGGTGCTCGACGACCTCGTGTGGAACGCGCTCCCGCGCTTCGTCTGCGAAGTCCGCGAGATCCCAGCAGGGCCGCCGACGTTCACGTCATCGTCCATTACGCACCTGCGCGTAGAGCCGAGCACGGGCGCGCTACTACTGACGCTCGACGGCCGCGCCGAAGAAGTGGACTGCGATGCGTACCGTGCCGAATGCGAAGCCATGCCGGCCTTCCGGGGCTTTGCCTTCGCCGTGCTCACCGCCATGGAGGATGCGGTCTTTGCCACTACCGTGCCCGCTGCCGTGCTGCCGTACCGGCTGGCCTTGTGCCGCCCCAAAACGCGGGAGGACTTTGCCCTCTGCGTCGTGCAAATGTTTTTAGAGGGCTGCAGCGAGGCGCGCGTCGGGGCCGCCCTGTTCGTGCAGCTGTCGTGCCTGCTGCGGCGTCTGCGCCCGCCGCCTGCGCGCAAGATGAGCCGGTTGCTTTACGTGGGCGCCATGCGCGTGCTAAATACGGCTATGTGCATGGCCGGCTACAGCCCCTTCGACAGCCAGCTGGTGTTGCCCCACTACGCCGTCGCCCGGCTGCTGCTAGCGGCCGGCAACCCCCCGTCGGTGATTACGGCGATCTACCACACCGGCGGCGCGGCGCGGCGCGGCGGGCCAGCGCCAGAGCGGTGCCCGCCGGGCGTGATTAACGCGCGCCCGGGGCTGCTGAACGGGCCCCTCGCCGCGCAGGCGTTCCGCGACGCGGTGTATCATTGGTGGACGCGCATCCCCGACAAACTGACGCCGGACAAGATGTTTGTGTCGTACGACTGAGACATCGTCTACCATCTTTTATTATGATGTTTCCTTTCCCCCCCCCATCCCCTCAGGCAAATAAAAAATCGAAATCGGCCAGGTTGTACTCGAACTCTTCTATTGGCGGCTCGTCGTCGCCCTCGCGCGCGGCGAGGGCCGCCAGGGCGCCGTTCAGCATGCGCGCCAGCTCCTGCAGCACAGGCGCCATGTGAGCGCGACAGGCGATGTCCGGAAGCAACACGGGGGAGCGGTAGAGAGCCCAGGGTAGCGGGAAGGGCGCCGCCTCGTGGCCCGCCACAAGCACGTACGGCCGGGGGCCGTGGTCCGCGTCCAGCAGGTCGCCGCCCGAAAGCGCCGAGCGCGGCACCGCGCCCCAGTCGGCAATGGGCGCGGTCGCGCTCCAAAAACGCACGTCGCCGCGCCGCTCAAAGGCCGCGTGAACGAGCGCGTCACAGGCCGCGGCGGCGGCCGCGACCGTGTCGCTGGGGCGCTCGGGCTGGGCGACGGCGCGCCGCAGCAGCCCCGCAAGGCTGCGCTTGGCCATGCGCCCGAACTCAGTCCGGCAGGGGAATCCCACAAAGAGCTCACCCTCAGCGCCCCCCGCGGTGGCGTCCCAGAGCCAGTATTTGTTGGCCGACCACGAAACGGCATGCGTGAACAGGCCCTCGAAGCGCAGGTGCAGCTCGGCGCCTTCTGCGGGGTGCAGCCCCGCGGCGCGCAGCACCGCTTCCGCCGCGCGCTGGCAGTCGTCTCGCAGCGCGAGCGCCGCCGCGAGCGCGGCCTCGCGCGGCACAACCTCGGGCGCCGCGTCCCCGAAGGCGCCCCAAAAGCCATCCTTGACGTACGTGCACACGGCAAAGTTTCGCGCGTTGGCCGCGCGCTCCACGGCGGCTGCCACGGCGTTCGCCAGCGCGATGACGGCCTCGTACGCCGGCGCGTGCACGTGCCGCAGCCCGCCAAAAAAGGTCAAGAGCGAAGGCTTGAGCCCAGGGCGCCCGTCGCGGCGCGCGCAAATAGCGCGCGCCAGTCGCGCGTTCTCGGGAACAAGATGGGCGTACAGGGTGGGAAAAAAGGCCGAAAAGTCGAACTTGGCCAGCCAGAGCCCGCGCACGCAGGCGGGGCTGTTCAAGATGGTGCTCACGCGGCCCGCGGGCCAATCTGACCCGTCGCTGCCGCCCGGCGGCAGCGCGGCGCGCGCTGCCGCAATGCGGCGGTTCAGGCTTGCGACGGCGGCGCCGTCCAAAAAGTTCCACGGGCCGAGCGCGTGGTACACGTGCACGCCGAAGGCGGGCCAGAGCCCGTCCGTGAGAACGTGCGCGTCTAAGTCATCGCGCACGGCGCCGGCGTCGGCGGCCGAGACTACTAGCGGGACGCCCGGAAACCCCAGCAAGAAGCAGTAGTCGCGCTCTTCGCCGCCGGGGTTCAGCTGGGGCCCCAGAAAGCCGAGGACCTGCGCCGGTCCGTCGGTAAAGAGCGCCGCGTGCCACTGCGCAAACACAAGCATGGCGGCCATCGGCGAAAAGGCGCGCGCGTCGGCGACGACGCAGTCAAAGTTGACGGGCACGAGCGCGCGCACGACCACCGGGGCGGCGCTGCCTTCTGTGCGCACGCGGTACTCCCGGTGGGCAAACACGTCCGCCAGGCGCCCGGCCCGCTTCCGCGGGGGCTGGGCGATGTCGGCAAAGATTCGGTAGAAGCGGGCCGTCTTTGTAGTCAGCTCGAATTCGACGACGTTCCCGGGCGCGGAGAGGTCGGCGTGTCCGTCGCGCATGGCGCAGAGCCGCGCGCGCGCAAGGGAGCCGCCCCCGGCGGGAGCCGCCGCCGCCGCCGCGCGCACCGCGTCTTCCTCTACGGCCAGCCGTAGCGCCGAGCGCAGCACGGCCGCCCGCGGGGCCGCGTCGGCGGCATCGGGGGGCTCCTCGGCGGACACCAGCAACCCGGTGTCGTTGTCTACTCCAAAGCGCGTCTCTCGATAAAAGCGAAAGGGCCCAATCTGCGCGCGCAGCGCCGCCAGGGCACTTACGTACAGGGCCTTCCACGTCGCAGCGTGGCCGAGCGTTGCCAGCGGCAGCGCTCGGGGGGCGGCGGCGGCGCGCGCGAGGTCCTCCAGCCGCGCGGCCGTTACATCTCTCGCGCCGCGCGCGAGCGCGGTCACGCCACGCGCACACACGTTTACGAGGGCGAACTTGGCGTCGCAGCCGCCGTCGTCCATTCGGCAGAGTAGGGCGAGCAGCACGCGCGCGCGGTCGGGGCCCGCGGCCCACGCCGAATAAAGCGAGACCCCGCACACACAGCCGTTGCTGTGCGAAACCGGCATGGCGCGGTAAAGAGGGGGGGGGGGGGGAGGGCTACGGCAGACGAGCACAGGCCCGCGCGGCTAAAGCGCGCAAAAGTCGACCGCCCCCGCGGCGCAAGGCCAGTGCAAAGCCGGGACGCGTGCGAGCGCCGCTTCCAGCGAGGCTTCGGGGGGCGCGTCGGGCCCGGGCTCCGGGCCGCGTGCGGCGAAGCCAAGGAGCCGGCCCCACTTTGGGAGGCGCAGGCTGTACTTGGGGCTCGCGAAGCGCGCCTTGTGGCTCATCAGCAGGCGATACAACTCGCGGTGCGTGTCGCGGCCGGCGCGGTCGATGCCAGCCAAGTCCAGCAGGGCGACGATTTCATGTTTGCGCAGGTTCTTAACGCGCGCGTGGCCCGGGAAGGTTTGCGTGCTCTTCTGCAGCCGGGCCCCGAACACCTCTTCCCATATCACTTTGAACACGCTCACCGCGTGCGCGGCCGCGCCCAGCCCCACGCCCCGCCCCTGTGCAAAGCCCCGCCCAGAAAGCCGCGCGGCCACAGCGACCACAGGCCCGCGGGCCATCACGCCCGCCGGCGTGATGTTGCAGCGGGCGATTTCCAGTAAGCACTGCGCGTAGTCGTGCCCCCCCGGCGGCCCGACGAGCTCGACGATCGCCGGCTCCGTGAGGCCGTGGGCGGCGTCTGCGACGTCGTCGGCTTCGCCGCCGCCGCGGCGGCGCAGCAGCCCCAGCGCCCGGGCCATGCGGGCGCAGCCCCCAAACAGCCGCCAGTTGGCCTCCAGCGCGAGCCCGGGCGCCAAAGCCGCCGTCTCAACGGCGCCGGCCTCGGTGAGCACGGGCACCTCGCCCGAGGCGTAGTGGCGGTAGATGCCCGCGAATACTTCCAGGCTTTCGGCGGCGGCGGGCACGTGCAAGCAGCCGCCGAGCACGGCCAAGTTTACGAAGCGGGCGCGCGCCGCGGGGCCGTTGAGCGCGCGCAGCAGCTCTTCGAGCGCGGCGGGCGGGGCCCCGCCCGCGCGCAAGTACTTGTCCGCGAAGGCGGCCACGGCCGGGTGCTCGGCCAGGCCCTCGGCCGACACCGGGGACGGGATGCCGGCGGCCAATGCGCGCAAATCGGCCGCGGCCGCGGCCGCGTCGGCGCGCACGTCCGCGAGAAAGCGGCAGAATCCCGCGGCGGTGAGCGCTGCGCAGCCTTCCAGTTGGAACCCGACGCGGTTGTTCTCCAGCAGCGCGTGGAGGATGTTGAGGCTGTCGCTCGCGCTGGCCAGCGTGCAGCGCTCAAAGAGGTGCTTGTACTTGAAGCGCGGAAACAGCGCGAGTCCGCGCGCGCCGCGAAAGGCGGGGGCGCACGCCGCGCGGAAGCTGCAGCAGAGGAGGTTGGTGACCTCCGAGAAAGTCGCGGGCCAGCCGCCGTCCTCAGCCACCACGTGATTTAGCAGCATGGGCGTGAACACGGGCTCGGGGCGCGCGGCGCTGCTGTCGAAGTACACGCAGAGCTCGTTGTCGACGAGCGAGCGGATGCGCCCGAGCGACTGGTACACCGAGACCATGTCGGGGCCGTGGCTCATGGGCTTGACGTAGGCGAACATCGCGTGGAAGTAGCTGTGGTCAAAGCTGAGGCCGACGGTAATGACCGTCGTGTAGATGAGCACGCGAACGTCACGCCAGCGCGACACATCGCCCTCCGCGGGCCGCGTGGAGTTGAGCACCAGCACCGAGGGCGTGAAGGTGAGGCAAAAGCGCGCGGCGAGCTCCGAGAAGAGCACCGTCGAGGAGAAGACGCAGACGTTGTGGCCCGCCTCGAGGCGCGCCCGGAGCCGCGTAAAGAACGAAGCGCCGCCGTCTTCGGCGCCGTCCTCGGCGTCCCCCTTAAGCCGCGCCGCCAGCACGCGGGCGCCCAGCCGCCGCGCGACGGTGCAGCGCCGCTGCGAGAAGCCCGCCGACGCATAATCGCAGATGACCACGTGCACGCTGCCCGCGCCGCGCAGCGCCGCCAACAAATCCACGAGCTGCGCGTTCACCGTCGCGTCCATCGCCACAATCCGCGGGCACCGCCGCAACAGCCGGTGCAGCAGCGCGTCAACCCGGTGCAAGCGCCCCATCGTCGGCGAATACAACTGGGCCAGGGTGGACATAACTTCGTCCAACACTAGTATATCGTAGTCGCCCAGCAGCTCCTCGTCCACTCGGTGCAGGCTCTCCACTTGCACCAGCAGCCGCCGGTAGGCCGCGCCCGTCATCACGTAGCTCCGCGCGTCAAAGTACGTCGCGAAAGCCGGCAGCCCCGCGTCGCGGAGCCGCTCGTGCAGCGTGCGCGTAAAGCTGCGCCGACAGGAGACCACGAGGACGCTCGCATCCGTGGCCCCCAGCGCCTCGCCCAACCAGCGCAGCAGTGCCGTCGTCTTGCCCGAGCCCATCGGCGCGCGGACCACGGTCACGCGCCGGGCGTCCGCTGCAAGCGGGGACGGCAACGCGACGGGGCGTCCTGATTGGTGCTCCACGCAAACGGCGGGGTGGCGCCGGCGAACGCGCTCGCTCAGGTCCGCGCCGTATAACATCCGCGCCAGCGACGCGCTCGACGCATAACGCGCTTCTTCGCCCCCGTCGCTGCACGCGCCCGCACCCTCGACGCGCACCGCATCGGCCGCTGCCCCCGGCGTTGCCGTCATGGCGGGCTCCGCGCAGCCTGCCGCCGTGCACTGGCGCTTGTGGCTCGCTCAGGTCGGCGTCTTCGCCGCGCTGGCGCTGCTGCTGCTGATCACCCTGATCGGCGCCGCTTCGCCGGGCGCGGGGCTCCCCTGCTTCTACGCGGCCATAGTTAATTACAATGCGCGGAACCTCTCGGCCGACGGCGGCGCCTGGGCGCAGCGGGAGCTCGGCGCGCGCCACCCGGCGCTGTTTTTGGAGACGCCGACCACAGCGGCCTTCTCCGCGTACACGGCCGTAGTTCTGCTCGCCGTCGCCGCCTTTGACGTCGCGGCCGCTATAATCATTCGCCGCGAAAACTCAGGGGGTTTTGCGGCGGCGTATCATATGAACGCGCTGGCGACGCTTGCCACGCCCCCGGGTGCGCTGCTGCTGGGCGCGCTGGCGGCCTGGACGCTGCAGGCGGCCGTGCTGCTGCTGTCCCACAAGATCATGGTCTTGGCCGCGGCCACCTACCTCGCGCACGCTGGCGCCGCCGCCGCCTTCGTCGGGCTCTTTTGCACCGCCGGGCTGCCCGGCGCCGAGTACGCGCAGGCCGTGCACGCCCTCCGCGAGAGGAGCCCGCGCGCCCACCGCCTGCTGGGCCCCGGGCGCGCCGTGATGATCAACCTGGCCGGCGGCCTGCTGGCGCTGATCATTGGCACCGCGCCCCTGATGCTCGGCCAGCTGCTGGGGGCCGGGCTGGGGCTGTCGCTGGCACAAACGGTCGTCGCCGGCGTGACGGTCTTCTGCCTCGCCGCCGTGCTCTTTTTGGTACTGACCGAGCTAGTCCTGTCGCGCTACACGCAAGTGCTGCCCGGGCCGGCCTTTGGAACGCTGGTGGCAGCTAGCTGCATCGCGGTCGCCTCGCACGACTACTTCCACCAGCTGCGGGGGGTTGTGCGCACGCAGGCCCCCGGGCTGCCGCTAGGCGTAAAGCTGGCGCTGGCCGGCGTCGCCCTGCTGGCCGTGGCCATGCTCGTGCTGCGGTTGGTGCGCGCCTGCCTGCACCACCGGCGCAAAGGCAGCGCCTTCTACGGCCACGTGAGCGCCGCGCGACAGCAAGCGGCGCGCTACATCGCCCGAGCGCGCAGCAGCCGCGGCATGGCCCCGCTCGAAGGCGACGCAGCGGCGCTGCTGGACCGCGGCGTCGCCTCTGACGACGAGGAGGCCGTGTACGAGGCGGACGCCCGCCCCGCCCGCCAACCATACCGCTAAGGAGACCGGAGGTCCCCCACTCCCGCGTTCACACCCCCGCCCCCCCCCCCGCTCCCCACCCCCCGCGCACGTCAAATAAAGATGCTATCAAATCGTGTAATTCTTTGCGTGTGTTTATTGTCGCGGGTCTGCCGCGGGTCCGCGGCCGCTCAATACACCTCGCGGCGCTGCGGCCGGTACGGTTTTACGGGGGGGCGCTGCCCGCGCCGGGGGGCGCTGGTGATGACGTCGGACCAGTCGTCGTCGGCGTTTTTTTTGTCCTCGCCGCCCTCCTCCCCCGCGGCGGCCCCGGCCGTCAGGGCCTGCAGGTCGTCGAGGCTGAAGTCCTCAAAGGCGGCCGCGTCTAGGGCTACGAGGTCCCCGGCGCGCGTCAAGATGCGGTTGCGGCGGCATCGGCTGCACGACGCCGCCTGTCCCATGACTCCTTGACGGCCGCCCGAAACGCTTCCCGGGCCGGCTGCTCTAGCGACTCGCGCGCGAGCTCGCCGTCGACCACCACAGGCGTGGCGATCAGCAGAACGGGGACGGCGCCTTCGCGCGGTACGGTACACGTCTCCGCCCCCGGCCCCGCGCGCACTTCGAGCGGGCCCTGCTCGCGGGCGCGCCGCTGCCGGCCGATGAAAGTGACGAGATGCAGCGCCGCGGCGCGCTCGGGGAAGTGGCCCGCGAGGACGTAGCTCTGCACGAGGATCTGCTTGAAGTTCGCGTGCCGCGGGTTGGCGAACAGGGGCGCTTCGAGGGCTGCCTCGCCGGTGTCCCACGTGGCGAGTCCAATAGCGCCCGAGTGAGCGGCGGGCTCGTTAAATAGCCACACGCGCGACGTCACGCTCCGGTTCAGCGCCAGGTGGCGCCAGTCAAACTCGGAGCAGCGCCGCGCCGGTGCGGCGCCGGCAGGCGGGGGCGGCGCCCAGGCGTCGGCGCAGCTCGCCAGCGCTTCCGCGGCGCCGGGGCAGCCGTCGGGAGGGCAGTGCTCCACCCCGGGGCGGCGCACGGACCGCAGGAAGGCACGCAGCGCCGCGGCGCTGCGCGCCGCCAACAGGGCGGCGTACGCGCGCGCCGTCGCGCCGCCGTCGTCGGGGTCGAACGCGTACTTGGCGCGGCACTTAATCTCAAAGACCCCCAACGCGGTCTGGGTGGGATGCGGCGCCAGCTCGCCCCGCGCGTCCCGGTCGCAGACCAGCATGTCGATGGAGGCGCCAAGCGCCCCCGTGCGCGGGTCGATCAGGAGGCCGCAGGTGTGCGCCTCTGCGCCCGCCCCCGCCGCGCTTTCGGCCGCCGCCCCGGCCGCGGCGTCAAACACAAACACGGGCCCAAGCTCGTCTGCGCGCCCCCCGCCGTCCGCCAGCCCGTCGGGCGTTGGGAGGTCGCCGGGCGGGACGCAGCAGGCGCGCACTAGCGCTCGCGCCAGGGGCTCATTATCGCGCCCGAAGGCCGTGGCTGCCGTGTTGCGCTCTTCGGCCGCGCCGCGGCCCAAGCGCACTAGCGGCCGCGGGCCGGCGGCGCCCCAGCGGACCGACGAGGCCGTGGCCAGGCTCCGCCGGAGCAGCCACCACAGATCGCAGGCGGCCTGGCCGCGGGTCGCGGCCTCGACAGCGAGAAAAAGCCCCCGGGCGCCGCGCGCCGCGGCTGGCTGCGGCGCGCCCGCACGGGCGAGCACGTGCCGGACGTACGCCGCGCGGCAAACGACCGGGTCGTCGCCGTCGCCTTCGCCCGCCGCCTCGGCCAGAAACTCGTCCATGCTGCTCTCCATAAGCCCTTCCGGCAAGCGCTCCAGCGCGGCGCGCGCGCTGTCGAGCTCGAAGCGGGCCCGCTTCGCGAGCGGCGCCCGACTCATGACCACAGCACGAGCGCGGCGCGCCGCGCTCGCGGGTTCGGGTGGCAAAAGAGCGCGGCAAGCTCCAGCGCGCGGCGCACAGGCGCCGCCGCGAGCGCTTCGCGCACGCGCTCCGTGTACCGCGCGCGGTGCGCTTCGGTAGTGCGGTCGAAGGCCGCGCGGATCGCCACGTTGCCGATGGCCGCCCGCACGGCCGCGGGCTCGTCCCACGGCACGCCGCACGCGGCCGTGCGCGGGGTTGCCGGGAAGACCAAGGGGAGGAGCGCGCACCGGTGCGCCAGAATGCCGATGACCAGCCCGCAGGTCACGCGGCGCGCGCTCATGTGCAGTGCGCCCTGGCGCCGCGCACACTGGACCTCGGGCGTTTCGCGGGCGCCGGTTAACACCAGCTCCAGCAAGGCGTGGCCGAGCGCGTACAGGTCGATGGCCAGTCCTAGGTCCGCGGGCAGCGGCTCGGGGCGCCCGCGAAGGCCGTGCCGGTTAAGGAAGTCGAGGAGCATCTCCGAGGGCCGCGTCGCGCAGTGGCCCATAACAATTTCAGGGTCTGGCATCCGGGCGTCGGGCGGCAGGCGCAAACGCAGGCGCCCTCCGGCGACGGCGTCAGACGCGCCGTCGCTGTTGCCGTCGTCCGTCGACACGAGAAACTCCGCGTCGGCCAGCGCCGACTGCGCGGTGAGCGTCATCAAGCTGAAGTCTCCGAGCACCGCCCGCGTGATGAGCGCGCCCGCGGTGTTAACGAATATGTTGCCGCCCTTGATGTCCAGGTGCGCGAGGCCGCAGCTCGCGTTTAGAAACACGACCGCGCGGCCGAGTCCGACGAACGCGCGCTCGATCGCCGCCAGTGCGGCGGGCGACAGGACGGCGCGCCCCGCCGCCTCCGCGTAGGCCACCAGGTCCGCGTCATACGCGGGCAGGGCTAGCTGCCGGCGCCGCAGGCTGAACCCGCACGGCCGGATGATGGCGTCGGCGCGCGCGTGCCGCAGCGCGCGCAGCGAGCACTCGCCCGCGAGCAGCGTCACGAGCAGCTCGTGCTCGAAGTCGGCGGCACTCGCAAAGGTCTTTACGGCCACGCCGGCGGCCTCGTGCACAACGACGCTCCCGTAGCCGCCGGCCCCGCGCAGCTGCGCGGGGCCGGCGAGCTCGGCCGCCGAAGGCATGCGCAGACTCGCGTCCGCGACAAAGACCGGGCACCCGGGCCGCTCAACTGCCGCCAGCCGCAAGATGTGCGCGCGCGAGCGCCGCCGCCGGCGGCTCGCGGGGCGGATCGGCGCGCGGCGTAGCGCGGATCCGGCGGCCCGAGGCGGCGAGGGCGGCAGCACCGCAGCCGCCGCGAGGAGGTCTGCGCCCCCTGGCGCGCCGGAGGCGGGGGCGCTGAAGAGCCGGCGCGGGGGGTCAGGGGGTGCTGTGGGGCGGCCGTCTCTCCCGGAAAGCAGCGGCAGGCCCAGCCTGGCCCGCCGCCGCTGCCGCCGAGCCTGCATCTACGCGCGCGCCGGCTGGCGCCGCCGCGAGCCCTCCGAGCGGCGCGGCGGGCCAGTCGTCGCTTAACACGTCCGGTCCGACGCGCGGCGCGCTCTGGAGCAGCCACTGGGCGAGCAGGCTTTCGTCGTCCCCGTCCAGCCAGGCCCCGCCCACGCCCACGTCGCCCCCGCAGTCCGCGGCGGCGTCGCCCATGCGCTCCTCCTGGTCCAGCAGCGCGTCCTCCGCGTCGTCAAACGCGCGCAGAAAGTCGCCGCGCAAAAAGCGGCGATTTTCGGCCAGCACGGCGGCCACGGCCGCTTGGGCGGCCACGCGTGTCTCTATGTCGCGGGCGTGCTGCCGGACGGCCTCGACGCGCGCCGCCGCCCGGATCTGCCCCCCCAAGTCGCGGCGCGCGGCCTTCGCCGCCGTAAAGGCGTGTATAAAGGCCGGGTCGTCCCGGTCCGCGCCGGCGCGGACCAAGTCCACGACGCGCGACTTGAAGATCGCCTCCCTCCGGTGTGCTTCTTCCAGCCGCAGCCGCCGCCGGCGCGCAGCCGTTCGGCTCCCCGGCGCCGGGTCTCCCGCGAGCGCCGCCGTCGCCATCGGCAACCGCGGCGGGGGCGGGGGCGGGGAAGACGCAGTCGCGCCCGTGACGCGCGCGAGCGATGTTCGGGGGCGCCGTGGGCGAGCAATCCGCCCGCTACTTTCAGCGGCTGTTGCGCGAGCGGCAGCGCCGCGCTGCGGAACGGGGAGCGCGGCCCGACGGCGGCGGCGGCGCCCGCGGGGAGGACGACGCGCGGGTCCCCTTCCTCGACTTTGCCGTTGCGGCCCCCAAGCGCCACCAGACGGTCGTCCCAGGCGTGGGCACGCTGCACGGGTACTGCGAGCTGGCGCCGCTGTTTGCCGCCACGGCCTCTCGCCTGCTACTGACGAGCATGGCGCGCGCCGAAGCCGGGTTAAATACCGGCACCGGCGAGGCGCACGTTTCCCGGGAGCTCGCGGGGGTCTTGAGCGCCCTGCGCTTCGCGGCGCACCCGCCCGCAGAGGCGGCGGCGCACTGCAACGCGTACCACAGCGTCATGGCGGCGCTGGAGTCCATGCGCGCGTCGGGCGCGTTTGCGCAGGTGGCCGCGTTCGTCGCGCGGTTCAGCCGGCTGGTGGGCACGTCGTTCTCGCACCTCGGCGGCGGCGATGACGCCGACCCCCCCCGCGCCAAACGCGCGCGCGTAGAGCCCCCCAGCGGCCAGACGCGGGGCGCGCTGGAGCTTTTCCAAAAGATGATTCTGATGCACGCGACGTACTTCGTGGCGGCGACGCTGTTGGGGGACCACGCCGAGCGCATTGGCGCCTTTTTGCGCGTGGCCTTCAACACGCCGGACTTCTCAGACGCCGCGGTCGCCCACTTCCGGCAGCGGGCCACGGTGTTCCTGGTACCACGGCGGCACGGCAAGACCTGGTTTCTGGTGCCGCTGATCGCGCTGGCGCTCGCCACGTTCAAGGGCATCAAAATCGGATACACGGCGCACATCCGCAAAGCCACCGAGCCCGTATTCGAGGAGATCGTGGCGCGGCTCCGGCAGTGGTTCGGCGGCGAGCGCGTAGACCACGTCAAGGGGGAAGTGATCTCCTTTTCGTTCCCGGACGGCGCCCGCAGCACGATCGTGTTTGCATCCAGCCACAACACAAACGTAAGTACACAGAAAACGCGCACGCGCGAAATAGGCTAACAAGTGTGTTGTTTATTGGTATCTTGGTATTTTGGAAAAAAAGGGGGTGCGTGCAAACGGCGCGAGGGGGCGACAGAGCGGGCACGGCGGTCCTAGTACGCGCTCAGCCCCACGGCGAGCCGCGCGCTGCCGCACACGCTTCGCATCGCGCGGCAGCTGCTCGCGAGCAGTCGCGTGACGTCGTCGTCCATGACGCGCAGCTGCCAGCCGGCGCCGTTCACCGGCACGGCTTCGCCGCGCGGCCCGACGCCGGCTAGCAGCTCGGGGAGCGCGCCCGTGATCCGCGGCCGGCGTCGCGAGCCCAGAATGCGCACCCGCGCGACCGCGTCCGTAAAAAGCACTCGAAACAGGCTCGAGTCCCCCGCGACGGGCACGTCCTGGCGGCGGGCCTTCTTCCACAGGCACGGCGCGGCGCACGGGCACACGTCGCACGCGCCCGGCTCCGGCGCCGCGTTAAGCGCGTCGATGTGCCATTTGGCGGTGCACGCCGCGCAGCCCTCCGGGTGGCTCAGCAGCCGCCCGAGCACGCCCCCGAGGCTGCGCGAGCGCCAGCCTGCGGGGCACAGGGCCAGCAGGGCTTCGTCCATCTGCACGAGGTAGAGGCGCCGGTCTGCGTACGACCACCACACGCCCGGCGCCAGCTGGAAGCAGTCTGCGGCGTCGCGCGGCGGGCGCGCGAAGGCCGTAAAGGCGAAGGGGTCCACATGCTCCGCGGGCGCGGGCGGCACGACCTCGGCGCTCGGGTCGGGGAGGTCGGCCGGCGCGGGGACAGCCACCGCGTCGCGGAAGACCGCCCGCACTCGCGTGCTGCCCGGCACCAGCGCCCGCGTGCGCACGCCGGCGACGCAGGCGCGCGCGACCGCGCCGCCAAAAAGCACCAGGACGTGGAAGTGCCGCGGCGGCAGCTCCAGGGAGCGCGGCCGCGTGATGTAGAGGGTGACGCGAACGGCAGCGCCGGGACTCGCGTCTTCCGGCGACACCAGCCGCGCGAGCAGCCGGCCGAGCGTGGCCACCGCCACGTAAATCTTTACGCGCGAGTCGCTGCGCACGAGGTGCAGGCAGCCCAGCTCCTCCGTCAGCGCGCGCGCCAGCAGCGCGCCCGCAGCGGCGGGGTCCTCGGCCATGCGCCGCGCTTGCCCGCCCGCCGTTCGTCGCGCTCACGGGGCCGGCGCGCCTGGGGGCGCGGGGAGGGGGCGGCCCAGCCGCCCGAGCACCGCCTCGCAGAGGCGCGCAGGCCAGTCCAGGTGCGCGGCGACGTCGGCCTCCAGGGCGAACCCGCCCGGGAACACGACGGTGCACCGCAGCCGCCGCGAGAAGCCTACGCACGCGTACGCGTACGACTCGCCGGGTGCGTATGAGCCGCAGGCCGGCGCGCGCCCGCTTTTGGCGCCCGCGTCCAAGAGGCGGATCGAGCCCGGCCGCCGCCCGGACTCCTGCGCCGTCGTGGCCGCGAGGGGCGAGCGCGAGACCTTTATGACCTCCCCGCCAAAGCTGAAGTAATCAAACAGCAGGGCGCGCTCGCCGCCCGCCAGCAGCGAAAAGCACGCGCGATGATACGGCAGGACGCCCCGGCCGCCGGGGCTCGTCGCCGAGAGGTGCGCCACCGCCGCCGCGCAGAGCGCGCTGTTCAAAAACTCCCGGGCCGAGAGCGCCCCCAGCGCGCTGGCCAGTGCGCGCAAAAAGGCCGGCACGCGCCGCGCCACGTCCTCCAGACATCCGCGCTGGGCCTCCCGCACGTCGTAGTGGAACCGCTGGGGTAGGTCCGGGCGGGCCTCGCACGCGCGCGCAAGCGCGCGCACCAGCGCGCGCGCGCACGCCGCCTTGAAGCGCTCGGCCAGCAGTACCTCGGCGCCCGCGTCGAAGGCCTCCACGGGCGGCGCGCCGTCCTCGCCCAGCGGCGCCGCCAGAAACGGGTGCCGCCGTGCGAGCTCGGCCCGCGCGGCCGCGGAAAGCGCACGAGGGTGCGCCACGCCCTCGCGCTCGCAGGCACGCGCGAGCTCCCCGGCCACCGACTCGGGCCGGCGGGCCGGGCCGGGCGCCCGGCGCCCGCCCCAGCCCGCCGACTGCTCGTACGCCACGACGACGAAGCCCTCGCCCGTCTCGTAGTGCCGCCGGGCCACGAGCGAGAGCGGGCGCCGGCGCCACGCGTCGCACGGCGTGTCGCCGCCCAGCAGCGCGCAGTGCCCCGCGTCGAACCACTCGGTCAGTGTGCGGGCCTGTCGGGTCGCCGCCGTCGCCACGAGGGTGTCGCCCGCCAGCGCCCGCGCGACCGCGCCAAGTCCGGGCCCGGCGGCCCGCGGCTCCGTCGCGGGCAGCAGCGCGGTCGCGGCGTCGGGAGGCAGGACCGGCGCGGTGGCGGCGCAGGCGGCGGCGGTCGCGCGCGCGCCTTGAAGCAGCCCCGCCGCTACCGCGCGCGGGCCGCCGATTGGCGCGCGCGCGCGCCGCAGCGGGTGCCGCGCCGCTACTACTTCTGCGGCGCGGCGGATGAGCGCCAGGACCTCCTGGTCGCTGTCCTCGAGGCGGGCGACCGCGGCGGGGTCGTCAAAGCCGCCTTCGGCCAGCAGGCGCTCCGGGCGGATCTGCCCGCCGGGCGGCAGCGGCGGCGCGCGACCGCCCTCCGTCAGGCAGGCCTCCATGTGCTCGGCCGCGGCGACGGCGGCGGCCGGCAGGCCGGCATGGCGCCGCGTATAGTGCACAAACTGCCAGCAGAGGGCGGCCAGGCGCGGGACGTCGGCCTCGTAGCGGGTGCCGGCGGGCAGCAGCTCTTCGTAGGCGAAGAGCAAGTCGACGAGCTCGCCGTCGGCCATTTCCAGCCGCAGCGCCGCGCGCGTGAACGGGTCGAAAAAGGCGCCCTCCCCGCCCTCGGGCAGGGCGACGGGCAGGGACACGAAGAGGCCGCCGCGGTCTTCGCCGCCGCCAGCGGCGGCGAAGATCGGGGGCCGGGCCGCCGGCTGCGTGGGCAGTAACACGCTGGCCAGCGCGCCCGCGGGGACGTAGGCCGCGAACACGGGCTCCCAGGCGCTGCAGGCGCCGCTGCCGTGGAAGCGCGTCTGTGCCGCGGCGGAAAAGTCCGCGCGCGCGCTCCCGCCGCGGGGTGCCCCCGCCGCGGCCCCCGGCGCCCCCCCCGAGGCCGTGAAGAGGCGACCGGGGTCCGCCCCGGCGGCCCGTAGGCAGTCGCTCGATATGATTAGGTGGACGACGGTGCCCGCGGCGCTGCGTCCGCGCGCCAGGCAGTGCTTAGTCTCGTTGGCGAGGTGCGCCTCCATGGCGTCGGGTCGGGACGAGGTCGGCACGCGCGCTGCTCACGCCTCTTTTTCTATTATTTGCGTCTCGCAGGGCATCCGCGGGCAAGACTTCAACCTCCTCTTCGTGGACGAGGCCAACTTTATCCGCCCCGAGGCCGTCCAGACGATAGTCGGGTTCCTGAACCAGGCCAGCTGCAAGATAATCTTCGTCTCCTCGACCAACACCGGCAAGGCCAGCACGAGCTTCCTCTACAACCTCAAGGGCGCCTCTGACGGGCTGCTCAACGTGGTGACGTATATATGCAACGAGCACACGCCGCGTGTGGCGGCGCACGGCGGCGCCACCGCGTGCTCGTGTTACGTCCTCAACAAGCCCGTCTTCATCACCATGGACGCCGCCGCGCGCAACACCGCCGAGACCTTCCTGCCCAACTCGTTCATGCAGGAGATCATTGGCGGCGGCGAGGTCGCGCGCCGCGCCGAGCCCGCGGCCGTGTTCACCCGCGCGGCGGGCGAGCAGTTTCTGCTCTATCGGCCATCCACGGCGGCGGCCCGCGGCCCGTGGCCCGAGCGGCTCTACATGTACATCGACCCGGCCTTCACGAGCAACGCCCGCGCCTCCGGCTCCGGCATCGCCGTCGTGGGGCGGCATCGCGGCAGCTGGCTGGTGCTGGGCCTGGAGCACTTTTTTTTGCCGGCGCTCACGGGCAGCTCGGCCGCCGAGATCGCGCGGTGCGCCGTGCGCTGCTTCGCGCAGGTCATGGCCGTGCACCGGCGCCGCCTCGACGGCCTCTTTGTCGCCGTCGAGGGCAACAGCAGCCAGGACTCCGCGGTCGCGATCGCGCTCGGCGTCCGGCGCGAGCTCGACTCGCTGGCCGCGTCCGGTGCCGTGCCCATGCCCGCCGAGACGCGCTTTTACCACTGCCGCCCGCCCGGGAGCGCGGTGGCCTACCCCTTTTTTTTGCTGCAGAAGCAGAAGACGGCCGCCTTTGACCACTTCATCCGCTTATTCAACTCCGGGCGCGTGGTTGCCTCCCAGGACCTGGCCTCGCTGACCGTGCGCCTGCAGACAGACCCCGTGGAGTACCTCTTTGAGCAACTGCAAAACCTAACCGAGAGCACCGCCGGCCCCGGCGGGGCCCGGGCCTTCTCGGGCAAGCGCCGGGGCGCCGCCGACGATCTAATGGTGGCGCTAGTGATGGCCGTGTTCGTGGGCAGCCTCCCGCCCACCGACGGCGCCTTCTGCCCGCTGGCCCCCCGCCCGCCGGCGGACTGAGCCTGGCGCCCCGCCCCGTCGCTGTCCCCAATAAACAAATAAACGGCAAACAAACTGTGTATGTGCGAGCGTGTGTCAGCTCATTTATTGTCGTGCGTATTAACACCGGTGAGGGGGGAGGGGAGCCGCCACCACAGCCGCCCCTAAAGCGGCACCACGATGGGCGCCTTTTCGCCCACACGCACTACCGAGGGCCCGTCGAACGTGCACACCTTCGCCAGGGGGCGCGCGCCGACCGCGTCTCCCAGCCGGGTCGCCGAGCTAATCCAGGCCGCCAGCGCCCCGTACAGGCAAAAGCGCCGGCCGCCGTCCTGCCGCGGCTCGGCCGGCTCCAGGCGCAGCAGCTGCCCCGCCTCGCGCGAGGCGCTGCCCAGCTGCACGATGGCGTTGGCCACGCCGTCCTGCAGGCCCTGCGTCAGCAGGTTGGGGATCAGCGACAGCAGCAGCAAGCTCCCCTCGTTGACGTTGAAGACCATGTTCAGCACGAGGGTGCGCGCGGCCGCGTCCGCGCCCTCGCGGCACAGCACGTCCGGCGTCACCTGGTAGCGGCGCCCGTTGTGGTACATTACGTCGGCGGCCCGCGGGCGCGCGGCGGCCGCGCGGTCCCCCAGCGCCTCTACCGCGCGCGCCACCACGCGCGCCACCAGCTCGCGCGCCTGCGGCAGCGGCACCGTCATGGGAAACAGCAGCTCCGCGCCCGCCGAGGCCAGCGCGAGCCGGTCGCCGGGCCCCAGCAGCGGCGGCAGCAGGCATACCGCGTCCCCGTTGCAGAGGTCAAAGGGGCCCGTGTTTTGCAGGAAGGCGCCGCGCGGCATGGGCCCCACGCCGAGAGGCGCCGCCATCATTCGCCCCGGCGCCACGCGCAGCACCACGGCCGGGAACCGGCAGCGGTACGCGGCCATCAGCCCCAGGGTGTCTGGCGCGACGCCGTTGACCGAGAAGGAGGCCAGCGCCACGTCCGCCAGCGGCACGCGCCGGCGCAGCGTGGTAAAGAATACCACCTTGCCCTCGCACTTCTGGAGGGCGGCTAGGTCGCCGTGAGAGAGGTCTCCGGGGAGCACAATCTCCACCTCGAACGCTTCGGGCTGGGCCATCGCTGCGCGGGGCGCCGGCGGAACTGACGCGCCCCGCGCACCGCGGCGGCGTTTTTATGCGCGGGTGCGCGGGGCGGGGCGGGCGCGCCTAGCCCACCGGCAGGCAGCCCCGCACCGGCGAGGCGTCGCGGATCAGGTACTGCGCAAAGTGGCCCTCCTCCAGCCGGCCCTCGACGCCCGCGGCCGCGCCGCCGGGCGCGGCGAGGCGGTCGCGCAGCAGCGCCGCGTCGCTGGCGCACAGCGGCGGGTACGCCTCCTGAAACAGCGCGCACGGGTCTTCTACGAGCTCCCCGGTGCCGGGGGGCTGCTTGAACTGCAGCTCCGTGTCCGACGTGCTCCGCGACACGCCCGCGCCCACCTCCGCAATCAGCCGGCTCATGCAGCGGTCCTTGGCCGACACCTCCGCCGGCGTGAAGAACTTGAAGCAGGGGCTGTACACCGGCGAGGCGCCGCTCATGTTGTACTGCCCGTTGTAGAGCCGGTCGCCGTACGAGTGTCGCTGCGAGGCCCACGGGTTAACGGTGGCGCGGTGCGGGTGGGCCGGGTCGCCCTGGCCATGGTCGAACATGAGGTCGTCGGCGTCCGACTCGCCGTCGCCGGCGTAGGCCGCGCCTGCCGAGCGCCCGCGGGGGTTGCACGGCGAGCGGAAGTACGCGAGGTCCGCCGAGACAGGCGTCGCGATGAACTCGCAGACCGCAGCCTGCCCGCGCGCCGTGCCCGCCGGCGCGGCGGGCATAATGGGCCCGAAGAGCGGCGCGGGGCCCTGCGGCCGGATGCGGCTCCCGGCGTTGACGCTGTCGCGCACGAAGCCGTCCGCGTCCCCGTTCACCATGGGCGGGTCGCCGCGCGTCATGTACAGGTTCTGCGGCGTGTTGCCCAGGTCTGTGAGCGGCGTGCGCATGGCCGCGGCGGCGTAGGCCGCCGTGTAGCCCACGCCGAGGTCCACGTGCGCGCGCGGCTGCGTGAGCGTAAACCCGACGCCGCCGACCGCCTCGTGGCGCGCCACCTGCAGCTGCCCGACAAAGTACGACTCTGAAGCTTTCTCCGCAAAGAGCATGTTCTCCGTGGCGAAGCGGTCTTGTCGCACGACCGTGAGCCCGAAGCCGGGGTGCAGCCCCGTGCGCAGCTGGTGCGTCAGCGCCAGCGGACTCAGCTTGAAGTATCCGCCCATCAGCGCGTAGGTGAGCGTGTTTTCGTCGGCGCGGCTCTGCGCCGCGTGGTGTGCCACAGGCTGCCGCACGGTGGCGTAGTAGTTGGCGCCCACAAAGTGCGGCACGGGCGGCACGTGCCGCGCGGCCAGCAGCGCGTTTTGGCCCAGCCCGCGCATCGCGTGCAGGTGGTCCGGGCAGGCAAAGAGCGCGTGCACGGGCGCCGGGTAGAAGAAGGCCCCGTCCAGCAGCGTTTCGTCGTTCCGCTGGTACGCCATCATCAGCACGCCGTGGTGCAGCGCCGCGTCCAGCGTGCGCATGTTCCGCGTTGCGGCCGTGGCCGTCCCCGCGTCGGGGCCCGCGTCCACCACCACCACCGAGGTGCGCTCGGCCATGTTGGTCACGGCTTCCTGCAGCACCAGCAGCGCGTCCGCGTCCACCGCCACGCGCGCGTTGTGCAGCAGCACGTTGAAGGAGTTGGCCACCAGGTTCGTCGGGTGCAGCGGGTGGCGCGGGTGCTCGGGGCCCGCGGGCGGCTCCTCGTCGGGGGGCAGATCCGGCACCACGACCGACTGCACCAGCGGGTACACGCGGTCGTAGTGCACGCCCATGCTGCAGCACGCGCCGCGCGCGAAGGCCGGGACCACGGCGTAGTAGAAGATCTTAGCCAGCACCAGCCACTCGTCGCCATGGTGCGGGACCGGGTACGCCCCGGGGCCGCCGCCGCGCACGGGTCGGTTGTGCACCAGGTCGGGCCCGACGTTGCGGAAGTTGGCTTCGGCCAGCTCGCGCCGCGCCACGACGTGCGGCGCGGCGCCGTTTACGCGTGCGCGCGCGCCGCGCGCCGGGTCCGCGCGCTGCAGCGCCATCACCGCGTCGCAGTCCCAGATGAGCGGCGGCGGAAGCACCGGGTCCAGCAGCGCGTGGTTCAGCGCGGCGTGCTCCTGCTCGCCGCCCAGGGGCGCGTGCGGCACTGTGTACTCGTCCACGAGCCGCCGCAGCGCGTGCAAGTGCTCCAGCAGGTCCTTGTAGACCGCCGTGCAGTCCTCGGGCAGCTCGCCGTTGCCCAGGTACGCGTTGATGTACATCACCATGGGGAAGCTGTTCACAAAGGCGGCGCAGCGCGAGTTGCGCCAGTAGCTGGTCACGCATTGCATCACCAGCCGCGCCAGCGCGCAAAAGGTGCGCTCGCTGCCGTGGATGACCGCCTCGATGATGTAGAAGGCCATGGGGTAGTTCGGGTCCCGAAAGGCACCGCGCACCGCCGCCACCGTTGCCGGGCTCAGCCGGTGCCGGTCCACGCTCAGCTCAAAGCCGCGCCCGTCGCGAAAGTCCACCGGACACAGCGGCACCGGGATGTTGCCGTTGATGATACGGGGCATCGCCTGCATGGCCGGCATCACCTGTGGTGGGTTGGGTGGCCCTGGCAGCTCCACGTCCGCGGGCCCCAAAAAGAAGTCAAACGCCGGGTGCAGCTCGAGCGGCATGTTTGGGTTGCCGGGCGCCACCATCTGTTCCGGCGTCATGGCACACTCCATCACCCAGCGCGGCCGCGCGGGCAGCAGCGCGTGCCAGGCGTCCAGGAAGTGCCGCACCTGGTCCGCGAGCTCCTGCTCGCCGGGGTCGGCGACGTACGCGCCGAAGAGGCACCACTCCGCCTCTCGCCTCTGGCGCGCGCCGGCGCGCAGCGCCGCCAGCACCGGGTCCACGTCCAGAAAGGACGGGTGACAGAGCGTGCCCATGGCCGCGCCGAACGAAACCTCCGTCAGCGCGCCGTCCTTGTTGAAAAAAAACACCGACCGCGGCGGGAACATGCGCGGGTCGGGGTGCCCGGGCGGCGGCGCGAAGCTGCCCGAGTGCCGCGAGTAGCGGTCCGCAGGCGGTTTGTACAGCCCCAGCGGCATGACAAACGTCAGGTCCATGTTGCCTACCAGCGGGTAGGGCACCCGCGTGGCCTGGTACACGCGCTTCTCTAGGGCCTCCAAAAACACTAGCCGGTCCCCAACGGCCACCAGGTCCGCCTTTACGCGCGCCACTGCCGGCGCGTCGTAGTCGGCGGCCACGGCCAGCCCCGGGCCCGCGGTCCCCTCCAGCCCCAGCAGATGCGCGGCCACGTCATCCAGCCCGCGCAGCGCCTTGCCCATCGTTAGCGCCGTCACCAAGTTCAGCCCCGAGATCACGAACTCGCCGTACGTCACGGGCACGTCCGCCTCCGAGTCGGCCAGCGCCAGCACGCCGCCCAGCAGCCGCTGCTTGATGCCCGCCGTCGTCACCAGCACGCCATCCACCGGGCGCCCGCGGCTGTCGCAGTGCGTCAGGCGCGGCACCGCCACCGACGCGGCCGTGCAGCCCACGAGGTCCGTAATCTTGGCCAGCGCGAGCTCGCGCCCCGGCGCCCCCTCGCTCTTGTTCAAGAAGAAGGCGTCGTCGCGCACGCGGCGCTTCAGCTCCGAGACCAGCGCGGCGCGCGCCGCCGACCCCGCCAGGCGCGCGTCCTCGCGGTACAGCGAGAGCGGCACCAGCAGCGACATCGGCGGCGCCTTCTCCAGCAGCACGCGCAGCAGCTGGTCCGCCGTGCCGCGCTCGAACGAATCCAGCACCGTCTGCACGTTGCGCGCGAGCTGCTGGATGGCGCGCATGCGCATGGCCGACGAAACCTGCGTCCCGTCGGACGCCTCCTCCGCGAGCAGTCCCAGCGCTTCGGCGGCGATCGAGAAGGCCGCGCTCAGCGAGCGCCGGTTAATCCGCTTCACCATGTAGTTATGCACGGGCTGGTCCACCGGATGTGGCCCATCGCGCGCGATCATGGGCTGCTGCACCTCAAATTGGATCGTGCCCTCGTGCACGTAGTTCAGCTCCGGGAACTTGGTGCACACGCACGCCACCGAGAGCCCGAGCTCCAGAAAGCGCACTAGTGTCAGCGTGTTGCAGTACGTGCCCAAGAGGGCGTCAAAGGCGGCCGCGTACAGGCCGTTGTCGTCCGATCGCACCTGCTGGAAAAAGCTGAACAGCGCGCGGTGGCAGGCCACTTCGATGTTCGACAGCACTTGACCGGAGACCAGCCCGCCCGTGTAGGCGGGCGCGCGCGGAGGCTCGCTCTGGCGGTCCATGGCGCGGTGTGGGGCGGCGCGCGCAGTGCGGCCGCCCGGCCGCGCCGCTCGTTTTATACTCACGCGGTGGCGTCACACGGCCACGTGGCCCCCCAGGCACACGCGCATCCACGCCCGGGGCGCGAAAAACCCGATGACGTCACAAACGAGATCCGCCGTGTACGCCGCCAGCCCGGCCAGCAGGAGCCCCGCCGCCGCCGCGCGCGCGCCGCCGTCCGCCACCGCCGCGCTGAGCCGCAGGAACAGCGCCGGGCCCGCAAAGGCCGCCGGCAGCGCCACCGCCGCAAAGACCGCCGCGCGCGCCAGCACCAGCGCCGCCAGCAGCGCCCGAGGCCCGCGCCCAAAAGGCAGCCGGTCCGCCCGCACGCCCGCGTAGAGGAAGCCCGCGGCCGCCGCCAGCCGCGCGTAGTAGGCCAGCGTTGCCGCGGCGCCGGCGACGGCAAACGTCGCGTCGCCAAACGTCCGGTAGTAGTATAAGAACAGCAGGCAGCAGGCGGGATTCAGCCCGAAGGCGGACGCCGCGCCAAAGACCACGTACGCCGAGAACGCGGCCCGCCCGTCCGCGCGCGGCGCCAGACGCGGCGAGCGCGTTAGAAAGTCCACGTCGCCCCCGTACGCCGACAGCGCGACGCACCGCAGCAGCTCATCCTCCTCGTCGTCCGAGCCGCTGTCTCCCGGGCTGGCGCCGGCCGCCCCCTCTTCCGCATCGGCGCCGCCCAGCGGCGGCTCGGGCGCGCGCAAAAGGGCTGCACTCTCCGGGCCGAGCATGCTCGCGGCGACTCCCGGGCGGCGCGAGTAGGCGCCGCATTTAACTCAGCGCCCGGGGCCCTTTTGCGTCATTGTTCCCCCCGTCGGCCCGCTCGCGCGGCCGCCGCGGCGATGGAGCTCGCCTACCACAGCGTCGTCGCGCACAACGGGGTTTCCTTCTACGTCTCGGCCGCGGGGGACGTCGCGTACTTTGTCTATGCGGGCACGGTAGTCTCAGTCGCCCGCAGGGGCGGGGAGGCGGTGAAGTTTGGGCTGGAGCTGCGCGGCTGGGGGCGCAGCGACCGCGCCGTAGCCAACTACGTGCGCGCGGAACTCGCGCGCGCGGTTCCCCTCGCCCCTTCTGGCGCAACCGACGGCGAGGACGATCCCGACGGCGGGGGCGCGTTTGTGGACTGCCTGGCGCGCTTGCGCCCGCGCGGCGGGGCCCCGGCCGCGGGCGCGGACCTCTGCGGCCGCTTCGACGTGCCGGTTGGCGACCCTTACCTGGCCGAGTGCTTCGTGTCGCTCGGCGTCGCTTCGGGGCTCGTGCTCACGACCGGCTACCACGACGCCGAGCGGCGCGTTCTGCACCTGTTTGACGTGCCCACGATCACCAACGCGCTCTCGGGCTTCGTGTACGCGCCCAACCGGGAGTGCTTCGCGCTGATGCAAGCGTGCTTGCCGGCCCCGCCGGCGCCCGTGCGCCCCCTACTGTGCGGGCTTTTTGAGCGCGTCGCTGCAGAGGCGGGCTGCGGCGGCGGCGCCGGAGAAGGGGCAGACGCGCGCTCGCCCGCGACCACCGAAGTCATCGTCACCACCGCTCGCGCCGCGGGCGTTCGCCGCGCGCCGCAGGCGCGCCGCGAGGCCGCCGTGTCGAGCTTTGTGCAGGTGCGGCTCATCCCGCGGACCTACAATGCCTGGGCCATGACAGGCCCCCCGCTCTGCGGCGGCGACCCCCTGCCGCGGCTGTGTGCCGTCGTGCGCTGCGCGGACGCCGTCGTCCTGAAGAGCGACCACTGGGCCGGCATCGACGAAACGCTAAACGAGGCGCGCGGGGACTTGGTGGCCGCGGCGACGGCCCTTTTTGGGCCGCGCGGACGCCGCGGCTTTGTCGGCGAATCCGTGGCGGACTACGGGTTCAGCTTCTGCCAGCGCTTCGCACTGTGCCAGTTCTTGCTGTCGCGCTGGGGCATGGCCAGCTGCTACGGCGCGCTCGAGCACCTCGCCGAGAGCTATGCCGCCAATTATCCGCACCGCGCCGCCGCGCCCCTCGACGAGGGCACGGTCGCGGACGCGGCCAACGACATCCTCCGAGAGCTGTGCGTACTGGGGCGGTTCGCCGAGGCTTTGGCCCGCGCCGATCTGGGAGAACCGCCCGCGCCTGCGGAAAAAGGCGGCGCCGGCGGAGACGGCGGCGGCTACGATTACGACTGTGACTGCGACGACGCCGCGGCCGCCGCGCGCGCGCTGGACCTCGAGATGACCGCCGTCTTGAGCCTGGCCTCTCGGCACACGCGCCGGCGCATTGTGGAGACGGGCAGCGCGGACGAGCTACGGAGAGCCGAGGGCCACGTCCGCGCGATGCTGCTGCACCTATACGCCGGCGGCGGGCTGCCGGCGCTGGCGCGCGCGCTCGCGCACGCGCTGGGAACGGCGGCACCCCACGTAACCCTCATGGAGGCGGAGCAGCTCACGGCGTTCGACCGCGCGCCCGCCGCTCGGCACGGCGTGTGCTACCTGCGCGCCCTTGTCGACCGGCGGCTTGGGGCGGCCGGTATTACGCCGCCGTCGGACAGTGAGTATGAGGACGGCAACAGCGACGGCGAAGGGGAGGGAGAAGGGGAAGCTGGAGCCGGCACTGAACCCTAGGCTCAGCGTGCCACAAGGGCGGCGACGCGGCAATCAATAATATACCCTTACAAAAAACCAAAACCAGGCGCGCGTGTGAGATTTGTTGGAGGCGTCTTTATTGGCGGGGAGACGTGAAAAGGGGGAAGGGGGGGAGGGCAACGCGCGCGCTAAAACACCGGGACCGACGAGTACCCGCGCGCGAGCGGGACCGAGCTGCACAGCATCTTCGCGATGGCGTATATCGTGGTACCCGCGACCAGCGCCCCGCCTACCGACGCCCAGACGTACGCCGGCGAAAACGTCGGCGCTTCGTGCCCGGCGAAGGCCAGGACGCTTACGACCGTCCCGTTGGGGAACAGCAGCATGGCGCGGGAGCGCCCGCTGTGGAGGCGAGGGTTGAAGACGGGCATGCTAGAGTTGGCGCCGCGCGAGAACTCAACCTCGGTGCGCTTGTCCGCAATGAGCACGATGTCCATAACCGCGCCCGAGGGCAAGTATCGCACGAACACGCTGCCGCAGTAGGCGCACGCGTCCAGCGGGCCGGGGACCGCAAGGCGGCGCGCCTCCACCGCGCCGCTGGCCGACACGCACGACGTGCCGCGCACAAAAGTCACCAGCAGGGGGTTAGCGACGTCAATTCCCTGGAGGGTGTACGTCAGCCCGCGCCGCGGATGTGCGCGCGTGATGACATAGCTAGCGTTCGGCGCCACGGGGACGATCGCCACGGCGGCGCCCGCGCCCCACCCGCCGCAGGGCGCCGCGAAGAGCTCGGGCGCGAGCGCGGCGGCGTGCGCCGGGCCGAAGAGGCCTCCCCGGCCCAGCATGCCGAGCGCCGCCGCGCTGAGGTTCGGCGCGGCGGCCGCGGGCTGCGCCTCCAGCCAGGCGTCCAGCGCGGCCCGCGCGGGCACGGCCGAGAGCACGTCCAGCACGTGCGCCTCCTCGAGCAAGTCCAGGCGGAAAGAGGCCATGCACGGCGAGAAGGCATCCAGCAGCTCAAAGCCCGCGTCGCCCCCGGCGCCGCCGCCGACGTGCGCGTATACCTCCTCCAGGTCCAGCGCGGCCGCCGTGGCGTGCCCGGCGGTGCACATAGCCGTGCACTTGCGCGTCACGTCCCGCGCGAGCTCCAGCGCCTGGGCGTCCGCGGGGAACGCCGACGCCGCGACGGCGAAAAAAAGCGCGTGGCGCATGGGCGGCCCCCACGTCAGCTCGCCGCGCAGGAAGGCGTCGTAGAGGTCCGACACCACGCCGTGGGCCAGCAGCCGCGCAGCTAGCGGAGCGTCCGGACCCGAAAAAGCGTACACGGCGCGCAGCTTGCGCCCGCGGGCCACCACGCTCTCGAGCGCCGCCCCGGCGGGCTCTGGGATGAACGCGTCCGGGCGTAGCTCGCGGGGCACGGCCAGCTGCGCGATGGTGCGGGCGCGCACGCGGCCGTTGGCGGCGCAGCCAAGCCCTGCGCCGAGCAGCACGCGCGACAGCAGCTTGAGGTGGTAGTCAAGGTCGACTAGCTCCTCCGCGAGCACGTAGCCGTCCGCGAGCGCCCCCTCGGTGAGCGCGGAGAGCGCGAGTCCCAGCCGCGCCGCGACCCGGTACGCGTGGTAGGCAGCGTTGGGCGCGGGGCCGGCGCTCGGTCCGCGGCGCGCGGCTGCCGCCTCCCGGAGCATCAAAAAAGCCTCCCGGTGCGCGGCGGTCAAGTGCGCGCGAAAGTCAGCGGGCTCGTTCGCGTACGACGCCACCTCGCGCATGGTCAGATACATATGGCTGTCCAGCCGCGAGTTCCCGTAGCCGATTACGTAGGCCCGCCGCTGCGGACCGGCCGCGGGCCCGGGTGGCGGAAAAGCGCCGCCCCCGTTAAAGGCGGTAATCATGCGCACGTTGGCGTCCGCGGGCGCGACCATAAACTCCAGAGGCAGGAGGTCCCGCGACGTCACCGAGACGCTCAGGAAGCCGAGCCCCACCGCCAGCCGAGCCGCGGCTCGCTCGCAGCTTAGCACTGCCCGTCCTGCGGGGATGTAGGACACGGGCCACACCGCGGCAAAATCCGCCACGTGGCGCTCGCGCCGCTTGCGGTCCGCTCGCACAGGCACAAAGAAGTGCTCCGGGCCGCTGGCCAGCACGTCGTTGATGTCAAAAGCGGCCACCCGCCCCGCCGGCGTTGGTGTGACGCGCGGGGCGGGCGGCGGGCGCGCGGCGTTGCTCTCGGCGCGCGCCTGCGAAAAGTACCAGTCCTGCAGGGGGCGGCTCGGCACCAGGTCGTAGTCTACGAGGTGGCGCGTTTGCAAGTAGCTCCAGGAAAAGGCCGCCCCGAAGAGCCCCGGGTGCGACTGTACGGCCGGGGTGTCCGGAATGTCAGCGGCCGAAGCGTTGTCGACGGCCGCGCGCGGCAGGAAAAACATGGTGTCCCGCAGGCCAGAGGTGCGCGCAACGTCAACGTGGACCGCTATGTACCCGTCCAGCAGCCGGCTGAGGTTTGCAATGTGGGCCACGCGCTCAATGCCCCGCGGCCCGAGGCAGCGGATGGTGAACGTGTGCACGGCCGGCCCGGCTCCGACCACCATTTCCCACTCTTCGATTTCGTATCGGGCGTCTCTGTGCTCCCTGCTTCGGCCCCCCGCGCCGCCGCGGGCGGCGGCGGGGGCGCCCGCGGCGAGCGCGAGGACAGCCGCTGCCAATAGCGCCGCGCAGAGCGGGCGCCGCATTTTTTTGTCTGGCGGCTCGCTTCGCGGCGGGGCCGGGAGGGGATCCGCCGAGCGCCGAGTCCCCGTAAGGCGATCGGGGCGCAAATGCAGCGAGCGAGCGAGCGCAGGGGCAGCTTTATAGTCCCCTAGGGCCCGCCGTGGCCTCCCCCGCCATCTCTAGCGCGAACTGACGCGCCAGGGTCGCCAGCGTCGCGCCCGCCGCCCCGTCCGCGCAAGCGGCCTGCATGGCGGGCCGCATGTCCAGTACGGCGGCCGCGCACGCGTCTGGCGCCGCGGACACGTCCAGCACGAACACCTCGAGGGCGGCGAGGCGGCCGGCCAGGGCGTCCAGCGCCCAGGCGTGAACCGCGGGCAAGCCCGTCCCGCCGCCCGGGTAGAGCTCGCGGCACTTGAGCGCCGCGAACAGGGTGTCGCGCAGCGCCGGCGCCGGCGCCATTTTGCATTCATCACAACTGGGGTCTGCGAGCGCGGCCAATGCATTTGCGTCCGCCCACTCCAGCGCGTCCCAGCCGTCGCGCCATGCGCCCCCCGCGCGCAGGAAAGCGCACGTGTTCACCAGGAGCGCGTAAGCATTGCGCACAGCGACCAGAAAGCCCGCGTCCGCGCGGTCTCCGGGCCTGGCCCGCGCCGCCAGGCGGCGCTGTTGCTCGGCCGGGGGGAGGGTGCACACGACGAGGTTGGCCCCGGGCGCTTCCGGGGGCATGGCGGCCGCGAGCATGAGCAGATCTTCCGCGTTGATCTCGCGGAGGCAGTAGCGGGCGAAGGGGTAGCAGAGGCACGCGGCCACGGGGTGGCGGTCGAACACGAGGGTCACAGTGCCGCCCGGCGCCGGCCCAGGCGGCGCCAGCAGCGCGGACACGCGCGCGTGCAAAATTAAGTACGGGGCCGCGAACCTGGCCTGGTAGTACGCAACCAGGCCCGCCGCGTCCGCGTCTGCGCGGTGCGCCGGCCCGCCGGCGCCGCGTGCGCTCCCGTGCGAGGCTGCGGCGCATCGCGCAGACGCCGCGAGGATCCCACTTAAGGCGTCCGTACCAAACATCGTGCGCCAGTACGCCATCGGCTCCGGGAAAAAGAGCACGCCCTCCCCAGCGGTGGAAGCGGCCGCGAGCGCGCGGCCCGTTGTTGTCTTTCCCAGCCCGTGCGCGCCGTCCAGGTAGATACGCACGACGCGGAGAGCGCGCGCGGGCTCGGCCATGGCGCGCGACCGCGACCGACGTGCGCGCCTGCGCGCCGGGATCCGGTGCCACAGCCGCTTTTACGAGGCGCTGGCTTGCGACGCACGCGCGGCGGTTGGCGCGCAGAAGCTGCGCCCGCGCCTCGCCCAGCTTTTGGGCAAGTTTGGCGCCCCGGAGGTTTTTAAGCAGGTCGTGGGCGTGTCTCTGAGCTTTGAGGTAAACCTGCAAAGCCGGCGGCCCGATTGCGTGTGCCTACTCCGGGTCGCGGAGGCAGGGCACGCCCGGGCCGTCTGTCTTATCGTGGAGCTGAAGACGTGCCGTTTTTCAACGAACATGAACACGCCCAGCAAGATGGACCAGCGCCTCGGGGGGCTGCGGCAGCTGCGCGACTCGGCCCGGCTTGTGCGCGATCTCGCCCCCCCGGGCCCAGACCCGGTGGTCCTAGCGCCGGTGCTGGTGTTCGTCTCCCAGCGGGGCATGCGCGTGCTCAGAGTGACGCGCCTGCCGGCCCAGACGATCGCTAGCAACGCGGCGCGCCTTGAGGCTATAATAGCCGGGCTCGCCGAGTACGCCCCATTCGCGCGCGCGCGTTCGCGGCGAGCGGGGCGATCGCCGCGGGGCAAACGCAAAGCCGAGCAACCGCGGCCGCGGCGGCAGAAGGGGCAGCCGCTTCCCCTGGCTACGGGCAAAAGGGCGGCTGTGGCCGCCACCCCGCGGCCGCCCGCCGGCGACCCCGGCCCTGCTGAGGCCGGGGAGAGCGGCCGCCCGGTGGGCGGCAGCAGGCACGCGGGCAACAGCGCCGGCGGGTGCGCTAAAGACGCGTCGGGCGGCGCGGCGTGCCTGGGCGAAATTTCGGCGCTCTTTGTGGCGGCATCGGGGCCATGGCGCTCGGGCGTTTAGAGTTTGCTTGCCTGGGCGTGGACATCCACGCAGTCGCGGACCGCGTCTTTGTACCGGACGAGCGAAATTTTATAGCGCCGGCCTTTCCGCTGCGCTTCTGGGACGAGCCCGTCTTCGCGCGGATTGGGGACGCGGACGCGCCCGCGCGGGAGCTGGCCGCAGCGCGGGCGCGGAACCAGGCCGCGGCAGCGGCCGCGGACAACCTGCTGGCGAAGCAACGCGCCGCGGGCGCGGAAGTCGACGCGCGCATCCGGCCCATTGAGGCCCGGGTGGCGGAGGTAGCCGCCGTGCTCGCGGACCTGGAGGAGGCGGCGCGCCGGGCGGAGGAGGCGGACGCGGCGGCGGAGTCGGCCCGCGCGGGCCGCGCCGCCGCTGACGCGGAGGAGGGGGGCGGCGGCGCGGGCGCGCTCGAGGCCGTGCGCGCACGCCGAGTGCAAATAGCAAAAAACGACCCGCCCCTGGAGTACGACACCACCCTGGCCGCCGACCTGTTGGCAATGGTGTACACCGCGCGTGCCGGCGGGGGGTCGGCGGGCATTGTCTTCGGGACCTGGTATCGCACGTTGCAGGATCGGCTGATTGCCGAGCGCCCTCTGGCGACGCGCGGCATGGACTACCGCGATGGGCGCATGTCTCGAACCTTCATGGCGGCCGCGGTGGCGGCGCTGCAGTCCAGCGGGCGCATGTACGTGGGCAACCGCGCGTACTCGGCCTTTGAGTGCGCGGTGCTGTGTCTGCACCTCGCGCACCGTGCCGTTGCCGGCGGCTCGCAGAGCCCCGTGACCTTTGTCGGCCTCGTGGAGCAGATCCCGGCGTACCTGGACGCCCTGGCCCGCGCCATCGATGAAGGCGCGGCCCGGCGCGTGCAGTACGCGTTTGACCTCGAGCGCCTCCCGCGAGGGCAGTTCCAAGCGCCGGGCGGCGGCGCGGGCCGCTACGAGCGCGGGGCGCTGGAAGCGCACGCCGTGGTCGCCGCGCTGCAGCGGCTGCGCGTCCTGCCGGCGATTCCTGGCGCGCTAGGCGGCGGCGCGGCGCCCGCGCGCGCCGCGGACGCGGACGGCGTTGCGTACGTGGACGACGTTCACCGCGCAGCCGGCGCGTACCTGGCGCGCGCGCAAAACCTTTTCCTCGCCGAGGACCAGAGCTTGCTGCGCGCTACGGTCGACACTATCACCGCCTTGCTCCTGGTGCGCCGCCTGCTGTGGAACGGCAACGTGTACGCCGACAAGCTCCGGAACAACTTCCAGATTGGCACGCTGGTGCCCGGGGCGGCCGCGCCCGGGGATGTGACGCGCGGCGCCGATGGCGGCCTCGACGGCGCCGTGGGCGCGCGCAGCGGGGACGCCAACCTGACGTTCCTCTGCGCGCGCTATGTGGCTCGCGTGTACGAAGCCTGCCCCGAGGTGGAGGTCACGCAACTCTTCCCGGGCGCGGCCGCCCTCGCGCTGGACGCCCTGGCGCCGCGCAGCGCCGCGGGCGCCCCTCGCGCCATCAGTGTGTCTGGCGGGCGCCACCAAGGTGGGCTGCTGCGCCTCGTGGCGCTGGAGCTGGAAAACCGCCACCGCGCCGCGCCCGCGCCCGTCGTGGAGGTCGTGGCGGCGCACGACGCCGTGGCGCTGCAGTACGAGCGGGGGCTGGGCGTGTTGATGCAGCAGCCGCGCCTGCGCCGCGCGCTGGACGAGACGCGGCGCTTGAGTCAGTTTAACGTCGCCAGCGACTACGACTTGCTGTACTTTTTGTGTCTGGGCTTCGTGCCGCTGTTCACCTCCGCGGTGTGAGCGGTGCCGCGGCCATAAAAAGGCCCGCCGGCCCGCGCGCGCACAAAGCGGCGGCGCCATGGCGGACGCGCCCGACGGGGGCAGCGCCGACGCGCGCGTGGACGCCGAGCCTTCGGCGCTTGCGCGCGCGAGCATGCCCGTCTATGTGGGCGGGTACCTTGCCCTCTACGGCATGGGCGACGAAGGAGAGCTCGTCCTCACGCGCGAGCAGGTGGCGCGCGCGCTGCCGCCCGCCGCCCCGCTGCCGATCAACATTGACCACGCAAGCGCCTGCGAAGTCGGCGCCGTGCTAGCCCTCGCCGACGACGACGCCGGGCTGTTTTTCGTCGGCGTCATCAACTGCCCGCAACTGGCCGACACGCTCGCGGGCGTGGCGCACCCCGCGTTCTTCGGCGCCGACGCCCCCTCGCTCACGCCGCGCGAGCGCTTCCTGTACCTCGTCAGCAACTACTTGCCCTCCGTGTCGCTCTCTTCGCGCCGCCTCGCGCCCGACGAAGAGGCCGACGGCACGCTCTTTGCCCACGTCGCGCTGTGCGTGCTAGGCCGCCGCGTCGGGACCATCGTCACGTACGACGCCACGCCGGACGCTTGCGTGGCGCCCTTCCGCCGGCTCTCGCCGCGCGCGCGCGCCGCCCTCCTCGCCAACGCGGAGGCCGCGCGCGCGGCCCTCGGCGACCGCGCCTGGCCGGTGCCCCGCGAGGCGCTGGCGCAAACGCTGCTCTCGACCGCCGTGAACAACATGCTCGTCCGGGACAAGTGGGACACCGTCTCGCGTCGCCGCCGCGAGGCGGGCATCGCGGGCCACACGTACCTGCAGGCGAGCGCGGTGTTCCCGCTGCCGACCGGGGGGGAGGGGCCAGAGCGCACGGGCGGGCGCGAGCGGGCTCAAAAGAGCGCGGTCGCGGGCGGCGTCTGCATTGCGCTTCCCGTCGCGGGCGGACGCGCACGCCAGCCAGAGCTTCCGCCGGCACCGCCCCCGCCGCCCCCACCGCCTGCCATGAGCGCAGCGCACCAAGCCGGTGCGGCCTCGGCGCACCCCCTGCCGGCTGGGGACTACGTGTACGTGCCGACTGCTCAGTACAACCAGTTGGTCGTCAGCCAGGCCCGGGGCGCAGCGATGACCGCCGCGCCTCCGCCGGCTCCGTATTTTTTGCCGGCCGCCGCCGCTGCCGCCGCCGCTCCGCCCCCGATGCCGGGCTGGTACGGCGCCGCCGGCGCCGCGCCCTGGCACCCTGGGTACGGTTTCCCGCCGCCGGGGCTCGAGAGCCAAATCATGGCCCTGGCCGGCGCCATCGCCGACGGCCGACGCGTGCAAGCGCACGGCGCGGACGGCTCGGGCTACGACGGCCCCCTCGACCGCCGCCCCCTGGCCAAGCGGCGCCGGTACAACTGGGACCACCCGCGCGGCCGGAGCGGCGGCGGCGACGACGACGAGGCCTACTACCCGGGCGAGGGCGCGCCAGCCGAGCTGCCGCCTCACCACCACTCTCCTCCGCCGCCGCACCCGCCACCGTCGCACGCTCTTTCCAAGCTCGCCTCCGCCGTGTCCTCGCTGCAGCAGGAGGTGAGCCAGCTGAGGGCCGGCTACCCCTACGGTCCTGCCTTCGCTGCTGCGCAACACCCGCCCGCGGCGCATTTGCCGTGCTTGCCGCAGCAGTACACTGCCCCGCCCCGGGTAGGTGCGGGCCCGGCCCAAGTGCCGACCCTCGCACCGGCCCAGGCGCCGGCGCAGGCGCTGTCCGTTCCTGCCGTAGCTGCAGCACCAGCGACCGTCGCGGCCGCCGCCGCTGTCGGGCCGCCGGAGGAGCCCGGGGTGGCCGCGACGGTGGATGCCAGCGCCATGGCCAGCCTGCCGCCCGCCCAACCGCCGCAAGCGTGCGACCCGGCGGAAATCTTCGTGGCCCAGATGATGCGGCAGCGCTAGCGAAAGGCGAGCCCGCGCGCAAAGCGGCCCGCTTAGCTGGCCGGCAAGTCGAGGATGTTTACACACGGACACAACAAACAATGCGGTACCTCGGGCGCCCCGCGCCCACAATAAATGTATATTTTGCATTACTTTTGGGGTCAAATGTGCTTTGTGGCGCGGGAGGAGGCGCGCCGGGAAGGACGGTCGGGCGGGGAAGGACGGTCGGGCGGTCGGGCGGGGGGCACGCAAAGGCGGGAACACAGCTGGGACAATAAACGCAAAGGCGGGGGGAGGGCCACAGAGACCGGTGCCGGAGCCACCGCGCGCCAAACATAAGTAAAGGGCGCCCTGCCGTGCCCGGGTGGCGCCGAACCCTAATCCGGCCGAGCTCGCGCGCAGCGTCCCGCCTCCAGGAAAAACAAACAGCCGCAAATAACACGGTGTGCACTTAAATAAGATTCGCGCAAAATTTATTATTGGCACCCGAACTGCCCATACATAGGCCTCATGCCCCCCCGACGTCGGCCATCGGAAGCTGCTGGTACTCCGGCGGCGCTCGCCGCCGAAGCGCGAGCTGCGTCAGCCGGGTCGCCAGCAGCGGGCCGCCCTTGTTGCTCTTTTTCGCCTTGTGCTCTTGCCGCTCGACCGCTGACACGAGCGACATATACTTGATCATCTCGCGGGCCTGCTCCAGTTTGGCCGCGTCAAACTCCTCCTCTTCCTCGCCCGGGGCGGTTGCGCCCCGGGCGTCGTCCTTGAGCGCGCGCGTGGTGATCGGGTACAGCGCCTTCATGGGGTTGCTGCGGAGGCGGGAAATGTACCGGTACGCCAGGAAAGCGGCCACCAGCCCGGCGAGCACCAGCAGCCCCGTGGCCAGCGCGCCGAACGGGTTCGCAATAAACGAGGCGATGCCCGACACGGTCGAGAGCGCGGCACCCGCGGCGCCCAGCACCACCGTGCCCACCGCCTGCCCGACGGCGCCCAGGCCCTGAAAGAAGTTGGCGAGCCCTCGCATGATGGCCATATTGCCGTCCGTCTTGACCACGCGGTCAATGTCGTAGAACCGGAGCTCGTGCAGCTGGTTGCGGCGCTGTATCTCGCTGTAGTCGAGCAGACCCGTGTCGGCGAGCTCGGCGCGCGTGTACACTTCTAGCGGCAAGAACTCGCGGTCCTCCAGAACCGTGAGGTTTAGGTCCACAAAGGTGCTGATCACCTCCAGCTCCGCGAGCGGGACCCGCCGCACGTACGCGTAGTTCTCGTAGTACACGTAGTCCGCGCCAAAGCGGAAGTAGCGCTTGTGGTTGGCGGTGCAGGGCTCCACGAGCTCGCGGCCCGGCAGCAGCTCGTTGTCCTCGCCGAGCTGGCCCTCCACCGGCTCGCTCTCGTTGCCGAAGGCAAAGGAGACCGGCGGGCGGCTGTAGCAAACGCCGCCGGGCGCGCGCATCGAGTTCTCGATGAACACGCGCCCCTCGCCCAGCTCGTGGCAGTACGTCACGGCCATGGCGTCCCCCAACATGCGCGCGGCGGCGCGGCGGTCCAGCGCAGCGCTGGCCGCCGCGCTGGGGTTGAGCTTAGCCGCCTCGGCCCACAGGGCGCGCTCCTTGTTCTGCAGCAGGCACCAGGACGTGGCCAGGCGGCTGAACATGGTGTTCACGTGGTCCTGGATGTGGTCGTAGGTGAACTGCAGCGCCGCAAACTCGGCCGAGCTCACGGTAGTCACCCGCCCGCCGGCGTCGCCGTCGCCGGCGGGCCCGTTGGCCGCGCCCGGGCCGCCGGGCGCAGACGGCGCGGCGCGGCGCGCGCGCCGCGGGCCCGGCTTGGGCGCCGCGGCGGCGAACAGCCCCTCGAGCGTGCCGTTCGAGCGCGCCAGCTCCTGCAGGTACAGCTTGGCCAGCTCGTTGCTGAGCATCGGCCGGAAGGCCACGACAAAGCCGCCGCGCGCCAGGTACGTCTCCAAGCTGCCCGACAGCACGTGCGTGCCGTTGTAGCGCTCGCGGTAGACGCGCTCGACCGCGGCCTCGGCCTCTTCGATCACGCAGTCGCTCAGCGGCACATTCTGCAACGCGAAGGTGTGGCTGTCGCTCACAAAGGTCGCCGAGAGCGAGCGGGCCGTGAAGCGGAAGTTCCCGCGGCTCTCGTCTCGCAGCATTTCGTCCGCCTCGCGCCACTTGGCCAGCGAGCACACGTTTTTGCGCTTGGGCACCCAGTCCCAGGCTACCGTCACGTGCTGTGTACGCAAAAAGTTCCGCGAGACCGGCTCCTTGAGGCGCCGGCCCGTGGCCATGTCGCGCTTGTAGTAGCCCTCGATCTGCTGGAAGCGCTCCGGCGAGTAGCTGGTGTGCTCGCGGTGCGCGCCCTCGCGCAGCCCGTAAAAGGGCGACATGTAGATAATGTCCCCGGTCGAGAGCGCGAACGAGTCGTACGGGTACACCGAGCGCGCCTCCACTTCTTCCACGATGCAGTTCACAGAGGTGCCCGTGCGGTAGAGCCCCGCCGAGCCCAGCGCCGTGTACACATCGTCCGTCGTGTGCCAGCCCCGCACCCCGGGCGCGCTCAGCCGCGCAGGCTTCAGCGGCGCCTCCCAGGGGTCGTCGTCGCGGTCAAAGGCCACCACCTTGCGCCCGCTGCGCAGGTACTCGGCTTTCGAAAGGCAGCGCCACTTCTTGTCCACCAGGTCCGTGATCTCGCCCATGCCCACGGGCACGCGGTCCGTGTACTGGTTTGTAATGGCCGCGTACGTGCTGCCCGCCCAGGTCGTGGTCACGATCACGTTTTTGTAGTAAATGTAGGCCTTGAACGTGTACGGCGCGATGTTCTCCTTGTAAATGACGCCGATGCCCTCCGTGTAGTTCCGCCCGAGCCCGTACTCAGGGCACGGCCGCGCGGGCGCGAGCCGGACCACCGTGGCGCCCGAGGGCGGCGGGCACACGAAGAAGCGCGAGTTTTCCCCGGCCGCCTGCGCGAGCCGGAGCGCGGCGCGCACGTCTGTGCTGTTGTCGGGGCTGGCGGCGTCGTCGCCGTCGGGGCCGGGGGGGCTGGGGCTCGCGGGGGGCGCCGGGCTCGCGGCCTCTTCGGGCGGGGGCGCCGGGGGCGTTGTCGCCGGTCGCCCCGCGGCGGGCGCCGCCAGCAGCAGGGCCCACGTCGCCCATAGCAGGGCAGCGGCTAGCGCGGCGCGCGCCCCGCCGGCGCCAGGCGCTGCAGGACCGCGTAGAGCAGCGAGAACACGTCCCGGTCGTAGATGACGACGCTGTCCTCGCCGACCGTCTCCGGCGCCCGCGGCGCGTTCAGCACCGCCGCGAGCGGCCATGACTCCTCGTAGGTCAGGTAGACGCCGCTGGGACACGACTGCCGCCCGTCCGGGCCCGGCGCCGTTCGGTCCGCACGCAGCAGCGGGACGCGTCCGCAGTGGAAGACGGACGCAAAGACGGCGCGGGCCAGAACGAGCTCGCGGATATATTGCCAGGCGAGCCGCTGCGCGGCGGTGACGCCCCGCGCCCGCGCGGATGCGAAGCAAAAAAACTGCTGGAAGTCGCTTACCGCCCACCCGCCCCCCGCGGCCGCCAGCATAAACGCGGCCAGCTCCTCCTTGAGGTGCGGGAGCAGGCCCACGTTTTCCACGCTAAAGTACAGCGCGGTGTTTGGCGGCTGCGCGAAGTTGTGCGCGCTGCCGTCAAAGAGCGGCCCGTTAACTAGGTCGAAGAACTGGTGCGTCAACGCGGGCCACGTTGCCGGGTCGACGGCGTGCCGCAGCAGGGCCTCCTTCATGAAGCGGTGCGCGTCAAAGGTGGCGTCCGAGGCGCGGTTGTCCACCACCGTGCCCGCGCTCGCCAGCGCGGCGCGGAAGGCGCGGCGTGCGCAAAACCCATTATGCACCGCCACGTACACGTTGAGCAGCACGTCCCCGTAGACGCTCACGCGCAGGGTCTTTTCCAGCTCCCGCCGCTGGTCGCGGATGCACCGCCCGAGGCTGTCCATCGAGCGCTTCGAGAGCCGCTCGGCATAGCGCTGTCGGCGCACGTCGGCATCGGCGCGGGCGCGCGCCGCCAGCGCCGCCCAGCCCGCGGGGCCGTCGTCCTCCGCGCCGCCCCCGCCGTCTGCGCCCCCGGACGGCCCCGCCCCACCGCCCCCCACCCCGGCCCCGGCGCCGCCGTCGTTGTCCGTCCCGCCCTCCTCCTCGGGCTCGTCCCCGCCCCCCTCGTCTCTGCCCGGGCCGCCGAGGCCAACCGCGGCGGCGCCCGCCTCGCCCGCGGCCGCCCGCCGCAGCAGCTCGCGCAGCGCGTCCTCGTTGCGCTGGTCCGGGCGCGTGAGGCGCCGGATCAGCGAGGCCGACATGTGGTGGTCGTAGCACGCGCGGATGAGCGCCTCGAGCCGCTCGTCGGGCGCCACCGCAGCGCTGCCCACGAGCAGACAGTCCACGCCGTCCAGCTGCGCCAGCTTGTCCGCGAGCGCGCGGTCAAAGTGCTCCGGGGAGCGGCCAAAGAGCGCCATCTCCGCCGCGGCCACTTGCAGCCGGTGCTGCGCCTCCCGCGCGGCGAGCGCCTCTAGGTTGCCGGCGAAGGCGGCGACGGCGCTGGCGGCGGCCTCGCCGCGCGCCGACGAGGACATCCAGAACTGCAGCTCGCTGACCGCGTAGAGCCAACGCGGCGCCGGGCGGAAGACGTGGTGCGCGTCGAGCACAGAGGCGGCCGCCTCGCGCACAGAGCCGCCGTCGCCGTCGCCTCCGGGCGGGGCCGTCGCGAGGACGGGGGGCCCGCCCGCCCCCGCGGCGGTCGGCGCCGCCAGCGCCGCCAGCGCCGCCGCTGCCGCCGCCAGCCGCGCCCGCGACACGCCTTGCACGTGCGGCAGGTACTGGCCCACGCTGCATAGCTCGGTGCGCACTCGCAGCTGCCGCGTGACATGGTCGCAGGCGCACAGCGCCAGCCGCCGGCCCACAGACTCGCCCTGGTTCGCGGTGACGCAAAGCTCCTCGAAGCACACCAGACACGGCTGCGCAAAATCGTGCAGCTCGGGCGGTGCCACCCCGCCGCCCGCCACCGTGGCCCGCAAAAAGGCATCCACGTCGCCCAGCGCGGCGAGCGCGGCGTCGGTTGAGGCGAGCAAGTGGGCAAAGTTAAGCTGCTTCAAAAAGTTTTCCACGTCGTGCAAGAACTGGATCTCGATGTCGATCGTCTCGCCGCCGTAGAGCGCCAGGCGCGCGCGCCGGTGGAAGCGGCACGCGCCCTCCAGCCCCATGGTGCGCGCAAAAAACTCGGCAGGCGCGCTCGCGGTGCCCGCGGCCGCCAGCAGCGCGTCGCTTTCCGCTGCGGCGTGGTCCAGCGCGAGGTCCAGCGCGTACGTCAGCGGCGTGAGGCGGACGCGCGCCTGGGCGCGCAGCGCCCCGCCGAGGCGGCGCCGCAGCCAGCGCACCATGAGGGCGTTCAGCTTGACGGCGTCGAGGTGGCGGCGCGCCACAGCCGGGTCGCAGCGCCCGAGCAGCGCCAGCTGGAAGTTGTACGTCTGTACCTGCCCGAGGATGGCAAGCAGCCGCTGGCGGGCCGCCGCCCCGCCGAACGCTGAGCCGGGCTCGGCGTCTGGGCCAAGCGCGGGGCCAGGCTCGGAGCCGAGGCCCGAGCGCGCAGCGGCCGCCGCTGTCGGCTCCGCCATGCCTGCGCGTCCCCCTTCCCCCCCCCCCTTCACGGCCAAAGACGCCGCGGCCTCGGTCGAACCGCGCCAGACAAAAACACGAATAATGTGCAACGATATTATCCTTTTATTTCGCGGCAAACGGCGCATGTATATATCTGTTACCGGGGCGGGAGAATGCGGGCGGGGTCGCCGGCGACGAGCGACCTATAGCCCCGCCCATGTCGCCGCCGCGCTACACCATGTCAATGGTCAGGGCGGGCCGCTTGTCCGGGACGCCCATCTCAAACAGCTCGTCCAGGTCGGGGCGCTTGGCTCCAGGCGCGGCGGCGGCCCCGGCCACGGGGCCGCCGAAGGCGTAGGTCGCGTCTGGCGCGGCGCTCGCGCACGCGCCGAAGTCAAAGGCGCCGCCCGCGGGCTCGGCCTCGGCCGCCGCCTCGAGCTCCAGCTCTCGCAGCATGTCGGCCGCGCCCTCCGGCGACCATCCCCCGGGCCGCGCGGCCGCGCGCTCCGTCAGCTCCACCATGCTCTGGGCGAAGAACTCGTCCTCCACCAGGGCCGCCCAGTCGTCCAGGTCCATGTGCTCCACGCGCGGGCCCAGCGCCTGGAGCACGGCGCCGTAGACGGCCGTCTGCGCCAGCGCGCCGTTGCTGCCGTTGATAATCTCGCGGAGCGCTTCCACCAGCGTGTTGTCCCGGTTGGCGCCGCCCGCGCCCGCGGTCGCGCACACAAAGCCGGCGCGCGGGCACGCGAGCACGAAGCGGCGCGTCTTGTCAAAGCACAGCAGGGGGCACACGTTCTTGCCCCCGTTGAGGCCGCTCCAGTTGCCCGCCTGGAAGACGCGATTGTTGCCCGCGCTGCCGTTGTACTTGCTGATGCTGAGGCCCAGCACTACCGCGGGCCGCGTGGCCATGACCGAGCGCACGAGGTTGCTGGCGGCGAAGGTGCCCGCCCACACCTCCGGGCGGGCCTCCGCCTCGCGTAGCACCTCCTCGGCGGCCGCCGCGGCGTCGGGCGCGTCCGCGATGCGCCGGCGCACCCAGTGCATCACTGCCGCGGGGTCGCGCGGCCGTCGCGCCCCGGCCACGATCGCCGTGAGCCCGTTGATGTAGAACTGCTTGTGGTCGCAGTGGCGCAGCACCAGGTTGGCCATGTAAAACTGCGCCAGCTCGGCCACGTTGCCCGGCGTGAGGTTGACGTAGTTGATGGCCGCGTACGCGTCCGAAAAGCGCTTCACGGCGCCGATCGTCTCGATGTCCTCCTTGGAGAGCAGCCGCGCCGGCATTTGGTTGCGCTGCAGCAGCGTCCAGAACCACTGGGGGTTGGGCGTCGGGCTCCCGGGCGGCTTCCCGTTGGGAAAAAGCTTGCGGTGGAACTGCTTCACCAGGAAGCCCAGCGGCCCGCTGAGAATGTTCACGCCGCCGCTCTCGGGCTTCTGGTAGGCGCCCGCGAGCCCGAGCACGCGCGCGCGCGCAGCCTCCGACATGTTGGCGTTGCCCGCCGAGAACATCACGCGGTTCTTCACGCGCATCTCCTTGAAGACCTCCAGGCTTACCTTCGAGATGTCGCCGTCCATGTCGCGCGCGGGCGGCTCCGTCTGCGCCGCCGCAAGGTTCGGCGCCGCGACCGCGGCCTCCGCGAGCGTCACCGTCACGGTCCGCGTCGTGAGGAAGCCGCCGTTGAGCAGGTCCATGAAGCGCCGCCGCAGCACGGGCTGGAATTGCGCGCGAAAGTTGCGCCCGTCCACCGGCTGCCCGCAGAAGATGCCGTGGCACTGGCTGAGCGCTAGATCTTGCACCACGGCCAGCACCGAGCGCCGAAACAGGAAGGCCGTCGCCGGGCAAACGGCCGTCGAGTACGGGTCCAGCGCCAGCGAGAGCGTGTGGTTGGCCTCGTACAGCGCCTCGCGCATCTTGAAGTCGCGGTCCTCGACCAGCCCGCGCACGAACGCCTCGGTGGCCTGCTCGACCGTGTTTTGGATCGCAGCCAGAGCGCCGCGAAAGCTGGCGTGGTCCGTAATCGCGCGCTCGAGCTGCGCCGCCGACTGGGCGTCGTGCGCCAGCAGCCGCTGCTGGTCCAGCTCCGCGAGCACGTTTTCCACGGCCGCGCGGTACGTGGCCTGCATGATGCTCCTGGCGTTCTCGTCGGCGCCCGGGCGCCGAAGCGCGCTGTACGACGCGTAGTTCCCCAGCACGTCGCAGTCGCTGTACGCGCTGTTCATGGTCCCGAAGACGCCGAGCGGGCTCCGCGTTGGCGCGCCAAACCGGGGCAGCCGGTGCCGCAGCCGGTGCAGCGTCGTGTGTGCGCACGCGTGCCGGTCGTCGCGCGAGCACAGCCCGCAGGGCACGTCGCCCTCCAGCGTGCTGGCCACATACTTCAGCGCGTCCATGTCGTTGCGCCCGGCGAAGGCGCCCGCGTCGCAGCGCTCCAGGTAGAACAGCATGCGCGCCAGCAGCTGCGGGCAAAACCCGCACGCCAGCGCCAGGTGGTCCAGCGCGAACTCCTGGCCCGCGCCGTTGATAGATACGGCCGGACCGGCGCCGGTCTGCGGCAGCGGCTTGCCGTCCTTGTCGCAGCGCGGGTTCCCGGCAGCGTAGGGGGCGGCGATCTGGTAGAAGCGGTGGAAGCCGGCGGCGGCGCCGTCCTTAGCGTCGGCCGCGCCGCCGTCGTCCACCTCCGTCATGTGCAGCACCGAGTTTGAGCTAAACACCATGGCGCCCACTAGCCCGGCTAGGCGGCCCACGTACGCGCCCAGCGCGTCCAGCTTCGCCGCGTCGTCTGCCGCGCCCTGCAGCATCGGCCAGTCGTCCACGCACGCGACGTCCTCGTCGAACACGCTCGTGCTCATGGCCGCCTCGATCGACACGGCCGTGTCCGCCGCCATCACCGAGGCCAGCCGGCGCTCTACGCCGCCCGGCGCGGCAGCCTTGGCCGCGCCCGGGTCCGCGCCGCGCGCGGACCCGCGGCCGCCACCGCGCCCCGCGGGCTGGTCAAAGACCGTGAAGCACACATCCGGCGGCAACACGGCGCCCTCGTGGCTCTCGTCGAAGGCTAGGTGCGCGGCACCGCGCGCCACGGCGTCCAAGCTGCGCACGCGCAGCGCCACCGCGGCCGGGCCCAGCACGTAGCCGTGCAGCAGCTCGCAGAGTGCGGCGTTGTAGAAGGGCCGCGGATACGCAAGCTGCTCGCCGATGGCCCGCTGGCGCGCGTTAAAGGGCTCTAGGTTCACGCGGTTCACGTCGGGCATGTACAGCTGCACGGGGTACAGCGGCACGCGCACCGCCTCGCCGGCGCCCACTTGCACGGGCGCCGCGCCCCCGTAGTGCAGGAAGGTGTTGCACATGTACACCGTCTCCTTGAAAGCCTCCGTCGTCGCGAGGAAGACCAGGGCCGTTTCGGGACTCGCGCCTACTGCGCGGCAAATGTCCTCGGCCGTCGTCTCAACGGCGCCGTCGACGGGCGCGCCGGCAAAGGCGCTAAAGCCAAAGCGCCGGCGCGCTTGCTCGCAGGCGCGCGTCAGGTTTGGCGCGGCCGTGCTGGCGCGCAGGCGCTCGCCGCCGTGAAAGACAAACACGTTCGGGTGGTAGTGGCTGGGCGTTAGCTTGGCCGTCAGCCCCGCGCCACCCAGGCCGGTAGTCTTAGTGCCGGCGACCACCGCGACGTTTGGCGCGAATGCCGTCTCCACAGTGAGCCCGCGCACCAGGGGCAGCACCGCCAGCGGCGAGTCGCGGCTCCGCGCGGCGAGCAGCGCGAGCTTGTCGAGGTCCAGGCGAGCCGCGTCGCAGACGTACACGAAGCCCGCGGGCCCCGGCGCGAGGGCTACCGTCTTGGCCGCCGCGTCCATGGTCGGCAGACGCGGCGCGGCAACAACTCAAAAAAGGCGGGGCGCGGCGGGAGCGCGAGGAGGACAAGCCGGCCGGACGCACTGTCTGTTGGCTTGTCGGCTGCCGCCGCCCGCGGCCGTGAGCTGCGCGCCACCACGGCTCGCCGCTGGCAGATCTGGTATTTAACCTCGCGCCGGCCCCTCCCCCGGTGAGGCCGTTAAAGCGTCTGACGGCACCGGGGGCGGTCCAGTCGCGCGCCTGCGCCCGCCAGGCTATGGACAGAGACTGCGAACAGGGCACTGCGCCCCCGCGCGCTGGGTTTTTCAACCCGTACCTCGCGCCGCGCGGCCGAGGCGCCCCCGCGCGGCAAGGCCCGGACATCCCCGATGGCGCCGGCGAGGCGCCCGCAGACGAGGCGGCGGGCCGCGGCGGCGGGCGCGCGGCTGAGTCATACTGCACCGCCGCCTCGTCCTTCCGCTTCATCGCGCCGCGCTGCCTGGACGCCGACGGCGCCGACGGCGGCACGGACGACGAGGCTGCGGGGGCGGCGGCGCCCCGCCGCCGCGGCGTTCACATCGGCACGGCCGAGCGCGCGCCCAAGGTATACCTCGACGGCGAGGAGCACGACATCCTGGACTTTGCGGGCCATTGCTGCTGGCCGCGCCGCGTAAGCGTGTGGGCGGGCCGCGCCGCCCCGGAGCGCGCCGCGCTCGACCCGCGCTTTGAGCGCTTTCACGTGTACGACATCGTGGAGACGACCGAGTACCCGAGCGCCGGCGACGCGTCCCGCTTTGCCGCCGAGGCCCGGCCCGGCGGCGCCACGGTCGTGACGCTGCTGGGCATGTCGGAGGACGGCAAGCGCGTGGCGGTGCACGTGTACGGCGTGCGGCACTATTTTTACATGGAGAAGGCCGCCGTCGACCTAGCCTGCGGGGTGCGCGACGAGGGCCAGCTGATCGACGCCATGGTGGCGGCGCTGCGCTCCTCGGCCCTGGCCGCCGGCGCGGCACAGCAGGACGCCGCCGGCCGGGCCGGCGCGCGCCGGCCCGGCGGTTACCTGGGCCGCGCCTCGCGGGACAGCCTTTCGGTCGCGGTGGTCGAGGCAGCGGACGTGTACTTCTACGACACGCGCCCGCAGCTTTTCTACAAGGTGTCTTCGGCCAGCGCGCGGCTCGGGGGCTACCTCTGCGACAACTTCCTCCCCGGCGTGACCAAGTATGAGGGCCACGTGGACGTGACGACGCGCTTTTTGCTGGACAACGAAGGCTTCACCAGCTTCGGCTGGTACCGGCTGCGCCCCGGGCGCGCGGGCGCGCGCGTGGCGCTGCGCGCGCCCGCGCAGCACGCGACCTCCTGCGACGTGGAAGTCAACTGCACCGCGGACAACCTGGAGCCGATCGCGGGCGCCGAGGCCGACGCGTGGCCCGACTACAAGCTGCTGTGCTTTGACATTGAGTGCCTGTCGTGCGCGGGCGACGGGCTGGCGTTCCCGGCGGCCGCCAACGCCGAGGACCTCGTCGTCCAGATCTCGTGTCTGACGTACTCGCTGCGCACTCAGCGCCACGAGCACACGCTTTTGTTTTCGCTGGGATCCTGCGACCTGCCGCCGGCCTTCCTCGGCGCGTGCGCGGCCGCCGGGCTCCCCGCGCCCGCCGTGCTGGAGTTTGACAGCGAGTTCGAGCTGCTGCTGGCCTTCATGACGTTCCTCAAGCAGTACTCGCCCGAGTTCGTCACCGGGTACAACATCGTCAACTTCGACTGGGCGTACATCTCGGAGAAGCTCACGGCCGTCTACGACGTGCGGCTCGACGGCTACGGGAAGCTAAACCGGGGCGGCCTCTTCCGCGTCTTCGACGCGGGCCAAAACCGCTTTCAGAAGCAGAGCAAGGTGAAGATTAACGGCGTGGTTTCCCTGGACATGTACCGCACGGCCGTGGAGAAGCTCAAGCTGCCCAGCTACAAGCTCAACGCCGTGGCCGAGGAGGCCCTGCGGGAGCGGAAGGTGGACCTGGACTACAAGGACATCCCTCGGCACTTTGCGGCCGGGCCCGAGGGGCGCGGCGTCATCGGCGAGTACTGCATCCAAGATTCGGCGCTGGTCGGAAAGCTGTTCTTCAAGTACTTGCCCCACCTGGAGCTGTCGGCGGTGGCGCGGCTGGCCGGAATCACGGTGTCGCGCGCCATTTTTGACGGGCAGCAGATTCGCGTATTCACCTGCCTGCTGCGCTTGGCCCGGGAGCGGGGCTTTCTGCTGCCGGACACCCAAAAGCGCCTCGCCGGAGCCGAGGCCGGCGCGGCCGGGGCGCCGGGCGGGGACGGGGGGGCATTCGCCTGCTGGGCCGACGCGGCTCGCGGCGAGGAGGAAGAGGAGGACGAGGGGGGAGAAGAAGACGGGGGGAACGAGGGGGGCGCGGGCGCGGCGGACCGGCCCCGCGCGGCGGGCGGGCGCGCCGTCGGGTACCAGGGGGCCAAGGTTTTGGACCCCGAGTCGGGCTTTCACGTCGACCCCGTCATGGTGCTGGACTTTGCCAGCCTCTACCCCAGCATCATTCAGGCGCACAACCTGTGCTTCACCACGCTCGTGCGCGGCGAGGCCGCGCCGGCGGGGCTGACGCCCGGCGCGGACTACGCGACGTTCGACGTGGGCGGGCGCGCGCTCCACTTTGTGCGCGCGCACGTGCGCGAGAGCCTGCTCAGCGTGCTGTTGCGCGACTGGCTGGCCATGCGCAAGGCCATCCGCGCGCGCATCCCCACCGCCGCGCCCGAGGAGGCTGTGCTGCTCGATAAGCAGCAGGCCGCCATCAAGGTCGTGTGCAACTCGGTGTACGGCTTCACCGGCGTGTCCAACGGACTACTGCCTTGCCTGGCGGTCGCGGCCACCGTAACGACCATCGGGCGCGACATGCTGCTCGAGACGCGGCGGTACATACACGAGCGCTGGGCCACACCCGAGGCACTGGTGCGAGATTTCCCCGCGGCCGCGCCGGCGGCGGCCGCCGCCGGCGCGCGCTACCGCGTGCGCGTGGTTTACGGCGACACGGACTCGGTCTTTGTCAAGTTCGCGGGGATGCCCTACGACGCCGTGTGCGCACTGGGCGACGGCATGGCGCGCCGGGTTTCGGCGGCGCTCTTTCGCCCGCCCATCAAGCTCGAGTGCGAGAAAACCTTTGCCAAGCTGCTGCTCATCACAAAAAAAAAGTACCTCGGCCTTGTCGGCGGCGGCAAGATGCTCATGAAAGGCGTGGACCTCGTGCGCAAAAACAACTGCCGCTTTATCAACGCCTACGCGCGGCGCTTGGTCGACGTGCTTATGCACGACGACGCTGTTTCGCGCGCCGCGGCCGAGGCCTCGGCCGTGCCGCCCAGCGAGTGGCCCGGGCGGCAGCTCCCGCCGGGCTTTGCGCGCTTCGGAGCTGTGTTGGCCGAAGCTCACGCCAAGATCGCCGACCCGGCGCTGGACATTGGCGACTTCGTCATGACGGCGGAGCTGAGCCGCCCACCGGAGGCCTACGCCAACAAGCGCATCGCGCATCTGACCGTGTACTACAAACTCCTGCTGCGCAGCGAGGCCCGCCCCAACGTCAAGGACCGCATCCCCTACGTGATCGTCGCGCCCGGCGAGGGCGTGGAGCGCGACGCCGCCGCGGTGAACGCGCTGCGCGGCACGGCCCCGTCCGCGCCGCCCGGCGGCGGCGCCCGCCCCGGGCGTTTGCTAATCTCGGACATGGCCGAGGACCCGGGGTATGCGCGGGCCCATGCCGTGCCCCTCAACACAGACTACTACTTTTCCCACCTCCTAGGCACCGTCGGCGCCACCTTCAAGGCCCTGTTTGGAAACGACACGCGGACCACGGAGAACCTGCTCAAGCGCTTTATTCCGGAAACGCGCGCCTGCGACCGCCGGCTGCAAGGCCGGCTCGCCGCGGCGGGCTTCGCCGCGCTCACGCCGGCGGCGCAAAGTCGTCAAACGCTGCGTACAGCCTTCGGTATTCTAGCAGCAGCTCCCCATCAAAGTTGAGGTCCGACATTTTGCAATAAAGGTCCCCCGCGCTCACCGCCGGCACCTCGGCGTCTGTCGCGCTCTGTTGTCTGCCCCCACCCCCGTCCCGGCGCACCACGAGCACAAACATCGTCTGCCACACGTGGGCGACGATCTTGTACCCGGCACAAGCCGTTAACAGGTGGTCCAGCAGGCGGTGGTGCAGGTGGATGGCTTTGCCCGGGAACACCACGTACATCATAAAGCCCGAGCAGTCCAGGTCTCGGTAAAACAGCACGCGCGCGTCGCGCACGCCCCCGTCCCGCAGCACGTGGTAGGCGAAAAAGAGCTCGGGTTGGGCCAAAACCTCGGCGAGCGCGCGTTCGGTGGGGCCGCCGGGGCCGGGGGCGCAGCCGCCAAAGCCGCCGTCGTCCGTCCCGCCAAGCGCGCGGATGGAGGCCAGGAAGGCCCGGTACTCGTAGATGTTGCTCAGCTGTTGCACGTAGGCCAAAATAAGCGCCGCGCGGTCCGCGCGGCCCATCCGCGGCTCGCCGGTCACGGTGCAGGCGGGGCAGCAGCCTCCGATGCCCAGATAGTAGCCCATGCCCGAAAGCGATAGGCAATTATCGGCGACCGTCCGCGAGAGGTCGAACGGGAGCACCACGGGCGTCGTTCGGATAAGCGGCACCGCGAGCTCGCGGACGGCGGCCAGCTCGTCAGCGGGGGAGGAGGCCAAAAACCTGAAGTACATCAGGTAGCTGTCTCGCGCGCGTGCCGCGCGCCGCGCCCCCGTGCGCGAACGCAGCCGCTCGCGGCGCGTGGCCGGGCCCCGGGAGCGGGAGCGCCCTTGAGGCGCAAACGGCGAGCGGGAGCGAGAGCGAGAGCGAGAGCGAGAGCAAAGGCGGGGCGAGATCAGCGAGCGGCGCCCCGGGGCCGGGGCTGGTGTCGAGGCCGGGGCCGTTGCCCAGTCGCCGGCGCGCTCAGCCCCACGCCCGCACCCAAAGTCTGGGCTTGGCTCTCTAGCTCGGCGGCGCTCCCCGCGGTCAGACATAGTGGCAGAGGGTGTGCTCCAGCGAGACGAGAGCCACGCCGTGCCGGCGGAGCAGCTGCCCGGCGTCTCGGACAAAGGCCGCACACGCGGTCGGCTTTGGGGGGAACCGCTGGTACGTTTTAAAAGCGTACGCGAGCGCCCACAAGCCCGCACACACGCGGCCCTCAAAACTATTCTCGCTGGCCACGCGCGCCTTATATAGATCCAGCTCGTCCGCGTCGCGCGCGTCGCCGTCGGAAAATGCGAACAACACTTCGGGGTCCGCCTGCAGCTCGCACGCGGCGCACATGGGGTCGCAAAATAGGTGCTTATACACAGCCTCGGGCTCCAGCAGCGCCAGCGCGGCAAAGAAGCGGCCGCCGTCGCCCTCGACCGGCGCGCCGGCGCGCGCGTCCAGCACCGGCAGGATGCAGTCGAAGAGGCCCGCGTTGTTGGCAGAGTGCGCCACCACGTCCGCGCGCAGCGCGCGCAAAGCACGCCAGTGCGCCGGCGTGAGCAGAAGATTGCAGAGCACACACTCGCCCGTCGTGCGCCCGCGCCCTGTAATGTGCTTGAGGGCCGTGGCCAGCACCGGCCCCAGCGCCACGCTGGGGCGCGCGTCGCCCGCGGCGAAGCGCGCAAACCGCGGCGCCGTGTTGGCCGCGAGGAAGCCCGCGCGCGCCGCCCAGTAGCGATCGACGGCGGCGCGGCGGGACGCGATCGCGCGCTCGGCGACCGCGCCGTCGCCCCGGGTCGCGACGCCGGCCAGCAGCAGCAGCGCGAGGTCCGCGTACGCCCATCGGTCCGCGGGCGCTCCGTCGGCGGCGCTGGCCGCGGACGCTTCGTCGGCGTCGCCGCCGCGCGGCGATGGCAGCACGGCAGCGCGCGCTTCGTACTCCGCAGCCCGCGCACGCGCGGCGTCGCAGCAGGTGCCCCCCGGGCGCCGCGCCGCCCGCGCGCCCCCACCGCCACCGGGCAACGGCGCCGAGCAATCCACGAGGCGCGCGCACTCTTTCCAACTCAGCAGCGCAGTCGCCAGCGACTGCGGGCGCAGCGCCCGCGGGCCCGCGCCGTCTGCGGGCACCGCCGGCGCCTCCGGGCGCTCCGCCGCCGAGGCCAGCAGCGCCCGCGTTGCCGATTGGATGAGGAAGGAGTAGTTGGAGTAGCGCACCTTTTCGGCGGCCCGGCGCGCCCCCCCGGCGGCGTTCCCGGCGTTGTTGCCGGGAACGCCGCCGTCCGTGCGGAAGCACACGTGGAGGAAGAAATGCTTGTGTACATCCACCAGCGTCAGCACCCGAGTCGCAAAGGCGCCCACTAGCGTGGCGCGGTGCGCGGCTAGGAAGTGCCGGTCCATCAGGTAGACGAACTCAAAGGCGGCAACCACGATGGCCACGGCACAGGGCGGCGCCGCGAGGCTTTTAGCGCAGAGCATGGCGTAGTCGGCCACCCAGGGGGGCGCCAGCCCGAACTCGCGCCGGTAAGCATCAATCGTGCGACACACGGCGCAGGGCCGGTCGATGGCCAGCGCGGCGGCGGCCTCTTCGACAAAGGGCACGACGTCGGCGCTGCCGCCCCCCTCCGCGGCGGCGCCGTCCCTGTCACCACCCCCGTCCTCGTCCCCGTCGTCTCGAGGGCTTGGCACCTCCATTAAATGGGCCGCAAAGACGAGCTCCTCAAGGAGCTGGCCGTTTTCCTTCAACAGCGCCGGGTCAAACGCGACGTACGGGGCGCGGAACGCACCCTCTGCCCACGAGCGCGCGCCATCGCCGCCACCGGCGCCGTCGTCAGCGCGCGCGAACATGCGGCTCCGCGAGCTCATCCCCCCCGAGGCGCTGGCCACCGAGGACGTGGCCGAGCTGGAGCGCCGCTACCTCCAAAGCGAAGGCGCCGCCGTAGAAATTTGGTTCGAGGACGTGGCGCCGCGCGAGCTCGAGGTGCTGCTGCCCACCACCGACGCCAAGGTGAACTATTTGGCCTTTTCGGCGCGCCTGGCCTCGACGATCGCACACGGCTCGGGCGGGCGGGCGGCGTGCAGCCACACGCGAGCGCTGGAGGCGAGGAAGGAGCGCTTTGCGACGGTGATCAACAAATTTCTGGACCTACACCAGATTCTGCACGACGCGTAGGCCCCGGGCCCGCCCCGCAAAGCGGGGCGGGCTATAAAGGCGCCGCGCCGGCACGGCGCAGCTTCGTTCCGCGCCGACGCAGCGCTCGGCGAGACAGACTGCCGCCCACTATGCACGGCCGCGAGCGCGACTGCGACGGCGAGGGCGAGGGCGAGGGTTCTTCCCGGAGTCTTATGGCCCGCATTCGCCTGCTGGTCGCCGGCAACCTGCAATGTGGCGAGGGGGACGTGCCCCAGCCCTGGGACCCGCGCCGCCCGCCCGCGCGGTGCGTCTTCCAGTTCAACGGCCAGGACGGAAGCAACGAGTCCTTCCCCCTGGAGTACATCTTGCGGCTAATGGCCAGCTGGGCGCAGACGGACTGCGACCCCTACGTCCGGGTCCAGAACACGGGCGTGTCCGTGCTCTTCCAGGGGTACTTCTCGCGGCCCCCCGGCGCGCCGCTCGCGGCCATCACGGCGGAGCAGAACAACGCCACGCTGGCCTCGACGCAAAGCACGGGCCTGAGCCTGTCGGCGCTGGAGAAGATCAAGGCCCGCGGCGGCATAGACCCACGGCCCTTTCGCGCCATGATGTCCGTGAGCTGCTTCGTGCGCATGCCGCGCGTGCAGCTCTCGTTCCGGTTCATGGGCCCCGGCGACTCGCATCGCACCGGCCGGCTGCTAGACCGCGCGGTCCGGGAGCGGCTGAGCGAGCGTGACGTGCGCTCTCGGCGCGCAAGCGCGTGCGGTCACAGCGAGCGAGAGCTCGAACCGGCCGGCGGCGCCGGAAACGTCGCGCACTACGCCGGCGCGCTGCTGACCGCGCGCCGGCAAAAAATGGCAGCCCTTGCAACACTTGTGGGCGGAGTTTGCGGCATTCTCGCGATACTGCGCCTTTTCTGGGCGCCCTCTTAACACGCGCGCCCGCGCCGCGCGCTCACTCGCGGTTCGACGACGCCATGTCCGCGCCTGCCGGGATCGACCCTAGTGCGCCGGCTACCATCACCCCCGACACCCTGCGGGACTTGCTGCCCGTGCAGATTTTGCATGTGCTAAACGCCGCGGCGCGCCCGTTGCAGGACGGCACGACGCCGGAGCAGGTGAGCGCGGCCCGGCGCAACCTGCTCGTCGGCACGTCGCTGGCCATGGTCGACCTGCGGCGGCGGCACGAAAAGGCCGTTGTGCCGCGCGTGCCCATGTTTGCGACCTACGACCACGCGCATTGGGCGCGCCCGACAATCGGACTGAAGCGGACCTTCCTCCCCCGGGTGGTGCAGCTCCCCCCCGAATACGAGGAGGACGCTGGCGCGGCGGCGTCTGCCGCGCGCACGTGACGCTTTTTTCGGATCGGCGCAATTGTGCGATCGCAATAATAAAACAGTTTTGTGCTCATGAAATTTTGCGTTGCGGTGTTTATTGTGCGGCAAAGTACAGAAGGCCGCGAGGCGCGGCGGACGTGGGGGAAAGGGAGGGACCGAGGGGAAAGGGCGAGCGCTACCCCAAAAGCAAGCGCAGCGCAAATATGTCAGCCGTGACTTCAGCGGCGCGCTGCCGCAGCACGTCGCGCGTCGCGCGCAGCCGCCGGGCAATTTTTTCGCAGGCCTCCAGCAAGAGGGCCAGGACGCTTATGCCCGTGCCGCGCAAGTACTGGCGCTTCAGCAGCGAGTTGGCAGGCACCACTCGGGCTTTGGGCGCGTCTTGGCCGGGGCCGTCGCCCCCCGCTTCCGCTTCTGTCTCCTCTTCCGTTTCCGGCCCGCTTCCGTCCAGGGAGCTATCGGTGGCGTCGGAGTCTGCGCCGAGGGGGACCTTGGGGGGCGCGGGCAGCTCGCAAATCCGCGCTTCGGCGCTTGCCAGTAAATCTTGCGTGTGGAGGTTACCCCGAGACGCCCACGACCGCATCGGCGGCCGTTCCGCCGCGCGCAGCCCCCGCGGCTTTGGCGCAGCTGCGCGCATGTGTCCAATCACTCGCCCACGCGCAGCCGCACCTACCAACCGAGGCACCGGCGCGGCAAGGGGTGCAATTAGAGGCGCTGGCGTGGCGGGGGGCGCGATTGGGGGCGCGGACGAGCCTGCAGTCGCCGGCGCTGCGCTTGGGGGTGCCGGCATGGCGGGGGGCGCGATCGGGGGCGCGATCGGGGGCGCGATCGGGGGCGCGATCGGGGGCGCGATCGGGGGCGCGATCGGGGGCGCGATCGGGGGCGCGATCGGGGGCGCGATCGGGGGCGCGATCGGGGGCGCCGGCAAGCTTGCGGCCGCTGGCGCCTCCAGGCGCGGCGCCGGCAGGGCCGAAGGCGCAGGGGGCGCAGCCAGGGGAGCGGGGCCAGGCGGCGCAACATACATGCCCGACGCTCCAAAGTCAGCATCCTCCTCGGCGGAGCCAAGGCCCGACAGCGCAGAGCCAGATCCGATAACGGTAGGGTCAACGGCCCGGGTGTTTTTCCGCGCAATATTTGCGCCGCCCGTGGGCCTGGCGGGCGCGCCAGGCTTGCCCCTGGGGCTGGGGCCGCGCCGCAGCAGCGCTGGGGCCACCTGGCCCACCAAAGCATTCGACGGTGCTGGAATTTTTGAACCACTCTGGACCGCTGTGGCGGGCCGCTCTGGCGCGGGGGGCGGCGCGGGCCGCTCTGGCGCGGGGGGCGGCGCGGGCCGCTCTGGCGCGGGGGGCGGCGCGGGCCGCTCTGGCGCGGGGGGCGGCGCGGGCCGCTCTGGCGCGGGGGGCGGCGCGGGCCGCTCTGGCGCGGGGGGCGGCGCGGGCGCATCTACTGGTGCTTGGACCCGGCTCGGCGGCAGGGGCAAGCCAGGCACGGGCTCCAAGCTAGGCGGTCTGGACGGCACGAAAGAAGGGGGCGAGCCAAGCGCACCGCCTGACGGTGGTGGAACGAGCTCTGAGCCCGGCGCCGGAACGCTGGCGGGCGAGCGTGAGCGCAGCAGCCGCTGCCGCGGCTGCGCGGCCGGCAGCGATTTTCGAGCCCCAGCGCGGCGCGTCGGCCGCCGCGTTGCGCTAAGCGCTCCCATGGCCCCATCTGGAGCCGGCGGCGGCAATGGCGGAGCCGGAGTCGGGGCCGGAGCCGGAGTCGGGGCCGGAGCCGGAATCGGGGCCGGAGCCGGAACCGGGGCCGGAACCAAAACCGTAATCGGGGCCGGCAGCGGCAATGGCGGGGCCGGAGTCGGGGCCGGAGTCGGGGCCGGAGTCAGGGCCGGAGTCAGGGCCGGCGGCGGCAATGGCGGGGCCGGAACCGGGGCCGTACTCGGGGCCGGCGGCGGCAATGGCGGGGCCGGAGTCGGGGCCGGAGTCAGGGCTGGAGTCAGGGCCGGAGTCAGGGCCGGCGGCGGCAATGGCGGGGCCGGAACCGGGGCCGTACTCGGGGCCGGCGGCGGCAATGGCGGGGCCGGCGGCGGCAATGGCGGGGCCGGCGGCGGCAATGGCGGGGCCGGCGGTGGCAATGGCGGGGCCGGCGGCGGCAATGGCGGGGCCGGCGGCGGCAATGGCGGGGCCGGCGGCAGGCGCGGCCCCGGAGGCACTGGAGGCGCTGCGGAGACCAGGCTTGCGGGCGGCGGGCGTCGCCACGGCAACGCGGCGGGCATGGACTTCCGTGGTCCAGTACGGCGCGTCAGGCGACGCGCGCGCTCAACGCCAGGAGCCTCCGCGGCTCCGGCAGCAGGCGCTGCCAGTAACGCGGGTTTTCCTTGCGCGTGCGCGGGGGCCGGCGGGTACGCGTCGTGCGCGGGGGCCGGCGGGTACGCGTCGTGCGCGGGGGCCGGCGGGTACGCGTCGCCAATCTCGTCGTCTAGCCACTCGTCGGCCCCCCAAGCGAGAGCAGGCTCCGCCGAAGCCGGTGCCAGTGCCGGTGCCGGCGCTGGGGCTGAAGCTGGGGTCGGGGGGCGCGCAGCGGCGGCGACCGCGCGGGCGTTGGCTACACGGTTGCCGCTGCCGCCACCTGCCGCCGCCCGCGCGTGCGGAAATAAATTGTCGGTGGCGTGCTGGAACACGGGGGGGTGCGCGTATAGCGGGTCGCCGCTAGCGGCGGCAAAGTCCGGGACGTTGTTCTCGCTGATGATGTGCGTGAAGAGCGGGTCGGCGGCGCTGGCCGCGGGGGGCAGCGCGTCCTCGTAGTCTAGCGTCAGGCTGGGCAAGTCCCGGAGCACGTCGTCTTCGGCAATCTTCAACATTGCGAGCGGCGGCGCGGCGGCGCGCGCCCACAGCACCCGCGCGAGCTGCAGATGCGTATCCAGCATAATGAGGCAGGGCGGCGCGCTGCGTAGCGGCTTGCTCGCGATCAGCGCCGACAGCTGCTCCAGCTGCGCCGTCAGGCACGCGTTTTCGATAATGTTCTCGTCGAGCGCCAGCAGCCGCTCCCCCCACGAGTTTAGGTCCGATGACACGGCGGCAGGCGCGTCGGCGTCGCGCCCGCCCGGCCGCGTGTCAAACAGCCGCAGGCACATGATCAGGCGCGAGCCCTCCGAGAACACGTCCGGGTTCTCCATGGCCACGACAACCGGCGCGCCCAGCAGCAGCGCGCACGTGACGAGGTCCAGCGCGTTGACGGTCTGCACCTCGCTGGGCGGCTGCCGCACGAGCGTAAACGTCACGCTGCTCCCCGTCGGGCAAAAGAGCGCGGGCCGGCCCCCGGCCGCCGCAGCCGCAGCGGCCAGCGCCGCCGCGTCTTCCGAAGGGCCGCCCGTCGCGTGCACCGTCGAGGGTGCGTCCAGGCGGCGCGCCAAAAAGGCGTCGTAGCTCTGGGTCTGTGCGCCCAGCGAGTCCACCGCGAGTGTCGTCCACAGCGCCGCCAGCAAGTCGCCCGGAATGCACATGCGCGCCAGCACGCTGATCGTTGTCAGCGCACCGCCGGGGATGAGACGCGCCAGCTCCGCCACGGTCGCGCGCGTGGCCGCGTCGGGCGCGTGCCGCCACACGGCTAGCACGTCGGACGGGGAAAGGCGGCCCGCGTCCCAGTCGGCGGCGCGGATGGCGAACAGCGCGCCGTCCGCCGGGTCGTCCGCGCCGCCGCCAAGCGGCACCGGGCGCCTCGCACCGGGCTCTCCCGGCGCGAGGCTGTTGACCGCCACTCGGCTCGTAAGCGCCTCGGTCAGAACGCCGTCCAACGTCTTGCACATGTACTCCTGCTTCTGCACGAGGTCCAGGCGCGTGAAGTTTACCAGGTGCATGAAGGCGCCCATGAGCGCGGCCACGACCAGGTCCGCGGGCGTCAGCTCGAGCGCGCCGCCGCCGCTCGGCGCGGGCCCGCTCGCCGGCGCCCGCGCTGGCCGCAGCCCCCGCTCGGCCAGCGAGAAGCACAGCGCGCCCAGGGAGGCGACGCCGTGGCGGCGGGGCAGCGTAGTCGCCAGCAGCCCCGCGTAGAGCTCGGCCGCCGCCGAGCGCACGTCCGCCAGCCCCCAGTCGGCGCGCCGGTGGCGCACGAAGCGGCAAAACGCCCCAAAGTCCGCGTCGCGGGCGCGCTCGATCTCCAGGCGCAGGTTCACAATCTCGTTTAACACGTTCACGGCGGCGACCGAAGCCGCCTCCACCACGCCGCTCTCGTCCAGCGGGGGGCGCATCGAAGCCCCCACCTGCGAGCACAGCGCCACAGCCAGCTTGTCGCCCACCGCGCGGTAGCACACCCGGTAGCAGAGCGGCGTGCCGTCGGCGTCCAGGTAGGCGCGCGGCGCCAGCGCGTCAATCTCCGAATCCGCCTCGCGCAGCGTGCACACCGCCGCTTCGTCGCCCAGAAGGGCCGCCACGCGCCCGCGCAGGTGCAGGTCCCGCTCACACAGCCGCGCCGCGCGCGCCGCTACGGCGCGCGTCGCAGGGTCTGCGCGCGAGTGCACCGTCGCCGCGGCGCGCGCTGCCCGGGCCGCGGCGGCGCCGCGTGCGCGCGCCGCGGCGCGCGGCACGAGCTTAAAGTAGGCTTCGTAGAGGCGCATCCGCAGCACCAGCAGATCCCGGAAGGGCGCGTGCGCCTGGGCGGCCCAGGCCGGGAGCTCGGCAACCTGCGCGTCGAAGGCCGCCAGGAGGGCGCGCAGCCCCTCGTACGCGGCCTCGCCGCGCACCGCCGCAAGCGTTGCCTGCAGCCGCTGCAGGCCCGCGTCCGCGGCGCGCGCGGCTTCGTGGAAGGCGCCCAGCGCGTCGCCGCGCTCCGCCAGCCGCGCGTCCAGCGCGCCTGTGAACGCGGCCGGCAGCCGCGCGTAGTGCTCGTCCGCGCGCAGCCCCAGCACCACGCCCGCGGCCGCCTGCAGCGCGGCTGCGCGCGCCTTGGCGCCCTCGTGGTCCTCGCGCGAGGCGGCCGCGCGGCGGCGCGCCGCCACAAAGAGCTCCCACGCGCCGTCCCACGCCGCCGCCGCCGACTCCAGCTGCCGCCGCAGCGCGTCGAGGTGGCGCCTCAGCTCGCGCAGCGCGTCGATGCGCTCCGCAAAGGGCTCCATGGGCCCGCGGTCGTCGATGCGCGCCGTTAGCGGGTGCGAGTCGATGATAGAGCGCGCTTGCTGCAGCCACTCCACCGCGGCCACGTCCAGCTCCGGCGCCTCCTCCACGGCCGCCAGCAGCAGCGCCGCTTGCGTCACGACGTCGGCCGCCGAGGCGGCGCGGTCCAGCGCTGGCCCCAGCGCCGCCGGCGGCGGCGTGATGCGCAGCAGGTTCTTGAGGTTGGCCAGCCCGGCGCCCTCGTCGCGGTCGCGCGCCGCCTCGGCAGCCACGACCTCGCCGAGGATGCGCTCGGCGCGCGCCGTGGCCTCCGCGCGCGCCGCCTTTGCCGCCTCTAGCGCCTCTCGCGCCGCGGCCGCGTCGCGCCGCACCGTGCTCAGCATCTGCGCCTCGTAGGCCGAGCCGGCAAAGCGAGCGTGGTCAAAGCGCTCCAGCTGCGCCAGCGCGCTCGCGATCAGAGCCTCGCTCGGCAGCTCCAGGCGCACGCCCGCTTCCAGCGCGCGCGCCGCCTCGGCGGGGCTGCGCACGTACGTTACCTCTTCTAGCGCGCGGCTGATCTCCGCCGCGCGCCCGCCGGCCGCCTGCAGCACGTCCGCGCGCAGGGCGCCCAGCCGCGCGCGCTCCTCCTCGAAGGCCGCGTGCCCCCGGCGGTAGAAGGCCACGTACTTGGCGAGCCGAGGCACGGCCGCCAGGTCGCCCTCCAGGTACGTTACGGCGTCGTAGTAGCGAGGCTCGCCGCCTCCCGAGGCGGCGAACGTCAGCAGCCCCGTCGCGATGTGCATCAACCGCGTCAGCTGGCCCACGTCCGCGGCCGGGAAGAGGGCCGACAGCGCGGGGGCCGCCAGGGAAAACGCGTCCCACCACGCGATGCCGCGCAGCTGCGCCAGCGGCGGCGGGACATCGATCTTCGCGTTCTCGGGCGCGTGCGGGTTGAACGCGAGCACGGCCTCGATGGCTGCCGTCGCCCGCTGCGCGCTCGCCTCCAGCGCCCGGTCGGCCTGCCGCGCCAGCGGCCGCGGGTCGTAGCCGCGCGCCGCGGCCGCGGCGCGCAGCCGCGCCAGCTCGGCCGCGTCGAAGGCGGAGTTCGCCTCGACGCGCTCCAGCGCGGCGCGCAAGTCCTCGCGCCAGCGCTCCTCCTGCCGCTGCGCGGCCGCCCCCTCGGCGCGCCGCTCGGCCTCGGCGCGCAGGCGCCGGACTTCCTCGGCGCGCCGCCGCGCCAGCGCCCGGGCCTTGCGCAGGTCGGCGTGCAGCTTGGCGGCCTGTGGCCCCAAGCGCCCGGCGGGCGGCGCATCGCCGGCGCCGTCCGCGTCGGCCTCGCTCGCATCCTCGCCGCCGTCCGCATCCTCGCCGCCGGCGGCCACCGCGGCCTCGTCCGCGGCCCGAAGTACTTCTTCCGCCGCCCCCAGCGCCGCGTCTGCCGCGGCGGCGGCCGCCGTTGTTTCGGCCGCATCAGCGCCCGCCGTCATGGCGTTTTTTAGTGCGCTCGCCGCAGACGCAAGCGCGCCCGAAGCCTCGCTGACGGCCGCGAGCGCGGCGCCCAGCCGCCGCGCGCCGGTCTGCGCCTCGCGCCGCGCCGCGTACTGGGCCTGCAGCGCGTCCAAAAACGCAAACTCGGGCGGGAGCTGCGCGCCCCCGGCCCGCAGCGCCTCAGCCGCCTCGCGCAGCGCGCTCGCCGCGGCGGCCACCGCGGCAGGCGCCGCAGGCTCCGCCGCCGCGCGAGCCACGGCGGCCGCCACGCGCTCCGCGTGCCCCTCGAAAAACGCGCGCGCCGCGGGGCCCATCGCCTGGCCCAGCGCGGTGCCCAGCACCGCCGCGAAGGCTGGGCCCAGCCCGGCCAGCGCGCCCGGCGCCAGCGCGCTCGGGTTCTCCAGCGCCTCGCGGTACCGGCCGAAGAGCTGCCACAGGCGGTCCTGCACGCCCGCGGCCACGCGCGGCGGCGCCTCCTGCAAGAAGCGCGCGCAGTCCTCTGCGCTCTGCGCGCCCGCGTCTGCGCACAGCCGCTCCAGCGCGCCGGGCGCCGCGCGCAGCCCCGCGAAGCCCTGCAGCGGCAGCAACAGCGCGTCCAGGCGCTGGTACAGCTCTGCGCGTCGCTCCCCCAGCTCGGCCACGCGCCGCCGCGCCGCGAGCGCCTGCGCCTCTAGCCCCGCGCGGGCCGCGGCCACGCGCGCGCGCGCCTCGCGGTCAGCCGCCGCGCCCGTCGCCAGGGCGTCCAGCTGGCGCAGGACGTCGTCGGCACCGCGCACGGCCGCCTCCGCGGCGTCTGCCGCCTCTTCGGCGCCCGCGCCCGGCGCCTCCGCGGCGGCGCCCGCCGCCGCCCGCGCCGCCGCCGCGGACATCGCCTCGAAGCGAGCCATGCTCGCCTCCAGCGACGCCCGCGACGCCGAGCGCCCGTTTATGGCGGCCACGTCACTCAGCACGGCGTCCAGCTCCTTCTTGGCGGCAGCGCCTTCCGCCTGCGCCTCGTGCAGCAGCGCCACCCAGGCCGCGAGGCCGTCTTCGGTGTGCGCCGTTGCGCCTGCCGCGAGCAGGTCGCGGAGGAGCTCGCCTTTGCGCGCGGACCGCGGCAGCGGAGGCGCCGCGGCGCCCGGCGCGGCGCCAAGCCGAGCCACCCGCGCCGCCAAGTCGGGCGCAGAGCCGGCCAGCCGCTGCAGCGGCGCAACCGCCGCGCTCGCCACGCGGAAGCGCTCGCCGCCGCCGCGGTCGGCCAGGATGGCGCGAGCGCTGTACTGCGCGCCGCGCAGAAAGTACTGCCGCAGCGCCTCGGCCGCGAGCGCGTCCAGCTCGGCGGAGAGGGCGGCGGCACTCCGCGCGACCACGGCGGCGCGGCCCGCCGCAAGCTCAGCCGCCAAGTCGGCCACCGCGCTGTCCGCGGGCACCGCGCGCGGGTCGTCGGGCGGGACGGCGTCCAGGCGCTCGCGCGCGGCGCGCACCGTGCCCTCCAGCGCCAGGATCTCGCGCGCGAGCGCCGCGGTCTCGGCGGCCACGCGGGCCTCGCGCGCTCGCGCGCGCTCAAAGAGCGCTCGGACTCGCGCGTCCAGCGGCCGGCCGTCGCGAAGCGCCGCCCGCGAAAATAGCCGCCGGCCGGAGGCCGAGAGGCGCTCCATGAAGCGCGCCGAGACGGCGCCGCACAGCTCGAGCGGGCCCGCGCCGCCGGCGCCGTCCACCTCGCCCTCCAGCTCGTCCACGGCGTCGTGCAGCCGCTCCGTGTCGGCCGCGACGGCGGCCGCGACTAGGCGCAGCTTGGCGTCCGCCAGGTCGCCCAGCGCCGAGGGCTGCGCGCGCATCGCCTCCGACAGCCGCGTGTACGCGGCCAGCCCCTCGAGCACCATCCCGGAAGATGTGATGAACGCGCTGGCGGGCGTGTGCTGCGGCAGCGCCTGGGCCACCGCCCCGAAAAGCGGCTGGACGGCCGACGGGGCGTCGTGCCGCGTGCGCGCGCCGTTCTGCACCAAAAAGGCCAGCACCCGCTCAAACAGGCCCGCGATCGCGTGTTCCAGCGGGTCCCGTTCCGCGGCGGCGTCGCGGGGCCGCGCCACGCGGACGGCGCGAGCCACGCACGCGTCTGCGTCAGCGGCTATCGACGCCGCGTGCGCCTGGACGGCGTCCAAGGCCGCGGTAACCTCCGCCGCGCGCGCGCCAAGCTCCGCCGCGCACGCCGTCGCGGCGTGCGCGGGCGCGGCGGCGCCCAGCGCCGGCGGCGGGCGGGCCGCAGCCGCGTTTCCCCCCTCCCCCCAATCTTCCCCGGCCCCCGCCGTCTCCGCGCCCCGGACCTTTCGCGGGGGCTTCCCCGCGCGAGCGCGGGCCGCCGGCGCGCGAAGGTCCTCGCGGCTCGAGGGCGGCGTCCACGGGGCCCGCCGCCGCCGCGGCAGGCTCGTCCGCTTACCCGCCGCGCGAGCCGCGGCCGCGGCCGTGATCTGCGGCGGCATCCGCGCGACGGGCTCCGCCGGCAGCAACGCCGGCGAGCCCGGGCGCGCGAACGTAGGGTCCTCGCACTCTGCCCCCGCGCCGCCCACCGCCACGGCCGTAAGGCAGGCCGTGTTGGCCGGCGCGCGCGGGTGCACGCTGACCACGCGCCGCTCGACATAGGGCTCGTCGTCCAGGTATGTCTCGCTCGCGCCGTACAGCGCAGACACGGCCGCCCTTAGCTCCTCGGGGCGCGCGGGCTCCGGGCCCGCCGAAACAAAGTGCACTAGCGCGCCCGCCCACCGGGACTCGGGCTGGCCACACGCGCGCAGAGCTAGGTACGCGTAGAGGGCCTCGGGGCGCATGCGCGCGACAAACGCCTGGGGCACGTCCCCGCTCCCATGCGGGTCGAAGAGGTAGACCGCGTCGCCGGCGCGAAAGACACCGACGCCCATGGCGCCCACGATCACCAGCGCCAGCGACGTCCGCCGCGGCTGCCAGACGGCGTCCACGAATTCGCGCGCTGGGACTTGGGTGCTCAGGGCGCGCTCCGCCGGCGGCGTGTAGAAGCCGCACTCCCCATACACGCGCGAAAACACGCAGCAGAGCCCGCTCCCCGCGCCCGCCTGGTCGGTGATGCGGTTTGGCAGGTGCACGATCGAGCACATTTCCGGGCGCGCCCCGCTTTCGCGCGCCCACGCCGCGCCCTCAGCGAGAGCACCGTCGATGGCGTCGGCGCCCAGCGCGGCGTCGACGCCGCCCGCGAAGGCCAGCCGCAGAAACGACAGCGAGGACCGAAGGCATGCCACCGCGCTGCCCGGCCCCAGCGCCGCGTCGTACTGGTTGCGAAAACCCACAGCGGCGACCGCGACGTCGGCCGGCGTTGCCGGCGCGCGCGCGCCGGCAACGCCGGACATGGTGCCGCTTCGCTGCTCCACAGGGGTACTAGGGGGCACCGCGCGCGCAGCGCCGTTTATGCGAAGGCCTCCCGCCGCACCGCCGGCGCGCGCCTCACCGGGCTGCGGCCGGGCGACTGGCGCAAACGCCATCGACTTCGGCGAGCAGGTCTTCCGTCGTAAGCCACGGCCCCGCCGCCGTGTTTGCCGCGGCGGCAGACGCGGCGGCGTCCGCGCCCGCAGACGCGCGGCGCTGCAGCGGGCCGCGGTCTACGCCCGCCCAGTCGGCCACGTCCGCGCGGGCGTCCAGGAGCGCCGGGCTGCCCTCGTCTCCCCGAACCTCCGGGTAGCCCTCCAACAGCGCCAGCACCGCCTCTTCGGCGGCCGCCGCGTTTGCGGCGCTGCGCGGCGGCCCCGGGGCCGCTACGCGGCGGTCCTCCTGGACCTCGTCCCAGACGCCGCGGAGCCGCGCGACGAGCTCGGCGACGTCGCGCTCGCCGGCACTGTCGTCTAGCGCGCGCCCGAGGGCCGCGCCGATCGCGTCCCAGCGCTGCAGAAAGCGGCCCACCTCGTGCAGCCCCGGCGCCTCCGCGCCCGCCACGAGCTTGCCGGCGGCCAGCGCCAGCGCCGTCTGCGCCCGCACCAGCGCCGAGTGGCCCGCCAGCAACGCGCGGTGCTCGTCGTCCAGCCCGCCGCCGGGGGGGCGGGCGTCCGCAGCTTCACACTCCTGCAGCGCTTGTGTCGTCTGCGCCGCGGCGCGCTGCAACGCCGCCAGCGACACGCGCACCTCGGCCCGGGCGCGCTCGGCTTCGGCGCGCGCGCCGCGCACCGCGTCGGCCAGGTCCGCCGAGCGCCACGCACCCAGGGCGCACGGCGCGCCGCGCGTCGCGTATATCGCCAGCATCTGCTGCCCCGGCACCGACGCAAAGTGGCAGTCGAACAGCACTCCCAGCCGCGCCACCGCGCCGGCAACGTCGCCCACGGCCGCGGCCATAGACGCGGCCAGCGCTTCCGTCTCGGCGACATAGCCCTGCAGCCGCGCGAAGGCGGCGTGCAGGTACATGCTCGCTAAGAAGACACAACCGCCCACCCGCGGGCGCGCGGGCACAGGCGGGCGCACTTCGGGCGGCAGGCACTCCGCCGCGGTCGTAGCTACCGTGTGCAGCTCGCCCAGCACAGCCTCCGCGTTGCGGACCTGCGTCGTCGTGGGCGCCGGGGCGCTCGCGTCCACAAACGGCCAGAGCCCGGCCGCCAGGGCCGACAGTTTTGTCCGGTAGCCGTCTACGTTGGCCACCGCTCCCGCGCCGCAGTCTCGCGCCCAAGCGATCAGCGCCATCAGCTGCGCCACGCCGTTTGCGCTGAAGGGCAGCGCGTCCGCAGCCACCAGCACGTCCGACAGCACGGCGGCGGCGAAGTGGGGCGCAAAGGCCGGGTCTCGCAAGACGGCAGCCGGCACGGCGTCCGTGCGGGGGAACTCGAGCGCCCGCGCCGCGCGGGCGAGCTCTGCGGCCGAAGCGCCGCCCGCGGCCGGAGAGCGTGCCGCCTCGGCCGCGGGCGGCGCTTCGGCCGCGGGCGGCGCCACGCCCCAGCGCTCGCTGGCGCGCAGGTCAAACCAGGTTAGGAGGGCCTCGCGCGCGGCAGCTCCGGCCGCCGCGCGGTCGCCGCTGTTTTCAACGGCCGCCCGCGCACTCGCGCTCGCGGCTCGCTTGTCCGCGGCCGCGGCCTCTGCCGCCAGCGCCGCGCGAATCGCCGCCACGTAGTCCGTGCGCGGCCGCGGGGCCATGCAGTGGCGGATCGTCTGCTCCAGCCCGCCGTCGGGCAGCCCCAGCAACGGCAGCACGTCCGCGTAGTACGGGTGCAGGTTTGCGATAGTGGCCGTGTAGTGCGCGAGGTAGTCCGCACTGGGCCCGTACGCGTCAAAGAGTTTAAACAGCACGCCGCCCGCCACCGCCACGCAGCCCACCGCCTGCAGCACGTCTGCCGGCGCGCGCGGCTCTGGGCGCGATAGCTGCGCCAGCACGGCGCGCTCTAGCATGGCGCACGTTCCCGGCGTAAACCCCGCCGCGGCCAGCGTCTCCACGGCTTGGTCTGGCGTGGCGCTCGCCTGCACGGCGTCCCAAACGGCGGCCGCGTGCTCTGCAACTCGCCCCAGCGCCGCCGGCGTCGCGGGCGCGGCCGCGGCCGCGCGTTCTAGCAGCCGCACCACCGCGCCTGCGTGAACGGCGACGGCGTCCCGGCCGAGCAACGTGTCGTCGGCGAGAAGGCCCGCGTCGGCACGCACGCGCGCGGCGACGCTGCCCGCGGCCGCGCCGCGCACAAAGGGGTCCCGGTAGGCCAGCGCCGCCGATACGCGCACGTCGTGCGACGAGCGCGCAAAAGCGTTAGCCTCACCCGCGGGCACTAGCGCCTCGGGCGGCACCAAGTCAGCAATTTCCGCAAACGCCTCAGCCAGCCCCGGCGCCGTGTCCTCGTCGTCTGGCTCGGGAAAGTACTCGTCGACAAGCGCCACGGCAAAAAGCGCGCGCGCTAGCGGCGGCGCCGCGGCGTCCGCGGCGCGTCGTGCCACGGCGGCCATAGGCACTTTCCAGTTGGCGGCGTGCGCCAGGGCGCTAAGCCCCGCCTGAAAAAAGGGCATGTCATACAGCAGGCGGAAGCGGCTCTGCAGCAGCGGGCGGATGACGGCCGCGCTGCCCGCCGGCGAGCGGCACGCAGGGTCGGGGCCTAACACACCCACGCACGCCGCGTCCTCGCGTGCGTAGATCTCCAAAAAGAGCGAGGCCCACTCCACCACCACGCGCTGCATGTTCACCGGGCCGAACGCCGCCGTGGCGCGCAGGCGCGCGGCCGCCAGGTAACCCAACGGCGCCTCGGCGATCATGCTGTTGGCCAGGTCCCGAACGCCGGCCATGAAATCGGCGGTGTCGCGCGCGGCCCCGGGCAGGCGCCACAGCACCAGACCGGGCAGGTTTTCCGCCAGCAGCGCCGCGTCTGGCGTGTGCAGGCGCTCGTAAGCGCGGCACGCCGCGCGCTGCAGCGCGGCCCAGCGCGGCGCCACGAAGTCTAGCGAGCTGGGCCCGGACGCGAGGAGGAACTCCGAGACGGCCGCCCTGGCCTCCGCAAGCGCGGCCGGGCCGGCGACCTCGCCATCCAACCGCTCGAGCGCGGCCCACAGGGCCCGCACGGGGTCTCCGCTCATGTCAGCCGCGCGTGCGCCGGGGCGCGAATGGCCAGAGCCCGCACCCGCCGCGCAGTTTATTGTACGCCCCGCACAGCCCCCCGCCGCAACCGCCGCCGCGGCTTCCGCCGCTGACGCCCTTGCCCCCGCCGCGTGCGCCGGCGCTATAAAGGCAGCTCGAATCCGCCACCCTATAACACCCGACCCGAGCGCGAGTGCCGAGCGGACGAGGAACGATGGCCGCGCCTAACGGGAGCTCGAGTTACATTCAAATCGGCAACCACTTGCGGATGCGGCTCCCAGCCGCCGCGCCGCCGTTCTCGGGCGTCCCCGCCGCCGCCGCGGCGGCGGCCGAGGCCTCTGCCGCCGAAGCCGGCGTGCAGTCAGTGACGGCGCCTGCGGTTGGCGGCGCTCGCGGGCGGGCACCCCGGGGCTACAACCCTTGGGCCGGCGGGATGCTGCACGTGTCTGACGCAACGGTAACCATCCAGAACATGTCGGGGATTCAAATCGTCACGCCCCGGCAGATTGCCGTGGACACGCCCGCCGGCACCGCCGTCCTCTCGCCCGGCGGGCAGCCTCACATCCGGCTCTCGCGGCAGGTTACCCTGACGGACTTTTGCGACCCGCAGCTCGAGCGCCCCGGCGCGCCCGTCCTAACGCTGAAGCACCCCGCCGACATTATTGGGCTGGCCGCCGCGGCTGCGCCCCCCGGACGGCAGTTTCGCGACGTCGAAGAGGCTTGGCGCGACCTCGGCGACGCCTCCAGCGTGGGCGCGGTGCCGCCCGGGGGGCTGCGGGCCTCTCTTGTATCCTTTTCCTTTCTGGCAGCCGCCTGCGCCGCCGAGTACGGCAACCGCGCCGCCGCAGACGCGCTGCGCGCGCACCTCATTTCCAACTCCGGCGACCGCCGCATGGCATTGCGGCTAGACCGCTTCTACGCCTGCCTGCAGGCCATGATCCGCTGCCGCGCGTTCCCGCATCAGGCACTCGGGTGCCTGGGCGGACTGCTCTCGTGGACCACGCAAGACAAGCTGGCCAGCGTCACGGCCGTCGTCTGCGGCGCGCAGGAGGGCGCGCGCACTGACCAGGCCGCGCACCCGCGCTCTACGGCCCACGTGCCCGCCTGCGCGTTCCTGGACGTGGACGCCGAGCTGCGGCTGGAGCCCGCCGGCGTCAAATTTGTGTACCTGGTCTTCGTGTACACGCAGCGCTTGGAGCACGAGGGCTTTCGCGCCCACGTGGCCGTCAGCAAGCTTAACGAAACCACATTCGCCAGCGGGCTGAGCTACTTGCTGCACCGCACGCGCGCCGAAAACGTGCTCCGGGGGACGGCGGGCGACGCTGCAGAAGTGGCCGGGGCCGCGGACGAGTTTCCGCTCCCCGCGCTGGCGAACAGCCGCGCGGCCTACCGCTGCCCCGTCTCGCGGCTGGGCGACTGCGACGCGACGGCGTTCCTGCCGCGCTGGGCGCCGGACGCTGCCGGGCGGCCCACCCGGGAGAGCTGCATGTACGCCGCCTTCGCGCGCCTGGGGACGCTGCCCCACGACTCGCCGCGAGTCACTTGCCGCAGCGAGCGCTACCAGTCTTGCGACGTGCCCGTCGTCAAGATCGAGGGCTTGGTGTGGGGAACCGGGGACTGGGTGGAGTGCTTTTACTGACACAAGGGGGCGCTGTCGTTTTAAATAAAATGTGTTCCGCAAACACCGTTGTGTGCGATGCCATAAATCAACAGGGAAGGGCCGCCACGCCCCTCAAACCGCCGTTAAATATCTCTGCTGCCGGGCCCAGGTTGCCTGCCGAGCGAGCACCTGGCCCGCACCTTTTGCTGCCGCCATACGCTCGGTTTTTATCTCCGGGGAGCCAGAGCCGGCCGCGCGCTTGTTCCCAAGGCGTCGGGGCGGGTGCGATCGGGCAGACCAAGCGCCGGCGGGTCGGCGGGCGAAAGACAAAAAGCCAGCGGGTCGGCAGGGGCGGGCTGCAAGCGAGGGGGGCGAGCAAGATGGCGAGCGACGCGTTCATGCAGACAGCCTGCCCGGCCGACGCGGCGGAGCAGCTCGAGGCCGAGCACGCGGAATGGGCGCAGCTGGGCTGCGGTGCCGTGCCGCCGCCGCCCGCCGCCGCTTCTCGTCCTTCTCGGGCCGCAGTGGCGGCTTACGTCGGCGAGGTCGTGGATCGCATGAAGGCGCAGTCGCGGGCCGACGAACGCGTGTACGTAAAGTGCGGGCAACTCGTGCACTTGCGCGTGCGTGCTCGGAGCGTGCCTCTGGACGACTGGCTTACATCGGCCGAGCTCGCGCTCGTGTCCGAGGTCGCGGAGCGCGTGCGCGCCAACCGCGCCTTCGTGGAGGTCTCGCTCCGATACTTCGAGCTTACCGAGTACGCCACCCTGCGCGCGCTCGGCCTGCAGTCGGCGCTGAAGTACGAAGAGATGTACCTGGCCAAGCTCGAGGGCGGGGCGATCGAGTCTATGGGCCAGTTCTTCGTGCGGATCGCCGCGACCGCCGCCACGTGGACGATGCGGGAGCCGGCCTTTGGGCGCGCCCTCGTCGGCGAGGGCGCCACGTGGTGCGCGGTGTTCAACGCCTACCTGACCGCGCTGTACCGGCAGCTCGTTGTCCCCGCGACGCCGATCATGCTCTTTGCCGGCCGCGCGCGGGGCTCGCTGGCCAGCTGCTACCTGCTCAATCCGCAGGTGTCCAGCAGTACGGAGGCCGTGGAGGCGATCACCACGGAGGTCGCGCGAATCTTGCTCAACCGCGGTGGGATCGGAATCTCCTTCCAGAGCTTCAACCGGGCGGTCTCGCGCGACTGCAAGCGTGGCATCATGGGGGCGCTGAAGCTGCTGGACTCGATGGCCATGGCCATCAACAGCGACAGCGAGCGCCCGACGGGCATCTGCGTGTACCTCGAGCCCTGGCACTGCGACGTGCGGGCCGTGCTAAACATGCGCGGCCTGCTCGCCCGGGACGAGTCGACGCGCTGCGACAACCTGTTCAGCTGCCTCTGGGTGCCGGACCTGCTCTTTGACCGCTACCTCGCCCACCTCGAAGGCCGCGAGGGCGTTGTGTGGACGCTCTTCGACGACCGCGCGTCGCACCTCAGCCGGCTGCACGGCCCGGCCTTTACGGCCGAGTACGAGCGACTGGAGCGCGAGGGGCTAGGCGTCGAGACCGTGCCCGTGCAGGACCTGGCTTTCCTCATCGTCCGAAGCATCGTCATGACGGGGAGCCCCTTCGTCATGTTCAAGGACGCGTGTAACCGCCATTACCACATGGACACGGCCGGGGACGCGCTAACGGGCTCCAACCTCTGCACGGAAATCGTGCAGCGCGCGAGCCCCGACGCCCACGGCGTGTGCAACCTGGCCAGCGTCAACCTGCCGCGCTGCGTGCGCGAGGGTGAGGGCGGCGCGCTCGCCTTTGACTTTGCCGCTCTGTCCACGGCGGCCGCCACGGCCGCCATTTTTGTCAACGCTATGATGCTAGGCGGACAGTACCCTACCGAAAAGGCCGCGCGCGGCGTGGCGCGCCACCGCTCGCTGGGCATCGGCTTCCAGGGCCTGCACACGCTCCTCCTGGAGCTCGGCATGGACATGCTCTCGCCCGCCGCGCGGCGGCTGAACGTGGAGATCGCCGAGCGCCTGCTCCTGGCCGTCATGGCCACCAGCGCCACGCTGTGCGAGTACGGCTGCGCGCCGTTCGAGGACTTTGCGCGCAGCAAGTTCGCGCGCGGGCTCATGCCGTTCGACGGCTACGAGGGCGTGGTCCTCTCGCTGCCGCGGGCCTGGGCCCGGCTGCGCGAGAAGGTCGCGCGGCACGGGCTGTACAACGCGCAGTTTGTCGCCCTTATGCCGACCGTGTCCTCGTCGCAGGTGACGGAGGGCAGCGAGGGCTTCTCGCCCGTCTTCACCAACATGTTCAGCAAGGTCACGATGAGCGGCGAGCTGCTGCGCCCGAACCTGCCGCTGATGCGCGCGCTGCGAAAGCACTTTACGCGCGAGGCCAGCCGGCTCGGGGCCGTGCGCGCGCTGGACCGCGAGCAGTGGTCGGTGGCCGCCGCGCTGGGCGACCTCGCGCCCGGGCATCCGCTGGCCAAGTTCAAGACGGCCTTCGAGTACGACCAGGAGCGCCTGATCGACCTCTGCGCCGACCGCGCCCCGTTCGTGGACCAGAGCCAGTCAATGTCGCTCTTCGTGACCGAGCCAATGGACGGAAAGGTGCCCGCCTCCCAGATCATGAACCTCCTGGTGTACGCCTATAAGAAGGGCCTTAAGACGGGGCTCTACTACTGCAAGATCCGCAAGGCCACCAACAACGGCGTCTTCACGGGCGGCGACCTCGTGTGCTCTGGGTGCCACCTGTAGCGACGACGCGCCGAGCGCGATGGCCGAGGCGGCGGACGCGGCGACCCTCACGCGTAAATACAAATACTTTTACGAGACCGAGTGCCCCGACCTAGATCACTTGCGGTCGCTCAGCGTCGCAAACCGCTGGCTGGAGACCGAGTTTCCCCTGGCGGACGACGCCAAGGACGTGGCGCGGCTCAGCGGCGCCGAGCTGGAGTTTTACCGCTTTCTGTTCGCGTTCCTCTCGGCCGCCGATGACCTCGTGAACGTCAACCTCGGGGACCTGTCCGAGCTGTTCACCCAAAAAGACATCCTGCATTACTATATCGAGCAGGAGTCCATCGAAGTGGTGCACTCGCGGGTGTACAGCGCCATACAGCTGCTGCTCTTTAGAAACGACGCGGTGGCGCGCGCGGGCTACGTAGAGGGCGCCCTCGGCGACCCGGCGGTCCGGCGCAAGGTGGACTGGCTCGAGCGGCGCGTGGCCGCGGCAGAGTCGGTGGCCGAAAAGTACGTGCTCATGATTCTAATCGAGGGCATTTTTTTCTCCTCCTCGTTTGCGGCGATTGCCTACCTGCGCACCCACAACCTTTTCGTCGTGACGTGCCAAACCAACGACCTCATCAGCCGCGACGAAGCCGTGCACACGGCCGCGTCGTGCTGCATCTTCAACAACTACCTCGGCGGGGAGCGGCCGCCGCCGGCCCGCATCTACGAGCTGTTCCGCGAAGCTGTGGAAATTGAGCGCGAGTTTATTTGGTCACGCGCGCCGCGCGGCAGTCATATACTTGACGTGGAGGCTATTTCTGCGTACGTTGAGTACAGCGCGGACCGCCTGCTCGCTGCTATCCAGCTGCCTCCTCTGTTTGGCACCCCGCCTCCTGGGACCGATTTTCCTTTGGCCCTGATGACTGCCGAGAAGCACACGAACTTCTTTGAGCGCCGCAGCACCAACTACACAGGCACCGTAATCAACGACCTGTAGGGCACCCCCGCTGCCCTGCCAGAGCGCCCCGCCTTTCCTCCTCCTTCTCACCCCCACGCCGCGAATAAAAAATGTTCCATGTCAACGAAAGCCAGTCTCGCGTATGCGCGCGTTTTTATTGGCGGGTTGTCCGTCGCGACCCCGGCCCCGCGGGGGCCTCGTCCCAGTAGTCTGCCAGCACCCTGGCAAATGGGGGTGGAGTGGGGATGTGCTTCCAGAAGAGCCCCATCAGCGTGTCGGCCTCGGCGGCGCTGCCTACGGCGCTCACGATGGTGTCGTACACGAGCCGAGGGTCGGGGGCGTCCTGTGCGATGGGCACGCGCTTCAGCACGGCCCAGCGCCCGCGCATTCGCGGCGCGATCGTGTCCACCACGTGCTTTACAAATTTGCGCTCCAGCACGCCGCCGCGCGTCTGGGACGCCGGCAGCAGCCGCAGCGCGTCGGCGCACGTCTGCGCAATCGGAGGGTACCGAGATGTATACTTCATGCGCACGCTGTGCGCTTCCACGGTCGCCGGCGTCGTAGTTTTCAGCGGGTCGTCGACCGCGGGCGGCAACCGGCGCCGCGGCCCAGCGCCCGGACGACCGAGCTCGGACTCCGGCTCGCGCTCGGAGCCAGACTCCGTCTCGGTAGTCGCGGGCTCGGCCTCGGCAGCGCGCCGCAGCCCCCGCACCACCTGCTGCACCGAGCGCAGCATTGGCGGCTGGTGCAAGTCGGTGTGGCAGCGCACGAACGTCGCGAGGAACTGGCCGTACGTGAGCCCCAGCGACGCCAGCACGTCGCGGCAGCGTAGCGTCGGGGGGAACAACGGCGCCGCGTCCAAAATCAGGTCACAGCCCATAAGGATCATGTCCGTGTCCGTCGTGTAGATGTGCGCCACGGTGTTTGTGTGGAAGAGGTTTGCGCAGACGTCGTCTGCCTCCATCTCAGCGGCGTCGACGTACGCGTAGCCCAAAAAGCGGATGAGGCTCACGCACACGCGATGTGCCAGCTTGGGCGCGTTGGCCCGCGCGGCCCCCGCCGAGGCGCGCCCGGCAAATTCCTTCGCCGTTGCCTCCTCGTCGTCGTCGGCTGCCGCGTCCGCGTGCGGGACGGGGTACTCGTACGCGCCCAGCACCTCGTCCTCCGAGGTATAATCGTCGCTGACGAGCCGCCCGAGGCGGCCCGAGCCGCCGACGGCGCGCATCGTCTGCGCCACAATGGCCTTGGCACCCCGCGTGGCGCGCCGGTCCCCGTGGATGCCGCGGTCCGCTACAAAGATCGGGTAGTAGGAGCGCTTGAGCAGCATCCGCAGCAGCGAGAGGAAGCAGCGCGCGGTCGCGGCGGCGTCTCCTACGCCGCCGGGCGCGTCGCCGCAGAAGCGCTCCAGGAGCGTATACATCACGTTCCACAGGTCGACCGCGATCGGGGTCATCACGCCCGGCGGCGTGGTGATGGCGTCGTGCTTTACCAGCCGATTGCCGTACGCGTAACGCAGTAGCTTGAAGAGCCCCATCTCTCTCTGCGCAGGGTCGCCCGCACAGCCGCGCGCGGTGCCGATTGGGAGGCCTAGTGCGCGCGCCCGCTTATAGGCGTCGAAACTTAAACGTGTCGCCGTTTGATACGCTGAGGCCGCCGAGTGTGTGTTTTGCCGCTGCGGGGGCGTCCGCCCAGTATAAAGAGCGCCGCCGCAGCGCAGACTCGCTTTGCGACCGCGCGCGTAAGAGGCGAGCGAAAGCGCCGCCGAAGCACCCGCCGCGATGCTGCAGCCCCCCTCGCATCTGCGCGCCGACGAAGGCGAGGCCCGCCTCACCGCCGGTCTGTCCGACGGCGGCAACGGCAACCCAATCGCGAGCGCCTCGCTTATCGGCCGCCAGCTGGCGGACGTCTCCGCCCTGCTGAGCCCCTTTGGCGCCTCGCTGCGAAACGCCTTTTTGGTCTTTAGCCGCGAGGGCATGCTGGTACACAGCGGCCTCTACGACGAGCAAGTGTACGTGGCCGTCCCCGCCGAGAAGTTCACGTCCTTCCAGTGGGCCCCCGCCCGCGACGACGCGCGAGCCGTCTTCCTCGCCAACGTCGACAGCCGCCGCGGCCTGCTGGACGCCTTCCGCGCCGACAAGACACGGACAGTGCAGAACGTGGCCTTTCTAATCACCGGTGAGCCACCCGCGAGCGTGCTAACGCAAGTTACCTACTTTCGGGAGGCCGATGCCCTATTGCAGGCCAGCCTGGTCAAGCACGAGCTAGGCGAGTACTCAATCATGCTTCCGACGCGCGGCGCCGACCTCGCCGTCTCGCTCTCGCGGCCGCAGCTCTCAAAGCTGCAGGCAGTTGCCAAAGATCCCAACGAGGCGGTGGTATTCGCATACCGGCGCGCCCGTTGCCTGAGCGCCGAGTCCGCATCGGGCCGAGCTTCGTTCGCCGCGCGCCATGAGGGCGGCGAGTCCGGGGCAGAGCTCCAGCTGGCGCTCGCCCCGAGCGCAGGCAGCGAGCGCATTTTTGCCCGCGCCCAGGGCGGCGGCCGCAGGGCCGCCCTATTGGAAGTGCGCTGCTCTGGCGGGGCGCCTGACTTTCGGCTGGAGTTGGAGTCCCCCTCGGGATTCCGGCGGCTGCTGCAAAAGGTGCGGCAGGTCGGCGGCGACGCCCTGCTGCGCTTCTACCTCGCGCCCGCCAGCGCCGCCATGATGAGCGTGTCCACAGCGGCGCCGGAGGGGCTGACTGTGTTCTTTTTCTGCCGCCCCGCCACCGCCACCGCCTCCGCCGACGATGCTGATGACTGCGCCGAGCCCGCACCCCGCCTTCCCGCTAAGCGGCCCGCCGCGTCCGGCCAACCTCGTCGCGGGGCCGGAGCCGGCATTCAAACCGACGGCGCGCACCCGGTCGCAGTTTCCGGCGGCCGGGCCCGCAAGCGGCCGCGCGCCGACGCCGGCGCCCCGGGCCCGAGCTCGGGCCCGGATCGGGGCGGGGAGGGGGGCGAAACTCCTTAAGCGAAAAACAATAAAGGCCGATAAAAGACGATCCTGGGCCACGTTGCGTTATTTGGGGAACCGGGACCATCCATGTTCGCGTCCGTGCGGGTGAGCGGCTGCGCGGGGGCGAGAGCCGGCTGCGGCCCGTGTGCGCTTGCCGCCACGGGCGCGCTGGTGGCCATGGGCACACACACCGGCTTGATGGCGGCGGCCCTGGCCACCGTCGGGCGCGCGCAAGACCCGGCCGCGGCGCTTGCGTTAACAGCCACGGCCGCGGCCGCGCTCGTTTGTTGGCGGCCCGCCGCACAGACGCTGCGCCGCCGGCTCGCGCCGCTTGGCCGGCTCGCGCAGGCGCTGGCTGTCGCAGCGGCACTCGCCGTCTGGGCCACAGACCCCGCCCCCGCCGTGCTGCGCGGGGTAACAACGGGCGCGGCCGCTGCCTACGTCGTCTGCGGTGTGCCGGTGCACTGCGCGCACTTTGTGACGGCAGCCTCGGGCACCGGGGCGCACTTTCGCACGGCGCTACTGACCATGACCTGCGGGCTGCTTCTCGGCCTTTCGGCCGGGCGCTGGGGCGCGCGGCCCGAGGCGCTGGCGGCCGCGGGCGCCGCGGCCGCGCTGGTCGTCGCCGCCACGGACGCCGCGGCGGCGCTGGAAGACACCTGCCACTACAAGATCTGGCGGTACGCGGCGCTGCGGACTCTGGCGCCGCTCGGCGAGGCAGCGTGCCCCGCTGACCCGTGCGGCGCGCGCGAGGACGCCGTGCCCATGCGCGCGCTGGCGCGCGCCGCCGCCGCGGAGCTCGCGCTGTCGGCCGCCGCCTTAGCCGCGGCGGCGGCGCTCTGGGCCCCGGGCCGCGCGCTTGGGCTCGAGGGCGGTGGGCGCTGGCGCACGCGCGGCGCGGTTCTGCTCAGCGTCGCGGGCGGGCACGGCGTCGCGCTCGCCGAGCACCTCTGCCTGCGCTACGCGCGCGCCGACGCCGCGGACGGCGCGCTAATGGCGCACGTGGGCATCTGCGCTCTGGGCGCAGCGCTGCCGCTCTGCGGCGCGGACGGCGGCGCGCCCGCAGCGCTGGCCTCGGCAGCCGCGGGCACGCTGGTGGCCTGCGTGTGGGTCCGGCGCTGCGGGCGCGGCACCGCACGGCTGGCCGCGGCGCACGTGGCCAAGGCCCTGCACGCCGCGCTGTGCTTCTGCGTCGGGGCCTGCTGGGTCTGCGCCGACGAATGAACGGCTGCCGCCGACGGTAACGCGCCTGCAGCCGCGCGTGTGCTCAATCCCGGACCACGAAAGCACAAAACGGACGCCCTTAAAAATGTAGCCCGCGCCGCGGTCGCGGCCATCTTGGATCCACCCGCGCGCACGACCGCCGAGAGACCGCCAGCCCGAGACCTCGCCGCGCGTCCGCCATGGGCCCGCTGGGGCGAGCGTGGCTGATCGCAGCTATTTTCGCCTGGGCGCTCCTGTCTGCCCGGCGGGGGCTCGCCGAGGAGGCGGAAGCCTCGCCCTCGCCTCCGCCCTCCCCGTCCCCAACCGAGACGGAAAGCTCCGCTGGGACCACCGGCGCAACGCCCCCCACGCCCAACAGCCCCGACGCTACGCCAGAGGACAGCACGCCCGGTGCTACTACGCCCGTGGGGACGCCGGAGCCGCCGTCCGTGTCCGAGCACGACCCGCCCGTTACCAACAGCACGCCGCCGCCCGCCCCGCCCGAGGACGGGCGACCCGGCGGCGCTGGCAACGCGAGCCGCGATGGGCGACCTAGCGGCGGGGGGCGGCCTCGCCCCCCGCGGCCGAGCAAAGCCCCGCCGAAGGAGCGCAAGTGGATGCTCTGCGAGCGCGAGGCCGTGGCCGCCTCGTACGCCGAGCCGCTGTACGTGCACTGCGGCGTGGCCGACAACGCCACTGGCGGTGCGCGCCTGGAGCTCTGGTTTCAGCGCGTGGGCAGGTTCCGCTCCACGCGCGGCGACGACGAGGCCGTGCGCAACCCCTTTCCGCGGGCCCCGCCCGTGCTGCTGTTCGTAGCCCAGAACGGCTCGATCGCGTACCGTAGCGCGGAGCTGGGCGACAACTATATTTTCCCTTCGCCCGCCGACCCCCGCAACTTGCCCCTGACCGTGCGCTCCCTGACGGCCGCCACCGAGGGCGTGTACACTTGGCGCCGCGACATGGGCACCAAGTCACAGCGCAAGGTCGTGACCGTCACGACGCACCGCGCGCCCGCTGTTTCCGTCGAACCCCAGCCAGCGCTAGAAGGCGCCGGCTACGCGGCCGTGTGCCGCGCCGCCGAGTACTACCCGCCGCGCTCCACGCGCCTGCACTGGTTCCGCAACGGCTACCCCGTGGAGGCTCGGCACGCGCGCGACGTCTTTACGGTCGACGACTCCGGGCTCTTTTCGCGCACGTCCGTCCTTACGCTCGAGGACGCGACGCCAACCGCCCACCCGCCCAACCTGCGCTGCGACGTCTCCTGGTTCCAGAGCGCTAACATGGAGCGCCGCTTTTACGCGGCTGGCACGCCGGCCGTTTACCGCCCGCCCGAGCTGCGCGTGTACTTCGAGGGCGGCGAGGCCGTCTGCGAGGCGCGCTGCGTCCCCGAGGGGCGCGTCTCCCTGCGCTGGACGGTGCGCGACGGCATCGCCCCGTCGCGCACTGAGCAGACCGGCGTCTGCGCCGAGCGGCCCGGGCTGGTAAACCTGCGCGGCGTGCGCCTGCTTTCTACAACCGACGGGCCCGTCGACTACACCTGCACCGCCACTGGCTACCCGGCACCGCTGCCCGAGTTCTCCGCGACCGCCACGTACGACGCCTCGCCCGGCCTAATCGGAAGCCCCGTCCTCGTCAGCGTCGTGGCCGTCGCCTGCGGTCTCGGCGCCGTGGGGCTCCTGCTGGTGGCGGCCTCGTGCCTGCGGCGCAAGGCCCGGGCGCGCCTGTAGGCGCGGGGCCCCGACGGCAAAGCCGCCGCGCCCCCCCCCAAAGACCACGCATGTACAATTTCATAATAAACTAAAACAAACTTTTTATTGTGTGTGTGTTACAGCGTTTGCGGTGGGCGCCTTTACAGCGACGTTACCCTCTCCACCTCAGGCCGCGCGCGGGAGGCGCAAGAGAGGTGTCCGCGCTCTGCGCCGCGGGCCTCGTCGTAGTTTTCGTAGTCGTCGCCGGCCTCGCAGACGCGGGAAAAGCGCTGCCACACGTCGCGGTTGTGGCGCGCGGTGTGAGCGGCACCGGCAGCCGCCAGCGCCTCCAGGCCGTGCCGGTCGTCTAGGGCGCGGAGCCGAGGGCGCGAGCGCGAGTAAGACCGGGTTGGATTACCCGGGCGCTCGGTGCACGGGGCCGGGGCCGGGGCCGGGGCCGAGGCCGGGACGCGGAGGCTGCAACGCCGCATGGCGCGGGCCAGTTCCGATTCGGGGTCCGCGGCCAACGGGGCGGTCGCCCCGGCCTTGTTCTCGTCCTCGTCCTTGCCCTCGTCCTCGTCGTCGTCACTCGAGACGGCGCACAAATCAGCGTACTGGAGGCGCCCAGCAGAGGCGCCGCGGCCGCCGCGGGGCGGCGGGGCAGGCATGGGGCCGTCGATGGCGAGCTCGTCGGCGCCGCGGCCGCCGCGGGGCGGCGGGGCAGGCATGGGACCGTCGATGGCGAGCTCGTCGGCGCCGCGGCCACCGCGGGGCGGCGGGGCAGGCATGGGGCCGTCGATAGCGAGCTCGTCGGCGCTGTCGGAGCTGCCGTCTTCGGCGAACGCCGAGGGCAAAGGCGCGAATTCGCCCTCGCCTTCGTTTTCGTACACCGCCGCCTCCCGCCGCGCGGCGCTTGCCGCCGGCGAAAGCGGGCCGCCCGCGTCGGCATAGGCGCCCTCCAGGTTGCGCATCGAGGCATAGACGCCGACGGCGGGGGCAAAGCCGAGATCCAGGTCGGAGTCAGAGTCAGAGCCCGAGCCCGAGCCCGAGCCCGAGCCCGGAGGGGCGGCGGCCGCGGCCGGCAGGCTGGGCAAGGGGCGCGCGGCCAGACTCTGCGGGCAGCGGCGGCCGCGGCCCGACGGCCGCGCGCGCACCGGCGCCAGCAGCCCGCGGCTCCCGCCGAGCCGCATCGACTCCACGATGTTGGAGTAGTAGCGCGTCTGCGCGCCGTGCGCCGCCACGCTTTTCAGCAGCGCCAGCTTAAACCAGCTCGCCGTGCCGCGCTCCAGGGCCGCCCAGCTGGCGGAAGTCATGGTCGGCATCAGCTGCCCCGTAAAGTGAGCGAAGCGGCACTGCGCGCGGATGGCCGCGATCATGTACGGGTCGCGCACGCCCGCGCGCAGCCAGCAGGCGTACCCCACAAAGGCCATGTTGAGCAGGTACTGCAGGTGGTGGTGTACGGCCGACGCCAGCTCGACCGCGGCGACGATGGCTCCCGTCACGCCCTGCGTATTGCTCTTCCATGACGATTCCGTCCAAGCGGCCCCGACGCGCAGTAGCAAGGCCAGCACCGCCGCCGTCAGGGCCGTCAGCATGAGCGCGGCCCCGCTGCCGCAGGCGATCCCCGGGCCGCCGGTCAGATGGCGCTCGCACAGCTCGCCCGGCGGCCGCGGCTCGCGCGGCCCCACCGCGGCCGAGGGGCGCTTGCCAAGCTTGCGCAGCACCGTGCCATCGAGCGCGTCCATGAACCACAGCAGCCAGCGGTAGGCCGTCGCGGCGTACGCCAAAATTTCCTGCAGGCGGGCTTCCGTGTCGGGGCTTTCGACCATGGGGTCGCCCGGCCGCATGTAATACATATACTTTTCCACCGCGCGCAGGGCGCCGCGCAGCTCCGCCGCTGCGGTTTTGTACGCCGCGTTGTCCTGCTTGTGCTTGAACGGCGAGCGCGAGGCCCGGCGCGCGTATGTGGGCGCAAAGAGCATCACGTTCGTCAGCTGCGCCTGCTCCATCGCCGCGCCGCCGGCCGCGCCGTCGATGTTCACGTCAGCGCCGCTCGAGGCCTTCAGGTACTTCCAGTACGAGCCGATGACCGCGCGCCAGACGGCGTCCTTAGAGAGCCGCGCGCCCGCCAGCACCCGCGCTGCGGCGCGGTCATACTCCAGCCGGTACTCGTCGTCGGCGTCTTTCGCCGAGTCCGACAGAACCAGCGCCTCCGGGACGGCGTTGGAGCGCACGCCGAGCAGCGCGGCCGCGCGCTCGGCGCCAAACAGCGGAGCCCCGCACAGAGGCTCGGTCGCCTCCTGCAAGGCCACCACGGCCGCGGCCGTGGCATCTGCGAGCGTCGGCAGCAGGCACCCCTTCTCTGCCCGCCGCTCGATGAGGCCCCGAGAGGCGGCCGGCCACGCCATTTCGCCGCGGCGGGAAAGTGGCGCTTGGCATTCAAGCGTGATGGCTATATAGGCATACGAGGGCGGGGCGGGCGCGCGGGCGTGGTGGCTGATGTGGGCGGACCCAGCCGCCGCGTAAGCGCGGCCTGCCGCCTAGCGGCCGCCCAGGCGCGGGCCCCGCCCATCGCCCGTGACGAGGTGCGGGTGGTCCGCCAGCGCCTCCGCGATGTCCACGAGCGGCCCAAGCACCGGCCGCGAACCTAGCGGCTCGCGGCCGACCAGCGCCTCTATGCTGTCCAGCGAGAGGTACAGCTCCATGACCCGCCGCTTGCCGGCCAGGGGCGGGCTCGCCACGGGCCGCAGCCGCAGCTCGCGCATGACGCCGTCGCGGGCCTCCCAGAACTCCACCAGGGACACCGGGCGCACCAGCGGCAGTGCCGCGTCCGCTAGCAGGCTGTACCGCGCGAGCGTGCCCTCGCGCACCGTCACACGCCGGCCCCCGTACACCGCTGCGCCGGCTACGCAGTTCAGCAGCAGGTTCAGGCTGCCCATCAGCCGCTGCGCGATCAGCCCCACGCCCAGGAAGGCCGCTGTCATCTCGCGCACGTCCCGGCGCTCAGCGTGGGCCGCGTACTCGGCCATCAGCAGCGTCGTCGCGGTCCGCACCGCTACGTAGGCCTCCCCGTAAACATGTGCCAGCGCGCTAAAAGCCAGGGCCTCCTGGAAGGTGGCCGAGTCCACCGTCTCCACTTCGGCGTCGTGCAGCGTCGCGCTGCCTAGCGGCAGCCGCTCGTACGGGATCTTGGCGCGCACTTCGCGGAAGGCCGCCGCTGTGGGGTGCGGCCCGAGCAGGTGCGCGCCCGCTAGATACAGCCAGCGCAGCGCCCGCTCCGCGAGCGCTACAAACAGCGTCAGGTACGCCGAGAGCGCGTAGCGCTCATTTGCCGTGTAGCCGGGCGCCTCTGAGTGCGCTAGCGCCAGCAGGTACAGCTCGGCCGACTGCAGCCCGGCGCCCGCGTAGCGCGCGCACAGGGCCGGCACCGCAGTCAGCATCACGCGCAGCTCGTGCCAGTAAATCAGGGAGCCCATTGAGCCGCGAAAGAGCGTCGCGTGGGGGGACGCGTCCGGTGGCGTGAACTGCGTGGCTGCCAGCAGCCCAACCGCCGCCGCGGGCAGGCGCCGCGCGGCGCCGCCCGCGCGCCCCGGCCGCGACAAAAAATGGCAGTTGCGCACTACGCGCAGCAGCGCGTCCGCCAAAAAGAGCAGCGCCTCAGTGGGCGGCATTGCTGCGCCGTCTACTGCTCGGCACAGGCCCCCCACCCCCAGCCGGTACTGCAGCGCCATGGCCTGCTTCATCGCGCGCCGCCACACTAGCCGGGGCCGGGTGCCCTCAGGGGCGCCCACGTACATGCCGCCGATCGAGAATTCCGGGTCCACCGTGCTCCACGTGGTTATTAGGAGCCCATGCGGCGTACCGGCCATCTCCCAAGCGCGCCGCTCGCGCACCACGCGCTGATCGTTGGGCGGCGTGCGGCACAGCGCGTCCAGCGGCATCTGCGCGAAGAAGGCGCTGGGCCGCACCCGGCCCTCCAAAATCCTGGGCAGCGGCACCTCTACCTGAGGCTGGGCAGGGGCGTACGTAAACAGCTCCTCCACCACGCTCCTCTCCCCCGCAGCCGCAGCGGCCGCCTCCATGTTGAGGAGCGGGGGCCCTTCCGACAGCCGCTCGTCGCGCTCTAGGTGCGCGTAGGCCTCATCTGGCACAAGGTCCTCGCGCAGGTCTGCGGCGTCGTCGCCTTCGTCGTCTGGCCCGGGTTCCTGGCCGCCCCCGCCGCCACGCGGGAAGCCGCGGAGGCTCCGCCGCGCGCGCTGTGCCGGCGCCCTGGAGCCCGCACTCAAATCGCGCGGGGGAAACTGCTGCGCATACACGGTCCGGGCCGTGCGCTCCAGCAGGCTCCGGTGGGGCGCTGACTCGGGCAGGGCCTCGATGGCGCGCAGGTGGGCCGTCAAGTAGTCTTGCGGGGCACCCCCTTCCGGGGCGCGCTCGGGTGGTGCGTCTGTGTCCATAGCATCGCCGGCGCCGTGATTGGGGCCGCGGTTAGCAGTAAAATAATCGCTATCATAGTCGTCGGCGCTGTCGCTGCTATCGCCGTCGATGTAATCATACACGTTCTCGTCCTCACTGGTGTCCTCGTCCGGGGGCCGCTGGAAGTCAGGCCGCGGGCGCCGGACCCGCGGGCGCTCCGCGGCCTCGGCGTCCGCAGCGCGCAGGGCGTCCAGCAGGCTCCGCCGGGCAGAGGGGCGCTGGAACGGGTGCGTGCGGTACGTTCCGGAGCGGCGCGGGCGGCGCTCAGGCCGCCCATCCCTAGCGGCGTCCATGGCGTCTAAGGGCGCCTAGAAAGCCGCGGGCGCGAAAACTAAATCCCGTGTAGACCCAAGTGGCTTTTATACGCTCGCGCCGCCCGCAGGGCGGCGCCAGAGGCCTTACGCCAGAGGGAGGCCTCGCAAACGCCACGCGCCGGGTCGAAAGCGCCACTGCCCGCCCGCCCTTAGAAGTCCAGCAGCTGGTTGAGGCGGTCCCCCAGCAGCGCGTCATACGTGCCGCCGAATGGGTTTGCCGGGCTTGGCCCGGCGACGGCCGCCGCGGGCTCGGCTGGGGCCGCCGCAAGCGGGGCCGGGGCCAGGGCTGCCGCGGGCTCGGCTAAGGCCAAGGCCGCTGCGAACGGGGCTTGGGCCGGGGCCGCCGCGAGCGGGGCCGGACCGGGCCTTGCAAGCCCAGCCAAGGCGGCAAACTCGGCCGGGGCGGCGCCCTTGGCTGAAGGCGCCTGAGCCAGATGTGTGGCGGGGCTCGCCACGCGCACGGTAGCCGCTGGCGCGGGGTCGCACGGCAGCACTTCGCTCGGCGACGGGGGCCGCAACATGGCCTCTGGAGTCGTCCCGTAGTTGATCGCGCCGCGCGGCCGCGCGTACGAGTGCTCCCGCTCCGGCGCCAGCCGCCCGCCGGCCTCGGCGGGCGCGCCCATCTTCGCGCGTACTTGGTAATTCAGGAAGCCCAGCGCCCGCGGCAAGCTTCCCGAAAACGGCGGCTCCTCCACCAGAGGCCCCACTTCAACCTCGACCAGCCCCGCGCGGACCAGCGGCAGCCCCAGCTCCCGACGCCGGTAGTTTAGCCGCCGCAGCTCCGCCGCGTCCAAGAAGCCGTCCTCCAGCGCCACGACGCCGTGGTTGAACAGCACGGGGTGGAACAGGCAGGTGAACTGCCGCCGCTGCGGCCAAGCATAGTACAGCGAAACGAACACGCCCTGCGCCTGGCTCTGCTGGGAGTGCAGGCGCCAAGAGACTTCGCGCGCCGTCGCCACGTACATATGCGCAAAGGCCAGCCGCGCCAGCGCGCTCGCCTCGCGGTAGTACCGCGCCGCCACCAGCTGCCGCAGGCGGTCTGCCTGGGCGCCCGCGCCCGCCGCGCCTCGGCCACGCGCCGCCGTCGCGCGCAGGTGCTGCAGCAGCGCGCGGCAGTAGCCCAAAAACAGGCCCGCGTACCGCTCTTCCCGCGCGCGCAGCTCTGCCAGAAAATGCGCCTGTACGCCGGCCACATACTCCGGGAGGCCCTCCTCCGAGGCCGGCGGTGCGGGAAGCGGCTGGTTCGCGTGCGCGTTCAAGTCCAAGCGCTCCGCGTCCCCAGGCACCGCTAGGTACATGGCGCCCACTACCGCGTCTGCGTCTGCCGAGAGCAGCGCGGCGTCTGCGTACAGGTCTGCGTTGGTCGGCAGACACGAGAATAAGTCCTCGTTCCACCGCTCCATGGCCCGCAGCAGCGCGGGGCCGTCGGGGAAGCCCAGCTCGGCCTGCATTCGCTCCAGCAACGCGGCCAGGGGAGCCGGGCGCGGGGGCGGCAGCGCGAACCGCGCGGGGGACGGGCCGTCATAAAGCGGCCCCGCCGCGAGCGGCGACCCGAGCAGGGAGTCATCGAACGCTTCAATGGCGTCGTACGGGTCCATGGTTGCCGCCGCAGCACCGCCGCACTGACTGGCGAGCGCGCGGCCCGCGGTTTTTATGCGCCCGCTCATCCCAAAGACAACGCAACTCGGCTTGGTGTGTTTAATTAACAAGCGTTTATTTTCATACTAGCACAGCAGCGCGCTGCTTAAGCCGCGCGCGTCGAAAAAGCCCTCCCGCTCGCGCTACGGCCGGGCCCGCTCGCCGCGAAGGCGGCTTTCCCCGCCGCTTGTGCTCCCGCGCGCGGCGGGGCGCTGGGCCCGCGCGGCCAAGATGTCGTTCGCGGCGGCGAGAAGCCCGGAGCCCTCGCACACGAGGATGCGAATTGCCGCCGACTTCAACATGCGATCCAATCGCTCGTTGCTCTTTGGGGGGTCCGAGTCCCAGACGCTGGCAGCCGCCTGCCGGGCGTACTCGGCGGCCACGAGCGCGACGGCCTCGCAAAAGATCGTTCGGTTGTAGGCGTGCGTCGGTCCACACCAGGGCGCCTTGGGCGTTTTCGGAGCCGCGCTGAACGCCAGCGGCCGGCCAGACGCAACAGCATTAGCACCGGGGGGCGCGCGAGGTCGAGGTGGACCGACGGCGACTGCCCCGGCGCCGCCGGAGGACCCGCGCGTGGCTGGCCGGAGGACGGGCGGGTCGGCGGCAGCTCGCGGCGGGCGCGAGGACGCCCGGCTGCTCGAGCGGCGGGCCGGCGCGGCGGCGGGCGCAGCTACGGTCGTCCCCGCGGCTGCGGCTCGATCGCGGCCGCGGGCGGCGGGCTGGACGGCTGCAGCGCTGGCGCACGCACGGACGCTAGCGCGCCGCCCGCTCGGCTCGGGTCCGCTCGTCGCGGCGCGCAGCTCTTCGTATACGTGGTCATCCGAGCCGGACTCGTAGTCATAGAGGCTGTTTTCTCGCACCCAAAGGTCGCTGTACTCGTAATCGTCCTCGTCTTCGGAGGGCCTGTGGAACCGGGCCATGGCAAGCGAGTCGGCGGGCCGGCGGGCGTGCAGCTCAAAGCGGGTCGGGCCGAGTGCGAAAAAGGCAGCGGTCGCCGGGACCGCGAGCTTTATATACAAGTTACTCCGCAGCGTTGCGGTCAATCAGCCCCGCCCCCGCGACTCCTTTTTATTGGGCCCGCTGGCGCCCATGAGCCTAAAGCAAAGCCCGTACGCGTACAGGGCCACGGCGACCATTACCGCGGTCAGGGCCACGTAAAAAACAACCAGGGCCTGCGGTGGCTCCGAGAGCGGCACCCCGCGCGCGTAGCAGCCTGCGCTCCAAAAGTCCATTGCCCCCTCGCGCCGCATCGCGTCTAGCAGGGGGTCGCGGCCGCGCACGATGGCAAACAGCGCGGCGGCCACAACCGCAACGATGAGCGGCGACCGCGGCATCCTCGTCGTAGAGCTCAACGCGGAGGCGGCCCCCTGGCGGTTGGAAAGCTGCTGTGAGCCCGACTCGCTGGCGCTCTGGGGCCCAATTGCGCCAGCAGCAAAGCGAGATGAAACAGCCCCGTCGGGATCTCTCCTTTATAGCCGGCTGATTAATTTAAACATGAAGGCGGCCGCGCCCGGCGGATATGCCATTATAATGTCGCAAATGCGCTCGGGTGACACACACATGCCCCGCCCACCAGCCGTGGCCGTCGGCATCGTCGACTCGGGCTACTCGGGGATCTTGCGCGCCATCGTCTGGGCGCCCGAGTCCGCAGCGGCCGCTCCCCCGGCGGGGCTTGCGCTGCGGCTGACGCTCGCGCGGCTAACCACCACGCTGCCTCGCCTCATCGCCGTCGACGACGACGCAAACGCCGGGACAGAGGCGGGCGTCGAAGTGCCCTTCTTTGCCACGTTCGCCCCCAAACGCGACGAGGACGCCGGGTACGATATTGCCATGCCATACACGGCCGTCTTGGCACCCGGGGAAAATTTACACGTGCGGCTGCCCGTAGCCTACGCGGCAGACGCCCACGCTGCCGCGCCCTACGTGTTTGGTCGATCGTCCTGCAACCTTCGGGGGCTGATCGTCCTGCCGACAGCCTGGCCCCCCGGGGAGCCCTGCCGCTTTGTCTTGCGAAACGTCACGCAGGAACCGCTCGTTGCTGCCGCAGGCCAGCGCGTGGCGCAGCTGCTTCTGCTGGCACGGCGCCTCGAGTGGCTTCCGTCCGGCCTCAACGACCGCGAGCCCTTCCCAACTAGCCCTCGCGCAGCACCGCCCGCCCCTGGGGCCCCGCGCCTGCGCTGGCGCCGCGTCGCCGATCTCGCCGCGGCGGTGCCCCCCTCTGCGCGCGGGCCGCGCGGCTTTGGGTCCACCGGGCTGTAAAACAAAGCACATTAAAGTACACCGACTCCACCACACACGTGTTTTGCGTATACTTATTTTGCTTTTATTGCACCGGGCTACGCCGCAAGCTGCAAAACGGCGGGGGAAGAAGCGGCGGCCGCCGCGCGCCCCGCGCGGCTAGGTGGTTTTGTGGCGGCCGCCTCTGCAGGCGCCACCGGCGGTGCCGGAGACACGGCGACCGGCGCCGAGGCGGCCGGCTGCCGCGGCAGGGGCGGCGGGGCCCGAGCCTCGGCACCAACGGCCGTCGGGCTTGCCCTGGCCGCCGCCTCCGCGCCCGCGCCCTGCGCCTGAATGCCCAAGGCGCGCTCCAGCACCGCAACGTCGGCCATTACAATGTTGCTTTCGGCCGCCATGCGGATGGCCTGGTCCACCATGCTGTCCGTCGTGCCCTCCACAGCGCCCACCGAGTGGTACATTTGAAGCAAGGCGGCCAGGCAGGTGTCGCGCATGCGCTGAGCATCCTGTATGTGCTTCGTCACGACGGCGGTGATGCTTGCGTCACTACACGCGGCCTGGTGCTTTGAGAGGCACTCGATGTTCCGCTGGCAGATGTAGTAGGTCCGCGCTAGCGACTGCGCCTTGGCAAGCCGCCGCGTGCCGTCTGCCGAGCGCGCCACGTCCTCCACTGTCAGCGGCGCCGGCAGCAGCGCGCTGACGGCTACCACCGCTTCTTGCAGGCGAAATAGCGTCGGTCCGCTCAGGCGCCGCGCCAGCGGCTCGTACTGCGGAGCGTCTCGCGTGCCCCCGCCGCGCCCGCACAGCCACCCGACCAGCCGCTGCAGCGCCATGGACGGCCCAGCCGCGCTCGAGGACGCGCTCCAAATCCTGTACGCCACCGACGGCTGCGCGATCGGGTTTTCGCTGATGCTGCTCACGGGCCAGGAGGAGCCCGGCCGTGGCGCCTACGTGGTCTCCTACAACTGGCCCGGGCGGCTCGCCGCGTGCCTTGGTGGCGAAAGCCCAAACGACGTGGCGCTGGCGCTGGCGGATGCGCGGCCGCTCGTCGCGTTTTATCTGCTGGGCGGCCCGCCGGGCGGAAGCGCCGCCGCGCGACCCCGCGCCTGGCCCGTCTTCGTGTGCACCTTCAACAGCGCGCAGGGCGCGCGCGCGCTCGCCGACGCACTGCTCCTCGGCAAGGCCCTACCCGCGCGCGTGCTGCTCGAGCACCTCGCCGAGGACGTCACCTTTGCGCTGCACGCGGACATGATCACCGCGCTGCTGGTGGCCACGGAGCAGCTGGCGCCTCGCACCGGCCGCACCGCAGACGACGCCCGCTATGTTGAGGGCCAGACTACAGTGCGCTCGGCCCTGCGCGCGCGCCCGGCCGGCCGCCGCGGCCTAGCCTCGCTCTACATCCACCACGAGCACAAAACGGTCGCCGCCTACCGGCGGCTTTACGCCAACAGCGGTGCGACTCCCTTCTGGTTCCTCTCCAAGTTTGGGCCCGGCGAAAAAACCTTGGTGTTGGCCACGCGCTTCTACGTGTTCCAGGCTGAGCGCGCCGGCGACGCCGCTACCTACGACCTGCAGGCCGTGCGGGACTGCCTGGCCACGTACGCCGTCGCCGCGCCGCCTAACCCCTCGGGACTCGCCTTCCCCGACTTGGTTTCCTTCGCGGCGCTTGCCGCCTTCTGCTGCCGCAGCGGCTACGCCCGCGGCGCGGTTGCCGCCGGGGCACCCGCGTACGTGGCCGCGCGCATCGAGGCCGACCTCGCCGAGGTCCGCTGCCTGCGCGAGTACATCGACCACGACCGTCGCAGTCTTAAAGTGGCCGACCCGGAGTTCGTGGCCTACGTATACTTGGCCTACTTTGAGGGCTTTAATCGCCGGCAGATCACCGAGCACCTGCGCGCCGTCACCGCCACCGAGCCCCCCGATGGCGGCGAGGCGCTCGCGCCGCGCCTCGCGGGCGTCTCGCGCCTCCGCGAGCGCGCCGTTGACGCTTTTTTTCGGCACGTGCGCGCGCAGTTTAACGTCCAAAGCTACATCGAACAGAACGTGGCGGTCGCCGTTGTTCGGCTGCCCCCCGCAACAGCCGAGGCTTACGCGCGCGCGCGTACGTACGCGCGCTTGCTCGCGGCGACCGCTAATGGGCCCGGGCGCACAATCTGCGACGGCGCGGCCGCCCTGCGCGCAGCGCTGGACCACCTCGAGGGCCAGGCGGCTCGCTTCGGGTGGGTGCTGCACGCACCCGGCGCGCCAAGCGCAAGCGCGGTGCCGGGCCCGGGGCTAGACGCCGCGCTTGCGCTTGGCGCGCCGGACGGCGGTGCGTCCCCTGATGCGACGCCCGCCTGCTGCGGGGTGTCCAAGCGGCTACTTGAGCTGGCGGCCGCCGCCGCGCGCGACGGCGCGCATCCGCTGGACGGGCTCTTTGGCGCGCGCGGGACCGCGGCGCCCACGCCCGTCTACCGAGTGGAGCTACCGCGCGGCCACCAGGCATTTGCCGTCGCGGACGGCGACGACTGGGCCGCCGTCACGAGCGTCGCCGCCCTAGACCCCGACGAAGTGGCGGTCGAGGTTGCGGCGGCCGCTGCCGCCGCCGCAGAGAGCGGCCGGGACGCGCTTGTGGAGCGAGACGCGCGGCTAACCGCGCTCCTCACTGAGCGCGCGGCCTGTGCCGCCGGCCGCTCGGACCGCCGGAGCCTGGGCCCGGCCGCGCCGCGCGACCAGTACTACGTGAACCGCAACGAGCTGTTCAACGCCCGCCTCGCCGTAACCAACATCGTCCTGGACGTGGACTTTCGCCTCAAGCGCCCCCTCCCCCGCGGAGACCTGCACGGAGCCATGCGCAGCTTCCGTCGCGGCGCGCTTGCCGCGCTCGCGGCGCTGTTCCCCGAAATCGCCGCCGATGCCTGGCCCGCACACCCCTGCTTCTTCTACAAGAGCGCGTGCCCTTCGGCCGCCGCTAGCAACCTAGGCGACGGCGACGCGTCGCCGTCCTGGGCCGCGCCCGACCGCGACGCGGGCTGGGACGAGTACGAGAGCGCCCTCGCGCGCGAGGGCGAGGCGCAATACAGCTGCGAGGACGTCAGCGACCCCGCGGGCGCCCGGCCTGAAGAGACGGGCGGCGCGGAGGGCGCGGGAAGCGCGGCGGCCCTAACGACCGCGTGCGGATGCGACGACAAAATGGGCTTCCGCGTGGCTGTGCCCGTCCCGGCGCCATACATTATCGCCGGCGGCCCCACGCTCAAGGGCATCGCGCGCCTCGTCCAGCATGCCGTCATGCTGGAACGCCCCTTCGCCGAGGCCATGAGCCGCTACTTGCGCGACTTTGCCTTCGTTGACGCGGCTGTCTACACGCACGGGCACAGCCTGCGTTTGCCCTTTTTTGGCAAGCCAGACGCCGCAAGCAACGTCGGGCGGTGGCTCCTGCCCTTCTACGTGGTCCCAGAGCGCTGCGACGACGTGGCCGCCTTCGTCGCCGCGCACCGCGACCCGCACCACTTCCACTTCCACGCCGCGCCACCCGCGGGCGCGCCGCCGCGCACGCACGTGCTGCGCAGCGTTGGCGGCGAATACGTTAGCTTTTTTGAGCGCAAGGCCGCCGTCAACCGCGCGGCCTTTCACGGCGTGCGCGTTTCCCTGCGGCGCGCGCTCGCCGCCGTCGGCGTCGACGGCGGCGACCGTGGCGCCGTCGAAGAGTTTATTGCTGACGTAATCGAGGCCGAGCTGGCGCCCTACATGGCGGAGCACTACCCGCAGGCGGCGCGCGAGTACCAAGGCGCCGGCGCGCGCCTCGTGGCCGCCAAAGCCGACTGGCTGCTGGCGCAGCTCGTGCCGGCGCGCGCGCGCGCCGGCACCGCGCAGGGCTTTGGCTGCCTGCGCGCGGCCCACGGGCGCGCGGCCCAAAACAAGGCCCGCTCGCTGGTGTCCCTCAGTGTCGACTCGCACGACCGCCTGTGTGCCTCGCTCATCCAGCAGTGCTTCGCTACCAAGTGCGGCAGCAACCGCCTCGGTACCGTGTTCACCGTGGATCTCTCGGGGCGCGCGGCGCGGTATGCTGCTCGGGGGGCGGACTGTTAACTTGGCCGCGCTGGCGCTGCTCACGGCCCACCTCGCGCTGGCGCTGTGGGCCGCGCTCGCCGCGCCGCTGCGCGAGCGCTGTGCGCTCGCCGTCCGCGCCACCGGCGCCAACGGCTCGCTCCGCTGGGAGCTGCGCGACCCCGGCGCCGTCTACGTCTGGGGCGGCGCGAACAACGCCACGCTCGCGGCCGACGCCCCGTGCCGGCACGCCGTCGTGCAGCACATCCCGCCCGGGCTGCTCGACGGCGACGAAGCGCTGCACGGCCGCGTGCGCGCCGTGGCCGGCGCGCGCGATTGCCGCGCCTACCTGTGGTCCGCGCAGGCTCGCAGCGCGCTGCTGGCATGGCTGCTGTACGTCGCGTTCGTGTACCTGCGCCAGGAGCGGCGCATGTTCGGCATTTGCCGCAACGACGCCGACTTCCTCAGCCCCGGCGGCTACACCCTCAACTACGCTGCCGCCGCGCTCGCGGCCGTAGTCGGCCACGGCCCGTACACGAAGCTCGCGCGGCTCATGTGCGAGCTCTCGGCGCGCCGGCGCGCGCTTGCTGTCAACTTCCGCCTCGACCCCCTGGGCTGCGCCTGGCGCCGCCCGGGGCTGCTGCTCCCGCTGCTTGCGGAGGGCTTGGCGCGGCTCGGCGCGCGGATTGCGGCGGCCAGCAGCGTCGGCATAACGCACGCGCCCTGCGCGGCCGCCTACCCGCTGTACCTGAAAATCTGGGCGTGGGTTCACGTCGCCCTCTTTGCCGGATTGGAACTGGTCTCGCTGCTATACCGCAAGCCCGCGCGGCGGCGCGGGGGCAGCGCCGTCGCCGGCGATGGCGGCGATGGCGGCGAGAGCGGGATCAGAAAGGTGTGCGTGAACTGCTGCTCCACGCTGCTCGCGGGGCTGCTCGTAAAGGCGCTCTACCTGGCCGCTATCGTGGGGGGCGTCATCGCGCTGCTGCACTACGAGCACAACCTGCGCCTGCGGCTGCTGGGCGCGCAGACGTGACCGCCCCTATTGGGCGGCGCTGCTGCCGCGCAGGGTGGGGCCAGCGAACATAAAATGCCGGTCTCAGTGCGAACACGGCGCCGGAGTGCGAGCCCTCTTTTAGAAACGCGAGACACCGTCCGGCCCGAACGGCGACGCACCCGGCCCGACGACGACGCCCGCGAGTCGCAGCGGCATGGCGGACCCCGAGATCGCAACCCTCAGCACGGCCAGCGAGAGCGACGACTTGAGCCTCTTCGGCTCTGACCGCGAAGAAGACGACGAGGCGCCCTCGCTCGCTCCCGCCCTGCGCTCCGTGGTGGGGCAGGTTCGCAAGCGCAAGCTGGAGGGCGCGGAGGACGAGCCGATGCCGGCCGAGCCGCCGGGCGAAGGCGCCGCAAGCGGCGACGGCGGTCCCGCCGAAGCACCTCCGGCGCGGCGGGCTCGCGTGCGGCCGCGGCGGCCGCGCAGGCGCCCGCGCCGAAGGCAGCCCGCCGGAGAGCAGCGGTCCCGCGGCCCGGCAGCAAAGCGCGAGGCGGCCCTCGCGACGTCTTCACACGGCGGCGGGGGCGCCGCCGCCCGCTCGATCGGGAGCTCGCTGCGGCTCGCGCGAAGCTTGGCCGAAGCGGCGCAGCGAGCCACGGCCGAGCGCGTCACCGCCGTCTTCGCGGGCGCGCGACTGGACCTCATGCGGCCCGTGCAAAACGGCGGGTTCCGCGCAGCGGGCGTGTCGCCATGGGCAGCCGTCTTGGACTTTGGCGCGGAGCAATTCGTTCCCGAGGGCCGCCGCGTCACCTGGGAGACGCTCATGTTCCACGGCCGCGACCTCTACCGCATGTTTGAGGTGCGCTCGCACGCCGCCCAGGCGGCGCGGGCGCTGCGAGACCTGGTGCTGCGCAACGAAAACCTGGTAGACGCACTGGCCTCGGCCGACGAGTGCCTAACGTGGTGCAAGTTCATCGCCACCAAGAACTTGCGCCTGCGCACCAAAGACCCTATCGTGGCCACGGCCGGCGCCGTGCTGGAAAACCTGCGGCTGAAGCTAGCGCCTTTTCTGCGCTGCTACCTGCGCGGGCGCGGGCTACCCTCGCTGGAGGAGCTCTGCGCTGCGCGCCGGCTAAGCCTCGCCACCTGCCCCGCATCGTACATGTTCGTGATGTTGGCGCGTCTAAGCCGCGCGGTGCGCTCCGGCGCAGAGTGCGTGCCGCTGTTGGAGGTGACTGTGGGCGACGCGCCTTTTGAGGAGTACATCCCCGGGGCCTGCGTGGCGGGGCTCATCGATGCCCTGGACACACACAAACAGGCCTGCGACAGCATGACGTGCAAGCTCGTCGCTAATTTCACCCTGGTTCCCGTGTACATGCACGGAAAATACTTTTACTGCAACGAGATCTTCTAAGCTAATAAAGTCAACATTGATTTGAACCCGATATACTCGAGTGTGTATAGTACTTGTTGGGGACACAGGCGCGGGCGCGCTATCGGGCGGGCGGACTTGGGCGGCACAAGCGCGCGCGGGGGGGACACAACGGGCCAAGGCAAATAATTGGGCGTCGGCACAAAAGCGAGTCAAAGTCAAGCTCAATGCACCCGAGCGCAAATAGTGCCTGGCGGGGCGCGGGGCCGCGTGCCTGCCTGTGTTGTCGGGGCAAGTCGGCTCGGCGACACGCGCGCACGCAACGGGAAACAGAGAGGCAAAAGATGTGGCGTCGACGGAACGCTAAATTGCCAATCCCAAAAAGAAGCAAACGGCCAGCCACTACAGTAGAGTAAGAAACGCTGCATTTATTAATGTATGTCCCACACGGGCGCCCGCGCGCTAAAAGAACACCGAGCGCACGGAGCTATAGCGAGATAAGGCGCCGGGGCTGGGAGCGGGCGCGGCATCGGCAGTACAGTCACGGGCGGTCTCGCCAGCGTCGCAGGGGCACGCGGCGTCTCCAGAGTCACAGGCGGGGAGCAGCGAACAGCCCGGCGCCGCCGCTTGCTCTGGCGAGCAGAGGTCCAGAATGGAGCCCTCTGCTAGCTGGTGGGGGCAGAAGGTGCGTGCGGGCCGGCGCATAGACGCCCGGCGCAGCGTGGAGCGGCGCGCGCGGGCCGAGGGTGGCGGTGGGAAGGCCGGGTCCGCCTCGAGCTCGATGAGGATCTCAGGGGTGGTGAACGTCACCGGGTCCATCTGCGCGTCAAGCACCGTGACATCGAGGCAGTGTAGGTCTCGCTGCTGTAGTCCGGCAGTAGTAAGAAAGTCGTGCAGTGAATCGGCGAGGCGGTGCAGGCCAGTGGTGGGCTCGTAGCCGTAAACGGCACCACCGCGCATCAGATACAGCATAAACTTGCGGCAGGGCAAGATGGCATAGGCGCGGCCAACGAAGTGCACGGGTGTAGTGTGGGCCGTGCGGCCGCGGCGCATGTGGTGGTGCACGGGGCGCGTCGTCGGGCAGGACACAAAGACGGCCTCGTCGCCGCCGGGCAGGTCGATCGTGCGCCCGGAGAGCGCATCTAGTAGAACAGCGTGGGCTGGGGGCGGACCGGCAGCAGGCGCGGAGGCACGGGCACCCATGACGGCGCCGAAGCTAGTGGGAGCGGACGCCCGCGGTAGTGTTTTGAGGAGGAGCGAGGGAGGAGGAGCGAGGGAGGAGGAGCGAGGGAGGAGGAGCGAGGGAGGAGGAGCGAGGGAGGAGGAGCGAGGGAGGAGGAGCGAGGGAGGAGGAGCGAGGGAGGAGGAGCGAGGGAGGAGGAGCGAGGGAGGAGGAGCGAGGGAGGAGGAGCGAGGGAGGAGGAGCGAGGGAGGAGGAGCGAGGGAGGAGGAGCAATATGGCGGCATGTGCGACGGTGGGTATGCAAATGAGAATGGAATACTGGGCGGGGTATGCTAATGAGTTTGGAAGCAAGATGGCCGCGCACATGCTCGGTGATCTTGGCCGTGTGCCAACCCTACCCTCGCGCTCCGCGCCCATCCCCCACCCCGCCCCCGCCCGCCGCAATGCACGCGCCGCGCGAAAAAAATTTTTTTTTTCTCTGCGCCCCCCCGCGCGGGGGCTGGGCC